CATCCGCCACGAAGAAATCACAATAGTATCTACGAGTTTTTCCTTGCCAGTTATACCATAGTTCCGGCATATTTTTTTTACGATATTGTATTTGATTTTCTTTATATAGAGTTTTCAAGTGATCAAACCCATAAGGTTCATATCCTTGCAGATGTATCACTTCGCCCGTAGATATAAATATAAAAAAAGGATCTAAAATGAAACGTGTATGGCTTTTACATCACGCTAGTGGTATTAACTGTTACGAAAATACAAGATTACTCGAATGCCTTGAACAAAATGGTATCAAGGGAGAAATATTTGAACCCAAATATTTCGACATCATAGTCAGTCGTGGTAATGCTAAAAGTATTAGATACAAAGGCGAGAAGATTGATCTACCTGATTTAATATTGAGTCGTACTGGCTCGGGTAGTGCATATTTTACATTAGCATTAATGAGACAATTTGAAAAATTAGGCGTCTCAGTTATTAACGATGCTGAAAGCGTGGCAGTGGTAAGCGATAAACTTCTAACCAGCCAAGCACTAGCCAGTGCTGGATTGCCGATTCCTAAGACATTATTGGTCAACGGAGACGTTGATGTCGAGTTAATTGAAAAAGAAATTGGCTTTCCCTGTGTAGTCAAAGCTACCAGCGGCAGTAGAGGTAAAACAGTATACCTATGTGAAACACGTAAAATTTTTGAAGGTTTGATGGAATTACTATCAAGTATTGCATTGAAGAAAACATTAATTATACAGGAGTTTGTGGATGCTAAACCTGGTACTGATCTACGTGTGTGGGTAATAGGCGGCAAAACTATTGTAGCTATGAAACGAACTGGTGCTGACGGTGACTTCCGTGCTAATATCAGCACTGGCGGCACTGGCGAATTGTTTGAAATTACACCAGAGATTGATTATATTGCCAGAGAGACTGCCCGTGTGTTGGGTCTACAAATAGCAGGCATTGACTTGTTATTTGATAAAGATGGGTATAAGGTATGTGAAGCAAACTCTAGTCCAGGATTTAAAGGTATGGATAAACACTGCGGGCAGGACATGGCTCAGCATATAGTAGATTTTGTAAAATTGAAAATTCAATGAAAACAGTTTTAATTATTACTGACAACTTACCGGAGCAGATAAATGGCGTGGTCACGACCTACACGAATATTGAGGCATGTGCGCTTTTGGATGGTTATAAGTTTGTGGTGTTGCATCCCGGGTGGTTCAGCTACATTGATTGCCCTAAATATCACGAAGTCAAACTTGCCTGGCCGCGCCACATGGGCAAGAAGATCAAGGAGATTGCTCCGGATTATATACACATCGCGACAGAAGGTCCTCTTGGTTGTTGGGCTAGAAAGTATCTGTCATTGGCTGATATTAGGCACAATACCGCTTATCATACTCGGTTTCCTGAAGGGTTAAAATTGTTATTTGGCATTCCAGAAACATTTACGTGGCGTTTTGTTCGTTGGTTTCACAAGCACAGCGGCAAGGTGTTGACTACTACAGACAGTATGGTTAGAGAATTACAAGCACACGGATTTAAAGGTGAAGTTATTCCATGGACACGCGGTGTTGATAGAACGATCTTTAAACCAGAACTTAGAGAAAACTTTCCTGGTAAGTATTTGCTATGTGTCAGTCGTGTCAGTAAGGAAAAGAATTTAGAAGCATTCTTGGATTTAGATTATCCTGGCTATCAAAAGATCATGGTAGGTGACGGACCTATGCTGGAAGTCTATAAGAAACAATATCCAGATGTAGTATTCACTGGATTTAAAACTGGTGTGGATCTAGCACGTTACTATGCCAATGCTGAAGTATTTGTATTTCCCAGTAAGTGGGAGACATTCGGCATTGTAATGATTGAATCAATGGCCTGTGGAACACCTGTAGCGGCTTATAACTGTCAAGGTCCTGCTGATGTTATAGATCAGGGTGTTACTGGATTTATGGCTGAGGAGAGAGAAGGTTTAAAAGTTGCTGTTGATAAGTGTTTACAACTTGATAGAGATAGAGTACATAGGGTCAGTCAGCGTTGGAGTTGGCAACGAGCCTGGGAAATATTTAGAGACAACTTAGTAGAAAAATCGGACACAAGATAGAGTGTCGCTGGATTCTCGTAACCAGTAGTAGGACCTTCGGGTCCTATTTTATTTAAACCAGCCGATGCGTTTGCCATCGGCTTTTCTTTGATCGTACTCTTCTGGACTGCTAGGGTAACGTAATGCCCAAACAGCACAGAGTGCCATTCCTAGGCCAACGCCGGCTACCAACTTCCAGTTGTAGGTAGTGAACCAAAGTATGATCAAGCTGACATCCATAGTAATGACCATGGCCCACTTACCATATGTAGGAAACACACGTTTCTCACTCCAGTTGCGGAGAAAGGGCCCAAACAGTTTATGGTTCATAATCCAATCGTGCCACTTTTTATTACTTTTGGCAAAGCAGTAGGCAGCACCAACTGTGGGAGTTGACCACGGAATTCCAGGTGTGACTACTCCAATATAGGCAATGCCCAAACAAATCATACCCAATGTAAACCAAATAGCACGTTTAATTCTGTCCATAATATATCCTTTTTACTATTTAACTTGGTAAAATCAGTCTTGACTTTATCTTGGTTTTACTGTATAATAGTATTATGACTACAAACGCCTACATCTTTAGTTGGGACCAAACTGGTATTGAAGCCATCGTACCTATTACCCAATATGAACATCATGACAAAAATCAGCTTATCAATCTTTTAAAAGATAAGCCTAGAGAAAGAAATCCGTTGGATAGTATTGTTCGGGCTATGGTATTGCGGGCTAGGTATAATACTCAGCGGCATTATGAAATCTATGCTGTGGATTGTGCGGAAGGTATGAATGAGGAGTTTTGGCGAGAGCAGTGGGAAGAATGCCCACAGGCTACCGCCGACCTGATCCGAGAACGTGGTCATAAGATCTACAGTGATCGAGCAAATACAAAACAAATTAAGATAACATGAAACTTAAAAAAGTCGATGGTAGGATGAATGGGCATGGTGTGTTTAAATACTATGCAAATTTTAATTACACAACAACCCAAAAGTTCTGTGATATCCGTAAATGGTGTTGGGAACAATGGGGTGCCAGCGACGATCTTGAGTTTATTGAAAAAATTAAAGATCCTAATATTTCGTGGTGTTGGGTCAATGACAAATTCACAATGAGAATTTACCTAGCCACTGACAAAGAAGCTCAGTGGTTTTTACTTAAATGGGGCATTTGATGATAGTACATTTGGTTAGTGATTTACATTTAGACGTTAGTGGCTACCTGGAGATGCCAGGTGGTGATGTATTGATTTTGGCTGGAGATATCTGCGAAGCCAAAGAGTTGAGCAAAGAATTCCATAGCACTAAACTGTTGGATCGTGAGCCCGGAGCATTTCCCTGCCACGACTTCTTTGAGTTTGAGGTTCCAAAGTATAAGAAAGTGTTCTACGTGCTGGGCAACCACGAGCACTACAGAGGTCGTTTGGATAAGACCAGAGCATTGCTGGAAGGCATGATGCCCCCTAATGTGACCATTCTGGAAGATCAAGTGGTAGAGTATGAGGGTATCATGTTCATGGGTGCTACATTATGGACTGACATGAACAAGGGTGATCCTATCACTGTTCATTCTATGAAAAGTTTTATGAATGACTACAAGGCCATCCAAAACTTCTATCCTGCTAAGAATCTCTATCATAAACTGACCCCAGAACATACGGTGGCTGTACATCGCAAGACCAAACAGTATTTTAAGATTGTACTAGAAATGAACAGAGATAAACCTTTTGTAGTCATTACACACCATGCTCCTAGCTACATGAGTATAAATGAAAAGTATAAACATGAGACTACTACTAATGGTGCTTACGCCAGTGACATGAGTGAATTTATCCTTGACAATGAAAACATCAAAGTGTTTTGTCATGGCCACATGCATGACCCAGTTGATTATAAGATTGGTGAGACTCGTGTGATCTCTAACCCTCGTGGATATCTCCCATGGGAAGGTGATCAATTTATTCCTGGCTTTTACTTTGAGGTATGATATGAACGAACGAATTAAAGAACTCGCTGAACAGGCTGGATTCAACCTTCCTAATAATTTAGTTGAAGGTCAAAATGGTCCAGGTGTTCGAACAGAACGAGATAAGTTGGCCGAGTTCGCCGAGTTGATTGTGAGAGAATGTAGTAAGGTTATTATAAATGGCGGTTATAGGAATCCCGCATTAGGTGATAAGCATCCGCTGACACCGCCAGAGATTGCTCAAATGATTAGAGAACATTTCGGAGTTGAAGAATGAACGAACGAATTAACCAACTTGCTGAACAGGCTTTTAATTTTGTTGCTGAACAGAATATGACCAAGAAGGAATTCTTTTGGGAGAATATCAGACACGACCGCACACTACAATACAGAGTAGATGAAAAGTTCGCCGAGTTGATTGTGCAGGAATGTATGTCTTTAGTGTCAGAACCTGGCCCAGATATGAATGATACCGAACGTGGTATATTGGCTCAGATTAAAGAACATTTCGGAGTTGAAGAATGAATCTAACAAAATACAGTAAGAATAAACTGATGCAAACATTTGAACGTTGGGATGTGCCCCGGGAGTTTGCTGACCCTTTCTACAACTATCTAGTGTGGGGATTCAGACCCGGCGGCTGTTTTGAAGCTGTTCTGGCCAATGATTTTGCACGGGCAATACAGCGTAGTCATCCTAATAATCATATCGAAGCATACAAGGCCCTGGTAAATTGGATAGCAGATACTGTGCCCGAAGAAGCACAGGGCAGTTATCTAAAGGTCAAGGCTTGGTGTGATATCACGCCAGAACAGCGCAGGATCATTTTGGAAGACTGCGGTTTGATCTACCCCAGCAAGGAAGAAGTGGTAATGATTCTAAAAGATGAACCCACAACTGAACCGATGTTATATTAAGGATAAAATGAGATATATTACTAACAAGTTTGATTCTATTCGACTTCCCTGCGAGGAAGGTATGTTGGAATGGTTGCGAGAACGCTATCCCAACTCACAGTATAGAATCGTGGAGGCATAATGAGTTCTACTGTAAGAATACCTTGGAACATAGGTGATACTATCGCTGACTGGAATGAAGCATGTGGATGGGCTATCGAATATTTCGGATTACCCGGAGCTAGATATGTATGCCGCATTGGCGATATTTATATGGATTTTGTCTTTAAAAGCAACAAAGATGCACTGGTCATGGCCATAATGTGGAATGCCCAGATTGTTCCTGACAATGAACTTACTGTAGAGCATGTTGGGAAACTATTGCAGTGAAAATAAATGAGGGTGAAAGCTACGAATCTTGGTGCGAGCGTGTTCGCATGTACGAGCACGGCTGGGCCATGCAGGAAATTGCCCAGGGCAAAGATGTTGAAAAAACACTGGAACAAATGTCCCGTAGAATGATGGACAAATTAATGCACCCTATTTTTAAAGCAATATCTAACGTTGAATCTACTTACGATGCAGAAAAGGCTAGACAATCATATAAAGAACAGTTCATCGATCGGGTTCCTCGGGCATCGGATCATATAGATGATACACTCACTTGACATTTATATAGTATGCTACTATAATAAATAAATCTGTAAAAGACCTTATGGCTTTTATATGGGCACAATGCCCGCTCACTTACTAAGGAGAAATTAATGAGCAAAGTAATCGGAATAGATCTCGGAACTACAAATTCCTGCGTGGCAGTTATTGAAAACGGCGTCACAAAAATCATTGAAAACGCAGAAGGTGCTCGCACTACACCAAGTATTGTAGCTTATGCTAATGACGAAATTCTCGTTGGAGCCAGTGCAAAACGTCAAGCAGTCACAAACCCAAAGAACACAATTTACGCAGCCAAGCGTTTGATCGGCCGTAAATTTACTGAACAGGCTGTTCAGAAGGACATTGACCTAATGCCTTACAAAATTGTCCAAGCCGACAACGGCGATGCATGGGTAGAAGCAAATAACGATCGACTAGCACCTCCACAGATCTCAGCTGAAGTTCTACGTAAGATGAAAAAGACTGCGGAAGACTATTTGGGCACAGAAGTGACACAGGCTGTTATCACTGTGCCTGCATACTTTAACGACAGTCAACGCCAAGCAACCAAAGACGCAGGTAAGATTGCAGGTCTAGAAGTTCTGCGTATCATCAACGAACCAACAGCAGCCGCATTGGCCTATGGTGTTGATAAACAAGACAAGCGTGATCGTAAGATTGCAGTCTATGACTTAGGTGGTGGAACATTTGACGTTTCTATCATCGAGATTGCCAATGTCGATGACGACAAACAAATCGAAGTGCTATCTACAAATGGTGATACATTCTTAGGTGGTGAAGACTTTGACCAACGCATTATGGATTTCTTAGTTGATGAATTTAAGAAAGACAATGGCGTTGATCTTAAGAAAGACATGTTGGCTCTACAGCGCCTAAAAGAAGCCGCTGAGAAGGCCAAGATTGAACTGTCAAGTTCAGCACAGACAGACGTTAATTTGCCCTACATCACAGCAGACGCAAGTGGTCCTAAGCACATGAACGTTAAACTTACACGCAGTAAGTTGGAACAACTAGTTGAAGAATTGATCCAGCGCAGTATCGGACCATGTAAGACTGCTATGGCAGACGCAGGTGTTAGTGCCAGCGACATTGACGAAGTTATTCTAGTTGGTGGTATGACTCGTATGCCAAAGGTACAGGAAGTTGTTGAACAGTTGTTTGGCAAGGCTCCACGTAAGGACGTTAATCCAGACGAAGCAGTTGCCGCAGGTGCTGCTATCCAAGGTGATGTTCTAGGTGGTGGCCGCACCGACGTTCTATTGTTGGATGTTACTCCATTGAGTTTAGGCATCGAAACAATGGGCGGTGTCTTTACCAAGTTGATCCAAAAGAACACCACTATCCCAACCAAGGCAAGTCAAGTGTTCTCCACAGCGGAAGACAATCAACCTGCTGTTGATATCAAAGTGGCACAGGGTGAGCGTGAGTTGTTCCAATACAACAAGGCGCTTGGCGAATTTAAATTGGACGGTATTCCTCCAGCACGACGCGGAACACCACAGATCGAAGTTACATTTGATGTTGATGCCAACGGTATCATGAAGATCAGTGCCAAGGATCAAGGAACTGGTAAAGAGAATAAGATCACTATTAAATCTGATAGCGGTTTGAGCAAGGATGAAATTGAACGTATGGTTCAGGATGCAGAAGCTAATGCAGAAGCAGATAAGAAGCAACGTGAATTGATTGAAGCTCGTAATAGCGCCGAAAGTACTCTACACACCTTTAAAGGCGATGTAGAAAAGTACGGTGATCAGGTCACGGAAGAAGAAAAAGCCAATGCGGAAGATGCTGTAAAAGCAGTTGAAGATGCTGTCAAAGGCGATGACGCAAAGATTATCCAGGATAGTATTCCAAAACTTTACGAAGCTATGAATCCTATTACTGCTAAAAAGCACGAAGCTGAAGAAAAGGCCAAGAGCGACAAGGATAATAATATCGTTGACGCCGACGTTAAAGAGACTGTATAATAAATACACGTGGGATACCTATAAAGGGTCCCACCCGATTCTTACTTATTAAGGAGAAAATTATGAATCAACAAATCGTACGTTTCGACACCAACGCTCTAAACAGAGCCCTACTGGGATTTGACACATTGTTTAACGACTTTGAAGGTCGTTTCCAAAATCAAATCAAAGACAACTATCCCCCATACAACATCCTAAAGCACAGCGAAGACTCTTATGAGATTGAAGTTGCTGTAACAGGATTTGCACCAGAGGAAGTTGCAGTTGAGATCGATCAGAATCAACTGGTAATCAGAGGGCAACGTCTGCGTGAAGTTGACGAACCACAATACCTGCATCGTGGGCTGGCAACACGAGATTTTACTCGTAGTTGGACACTGGCTGAACACATGGAAGTAGGTGAAGGCAAGATCAAGAACGGTGTTCTAACCATCGCTCTTACTCGGGTAGTTCCGGAGTCTCTAAAGCCTCGTCAGTTGAAAATCACAGCTGAGTAAAGTATTGGGGGCTCCAGCCCCCAATTGATAAATCTTTTTAATTAAAATTATGGCAGTAGATACAATTATCGAAAAGAAAACAAGAACTACAGACTCTCTTAAAGAGCCGGGTAAGTTTAAAGTCATTGTATGTAATGATGACGTTACACCAGTGGAGTTTGTAATTTCTATGTTGATTGCAGTGTTCAGGCATACCGAAACTGCCGCACTAGAATTAACATTGACAATTCACAATAAAGGTAGTGCAACTGCTGGAATTTTTAGTTACGAAGTAGCAGAACAAAAATCTCTAGATGCAACCAATCTTGCAAGAACACATGGATGGCCACTGATAATTAAAGTAGAACCCGAATAAGGAACTACTATGAGTTTAAAAGATTTAACTGTTGCTAAACATGCAGAAGCTGAATCTACCCCATTCATGAAGGCAGTGTTTGCCAAGACGCTACCTCAAGATTTATGGATAGATTGGACATATCAGAAATGGTTGTTCTACGGAGCCATCGAAGGCGCCGCCGGCGCTAATCAGTTGTTAGGTGATTTGCCAGACCTACGCAGAACATTTTACCTGTTCATGGATTACAATGAAATGAACACTGATGGTAAGAAACACCAATTCCGTCCTATTGTAGTCGACTACTACAAATACCTAATTTCTATTGCCACAGAGCCTAGTAAGATTATGGCACACCTCTACACCTGGCACATGGGCGATATGTTTGGTGGACAGATGATCAAGAAAATTGTTCCAGGTGCTCACCGTAATCTAGAGTTTGCAGACTCCCGCACACTGATGACCAACATTCGTGCTAAACTAGACGACAGCATGGGCGATGAAGCCAATGTGGCCTTTGATTGGGCAATACGCATGATGAGGGATTATGACAGCAGTTTGGGATAAGATCAGCAAGTTAGCAGTTGATATCGAAGAAAAATTTAAACAGACAGGTGATCCTGAGAAGGATCCTACAGACGACTACGGATGGTATAATGCCATCTACTCAAGCCAGCAATATCGCAGAGCACATGTTGAGATTGTAGATTTTAGAGAAACCTACAACATCTACATTCTACATTGTACAGTATTTCCTCACTTTAATGATCCTAGTCCCATCTACGGATTCGATGCTGTATGTGGACCAAACAAAATCACTGGTGCTTTCCACGACTTTAGCCATGCAGGCGATCCTACTAGTTTTATGTACCTATGGTTTAAGGCACAGGTCAATGGATTAGAGTGGAATAAGCCCAGAGCACTGCCAGACTGGGCAAAACAGATCTTTAGCCCTGCAATGGTTGCTGCTGGGAATGTGCAAGAAATGCACGAAGTGGATCAGTTATGTGATACAGCATTAACTACATTAGATTTTTATCTTAAGAATGTAGGCCTAGATCAGCAAGATTTAGCAGATTATCACATGGCACAGAACCGTTATTGCCACTATCAGAAGCAAAATCCGCATGTAATTAAGAGCATGGTTGCTATGGGTGTACCTGAACCCAAAATGCAACAGTTTGTACAGGAAATTCTATTTCCAGAATTTCACTAAATAGTATATTATGAGATCACGTGAATTTTTATCCGAAGCTAGCATTTTTACCAGAGCAGACAAATACTCGTTTGGACATAAAGTGAGAGTCGGCTCTACTTCTGCTAAAGGCAAGGCTCTAGCAAATACTATTAAAGCAACTGTACCCGACTTTGATCCTAGCGAAGATTTAGAGTGGGTAGAAAAAGCTCCTAAGCGTACCCCAACAGTTCAATTTGGTACAGGTAATATAATACGTTATTTTAAACGACCTAATAATACATATCTAGCTATTTCTGGAAATGATAGTGCTATACAGGGCGGTATGGTTCATGCTCCTGGACAAAAGGGTAGTACTGAAGGAAACGTGGGTGATTTATCGGAGCCTGTATTAAGTGCGGCAGTTGTTGCTAAACTTATTAAACGTGGATCAGATAATGTAGACGATATTACTGCGGAAGATGTTATGAACACATTAAATTCTGCTGTGAACAGCGGAACTAGCTCTTACACAGTAGCAGATAAAAATAGTAAAATTGCAGACATTATTAAATTTACAGTAGCAGTTAGAGAACCTACAAGGGTGTTTATGCAACGTCCTGATTTCTGGCAACAATACGGTACAATGTTACCTTCCGCTGTACATTATGCAAATAGCGGACAAATTGATAGATATGCTGACCACTTTTATAAAAATGGAAAAGTAGATATGGTAACTGTTGCTAGCGATGGTATGAGCGACCAAAAAGGTAAAAAGACTGATATTGAAGCTTTTGCAAATGGTAAACCATTAAAAGCTCTTAAAATTAGTCTAAAAGCAGGCAGTAGTCAATTTGGACAACAAGGTGCAGGATCATTAACCGCTGATGTAGCTAGTACAAAAGGTGTATGGCAGAGTACAGTTAATTTCTTTAGCCCAATTGGTGTAGAAATTCCTCAGCCAAGGCGAGTTGCAGAAAAAGTTACATTCTGGACCAAGGCCTATAAAGATGCAACTCGTCAATTAAAATCGCAACTAGCAGGTGCTGATGCTAGGTCAGAAGCTGGAGTTGTTGCTAAAATTGCTGCAATGGTTTTAAATCATGCGACTAAAGGCGACGATGGTGTTAGACTAGTACAGTTAAGTAAAACTGGCGTAAGTACAGTACATAGTTTTAAAAATTTAACCGATAAGCTATTGACAGATAACATTAATCTTACAGTATCCTATAGAGAAGGTATAAGTAAGAACGGCGAACCTCGTCCTGAGCTAAACATCTATGATGCGAACTCTGGCAAATCTTTAATTAAATTGGGTTATCACGCAACCGGTGACAATAAAAAGATTTGGAATTCGGTTACTATGGAACCGTTATTATCCGAGCTAACTACTATGACTCGACCAGTACCTGTTGCATCACCCGGAATGCCTGCACCTAAACCACCAGTTGCACCAGTTCCAAAAAGCATCCAAAATATGAAAAAGCCTTTGGGTGCTAGCCAGCAACAAATTGGGCAAGAACCCGAGCAAGTACCCCCACAATAATTTCTAAGTACCTGGTGAATAAAGTTATCCCTATTAAACTAGAAAGGGCCAAGTCCCCTAGAACAACTAGAATAGTAGAATGGCGATTGAGCAACATCTGTAATTTTGATTGCAGTTTTTGTCCAAGTATATTCAAAGATGGTAGCAAACGTTTCCTTGACTATGAAGTTTACACATCGACTATCGATAGGTTGATCAAAAATGATCTAACCAAAATAGTTTGGTTTCAATTTACAGGTGGGGAACCTACATTATATCCTAAGTTGATTGAGTTACTAAAATATATAAAAGATCGTGGCGGATATACCAGCATGATTAGCAACGGTTCCAGGACCATACGCTGGTGGAAAGAACTAGCAGACGCCAACGTATTAGATAGATTGTATATATCTCATCATACAGAGCAAGGTGCTAAAGTAGAACATACTATAGAAGTCAATAATTTAATGCAGGCTACTAACACATTAGTAACAGTGTTTGTTACTACACAGGCAGATACTAGTCTATTTAATGCTGCTGTAGATGCACATCGAGAGATTCTTAAAAAATCTGCTTCAATTTCTAGCTTAAAACCTATAACAACTGATGACGGTGCATGTCTGCAACCTTACACAGCAGAACAATTAGAACTAATTCAAAAAAATCTTTATGCCAGGAGCCCATTATACTTTAGAGAATATATAAAGAAACAAAAACATATAGAATCTATACCTTGGTATCAATCTAGTGTAACACTGACATACAGCGATAATTCAATTAAGACTGCTCCTTCACAGGACTTTGTACAACGTTTAGAAACTAAATTCAAAGGATGGGAGTGCGATATTGGCAAAGATCTCCTGATGATAGAAGTTGATGATGTACTTAGATCAATGTGTAAACAAGGCGGCGTAATAGCCAATGTACATGATAACAATTTTGCATGGGCTGCAGACAGTGTGATATGCGAAAAAGCAGAATGTAATTGTAGTCTCGATGTACAAGAACCTAAAAGACTCGTAAATGCGCTACTAGAAATTATTAGATAAGAGTTAAATATATACTTAATTTAAAGTTAAAAACCGATTAAATAATAGTACACTACTGTTATGGAGCGGTTTTTTAATGGATCCAATCACTATTGGTCTAGCATTTACGGCCGCACAATCAGCGGTTGGCTACATCAAACAGGCTATCGCTCTAGGTAAAGATGTCAACAGCCTTGTTGGGCAGTTTAGCAAATTCTTTGACTCTGCGGATGCTATCCATAAAGAACGATCCAAAACCAAGATTAAAGCTCAACAACTTGGTAAAACTGACGCAGAATTAGGAAAAGAAGCACTTCAAATCGCTATGCATAGCGATGCTCTAAGACAATACGAGCGAGATTTGAAAGACATGATCGTGTGGCAGTTGGGCAAGCCTCAAATCTGGGAAGACATGATCAGAGAACGAACACGCCTTGTTAAAGAAAGAGCAGCGGCTGAACGTGAAGAAGCAGAACGTCAACTGGCACGCAAAAAAAAGATGGCGGAAATGGGTATGCTTTGTATGTATTTCCTGTCAGGATCAGCTATTATATTTGCAATTGTCATGGGCGGGATTGGCATCCACGGGTCCATGGAAGAAAAAAGAATCTATGAACAGAAGGTAGCAGAACGTGACGCTGTGGTAAGAAGACACGCCAGAGAACGTGCAGCTAAAGAGCGTGAAGAAAGAGACAAGGCCGTAGCCGGAGGATAATTTATGTACTTTAATATTGTTATAACATTCAGTGACCTACTATTTTTAATAGCGTTAAGTCCGCTGTTTGTATTATATTGGGTAATGCTATATGAAGCTTATTTCAAAAAGTAAATTATTATGTACGAATGGATTTTAGTATTAGCATTGGCCAAAGAACCAGATATTAAAAAATGGCCCGAGTGGGAATGTGTACGATGGGCATGGAGCGGCGATGTTTATAATCGCACAGTCTGGTGCTTAGAATGGCGCAAGAGAGAGAATCGATGGATCTCTCAACCCTCTTTGCTTTGGCTGGCGCCGCAGTCAAGTCTGGCTGTAACTCTATAAAGATATCAAAGTTGCGACCGGTAAAGTCAAAGTGATTATTTAGATAATAAAGTATTGACAAAGTTTAACAGTAGCTTATGGTGAACTCCATAATGATACTGCTCGATAAGCTGCGGATATCCATCATACCAAAATTTTTCACTTTCTGGGTGGCATCCTATTAATCCTAATCTATTCTGAATGATAGCCATGGGATCACCATTTGAATATGTGGCGTAAGTTTCATACTTGCCCTTGCCCACAAAAGTGCAGCCATCGTTAAAGAACATTTTGTCTTCGACTCCTTGCCAAGTTATTGGCATATTTTTAGTATGGGGACGACGAGTGCAGGCTGTAGGTCTTTTGTAGTATTGGACAGCATCAACACCTTCTAACAGTTTAAAGTAATTTTTACCTGCCCAGTAAGCTCCCATACATATACCAAGGTAATAGCCACCGCTGTTTATAAAGTTGGTAATAGATTTACTATTGATCTTCATTAGATAGTCATAGCTATCAGAGTTACCAAAACCTCCGGGAAAGGCCAGCATGTCAACACCGTCAAAGAATCCGTCTTCTAATTCGTGTTTGGTAAAGATTTTGAAATTATAATCGGATCGTAGTGCATTAATAATTCCATTGCCCGATTGTATGCTACACATTGGTTGGTGTATGAATAGGGCAATAGTAGGTTTCATTTGAATAAAGTGTGTTCAGAGTTAATCCACATGATTAACAAAATTAACCATAATACTCTTAATACATTGTCAAAGATTCTTTCATACCAATCTAATAGTATTTTATTTTGAAGTTTCATTTTTTATTGCCGGCTGTTCAATTGCAGGTGGTTCAACATACTTGTCCCAAACTTTTTGTCCTGCGTTCCAACCAAATACTGTAAAGAATCCGATTGCAACATAAGTTAAAATAAATTCCATTAATTTTCCCTTGCATTATTAAGAAGCAGGTATACCTTTTCGTAAGTATCCTCAATTATTTCAAAATGTTCTTCATTGATATTGCTCTCTTCAAGTTTAACTAAATCTTGAGCTAAACTAGTTTGTAAGTTTTTAATAGAGTCTTTCATTAATCTTTCCAGTTTATTATATTTACATATAATGAATTAGAGGATATGTGGGTAGATAATTATTCTTCAAGCCACCAACATGGGCTTTCCTGACGAATTTGACATACAAAATCCGCATCGCGCGGTACACCTGGAGGGCAACTAGGATCGGCTACTGCTGCCATGCCCGGAGCAAACTCGCCCCAGCGGTCTCCTTTAAAGTCTCTATTAACATGGGTATAAGGAGTCCAAAACTCAGCACATATATTTTGATATGTTGAGTAGGGAACTTTTTCTTTATTCCAAGCAATAAATCTTTTTAAACCATCACCTGCAATGATCTGAATATTGTTTTCTGGAAACTTATGGCGTGGGCACCAAAAGGTTGTCCAGCCTTGTTCTAGACTATTGACATACTCCTGAATGCGATCTGTGATTAAGAACGCATCAGATTCAATGTGTATTACTTTTTCAAAGCCGTATTTCTCAGCATACTCTGCTGCAAACATATAACTTCGATACCAGCCAGGATATACACCGTGTCCAGTATATCCTCCGTTCTTTTCAAAGTGATAAATCACCCCGCGGCTGTCTGGACATTCAGCAGGCATTTGATTTTCTCGAATAACTTCAACGCCTTCCCATCCAGGCAGTATAGCACTACCGTCATCAATCAACAATAGTTGATCGTATTCAAGTTTGCTGTTTTCTAAAGCATTGATCCAACGTCCAAACAGGCCGTCCCATCGTGCTTGATCGTTTGAGTAAGAGGTGCAAAATACTAATGTTTTCATAACATTAATTATACACTAAAGACTTGACAAAAGCAAATCAAGGCTGTATCATATTTGTAATGCCGTAGAAAAAATTATTTTAAATACTGCACAAAATACAAGAGGATTTAATGACCAAAAGATTATCATTCAGCCATTCGGGGACATTTGGCGATACAATTTATAGTATGTGCCCAATTAAGATTCTAGGAGGCGGTGATCTATATATCAAACTAAACGGGATGAACGAAGTGTCTTGGAACGCTTTTGGTGCGCCAAATGCAGGACCACATGCAGGCCGCTATACACAGGCAGACATTGACTTTTTATTTCCACTGTTAGAAAAACAAAGCTACATCCATAAACTCAATGTATGGCGTAATGAAACAGTGGACCACGATCTAGCCAATCATTATAAATTTACCACAGGGCCAAAAGGTTGGCAAGGTAATCAAACAGAATGTGCTGCTTTGGTATGCGGTCTGGATCTCGATGAACATCGTAAAGCACTATTAATTGATCCGTGGTTAGACGGAGTTGAACCTGTAAAAGTAGAAGGCAGGCCTATTGTTATCAATAGAACTCCTCGATACTTACAAGGTGGTGATCCTACTGCACCTACATGGCACAAATGGGTAGATGAAGGTCTTGAGGATGTTGCTATCTTCCTGGGCACAGAAGAAGAGTCAGTTGCATTTAATAGACAATTTAATTGTAATGTACCTTACTCACCAGTTCGTAATATGTTAGAGATGGCACAGCTCATACAAGGTGCTGAACAAGTCATGGCTAATCAAAGTATTGTAATGGCACTGGCTATCGGACTTGGAAAAACATTCTGGTCCGAAACTAGAAAAGACTGGGATAATTTCCGTAGCCCCCGAGGATGGGGAGATGTTTGGTTTCCTAGAGTAAATGGAAATTACTTCTAATGGAATATTACGATTTACCGCTAAAGGATGCCAAGGTCATTAAGTTGAAACGCCACGGAGATAGTCGTGGATGGTTTACTGAAGACTTTAGAGAAAGCTGGCTTGAAGAGATCGGTATTACTAATAAGTTTATCTTTGACTACACTAGTTTTAGTGCAAGCTCAAATACCCTAAGAGGGATGCACTCGCAGTCAGCAATTTGCCCTCAAGCTAAACTAGTCAGTGTGTTTAATGGTAGCATTTTAGATGTAATCGTAGATGCTAGAGTAGGAAGTCCTACATACGGAAAGTCTTGTAAAATTAATATTAACAAAGACGATCCGAGTATCGTATATGTACCGCGCGGTTTCTATCATGGCTTCTTAACTTTAGAGCCAAACACATATGTTAACTACAAGTTAGACAACTACTATAATGCCCAAGCTGAGTGCGGAATTGATGCAGAAGATGTTATACTAAACATTCAATGGCCATTCGTGCCAGATCAGTCGCTGATTATAAGCGATCGAGACCTAAGTCATCCTGTATGGAATGACTGTTATAAATTTCAAGGAACACTATGACAAAAATTGCAGTATGCCAATTATGGGATCACAACTACCAAGCATTGGCAGATGTCTCATGGACACAGAATAAAAAACTATATTGTGATCATTGGGGCTATCCGTATCATATTAAAACAGATGGATTCACATACTGTCCTAGCTACGAAAAGATCAAGTTCATGCTAGAGGTAATGACTGAGCATCCAGAATATGATTGGTTGTATTGGGCAGGTGCTGATACGTTGATTACTAACTTCTATATTAAATTAGAAAGTTTTATCGATGAGAAATATCATATTGTCATGGCAAAGGACATTAACGATATAAATGCTGATAGCTTTATGATCAAGAACAGCCCAGAGAGCAGAGAATACTTTGCATATCTATGGACACAAGTTGAAAAGTATCAAACACACATGTGGTGGGAACAACAGGCTATGATTGACAGTATGCCAACATACGGACACCTGTTTAAGTTTGTTCCACAAAAGACTTTCAACAGTTTCTTGTATAGACAGCTATACTGGAACATCTACCATAGTGATATTGACAAGACTGGCAATTGTGGACAGTGGGAGCCAGGAGACTTTTTAATTCACTTTGCAGGCAGTGGCTTGCCCAAGAAAGAACTATGCCAACAGTTCCTTGGATTAGTTAGACATATTACACCATAAGAGAAAACATGAAAGAAATTTTAGATCTAGTAAAAAAATACATCGAAGAAAAAGAAGCAAAGAAGACCTGGGTTGCAGGCAAAGACTTTGTTAACTATGCTGGTGCCTTATACGATTCATCTGAATATATGGCAGGTGTAGAATCACTACTTAAAGGGTGGTTGGCCCTAGGTGAATGTGGTACACGCTTTGAAAGAGAGTTTCCTGCACAGTTTGGAAAGAGTCTAGGAGTATTGACCAACTCCGGTTCTAGTGCTAACTTGTTAATGATGGCATCATTGACCAGTAAGCGTGGACATAACTTTCCCAAAGGTACAAAGGTATTGATGCCCATTGCAGGATTTCCAACAACACTTAATCCTACACTACAGGTCGGCTTTGTTCCTGTATTTGTTGACATTGAAATTGATACACTAAACATTGATCTCGATCACGCAGAACGAATCCTAGCAGAAGATCCAGAGATTAAAGTTATTACATTTGCTCATGTACTTGGTAATCCCCCTAATATGGATCGTGTCATGGAATTGGTTAAGAAGTATAATCTAGTCCTGCTTGAAGATTGCTGTGATGGACTAGGTACTATCTATGACGGCAAGCCACTAGGCAGCTTTGGATTTATGGCATCATGCTCGTTCTATCCAGCACACCATATGACTATGGGTGAAGGTGGCTTTGTAGCAACCAATAGTCCTAGTCAAGAAGTTATTGTACGTAGTTTCCGTGAGTGGGGTCGTGGTTGCTACTGTGTTGGTCCAGAGGCTAACAAACTTAAATGCGGTACTTGCGGAAGTCGCTTTAAAGAATGGATTCCAGAACTTCCCGGTGAGATCTTTGATCACAAGTATGTCTATGATGAAATTGGTTATAATCTAAAACCTATTGAATTGCAGGCTGCTATGGGTCTAGAGCAGATTAAAAAGCTACCACAGATTCATGAGCTACGTCAACGCAACTATGAACTGTTGTTTAAGATCTATGAAAAATACGAGGAGTTCTTCCATATTCCACGTCCATGTGATAAAGCCGATGTAAGTTGGTTTGCATTTCCTTTAACTATTAGAGAAGGTGCTCCATTTACTCGTGCAGACATTGTTGACTATTTAGAAGAAAATCTAATTCAAACTCGTCCGTACTTTGCTGGTAATGTTATGTTGCAACCTGCATATTCACATTTAATGAATCCAGCGGAAGCACGTGATAACTATCCTGTAGCAACCTACACAATGAAGAATACATTTTTCCACGGTTGCAGTCCTGTTATCACTCCGGAACAGATCGCTTACATCGGCGAAAAAGTAGATGGCTTTATGAGTTTATTTTTATGATGAAACACAGTAATTTTGAAGAAGTAAAAACAGTTGCCAAACCTTGGGGACAAGAGAAATGGATCCAGCAAGGCGACATCCTAGGAAACCATAACTATGTTTTAAAAGAGATTGTTCTTAAACAAGGATTTAAAACTAGTTTGCAGGTACACCAATATAAATCCGAAACAAATTATATCTTAGAAGGCGAAGGCATAATTGTTTATAGCGATGCATTTTTTGATTGCGAAAAATACATTTCTGGAAAATATACCACACAAGAAATTGATAATTTTATTGTTGATTTAAAGTTCCAGAAGTACGGGCCAGGCAGCGTTATGACTATTGAACCGGGAACTATCCATAGAATGATTGCCGATACAGATTTGCGTTTTGTAGAAGCAAGTACTTGTCATTTAGATGACGTTATCCGCCTGCAAGATGATGCAAACAGGAGCCATGGGAAGATTGAATCGGAACACAAATAAATGCTAACAGTTTTAATTCTCGCAGCCGGCTTTGGTCGTAGGATGGGACCATTTAGTCGAATGGTCAATAAAGGCCTAATACCTTATGACAACCAGCCCTTGATCAGTCATATCATGGGCAAGTTTGATCTCGATACTAAATTTGTTATTGCTTGCGGGCATATGGGTCAACAGGTCAAAGACTATGTTAGCTCAGTACATACAGACAAACAGGTAGTCTATGTAGACATAGCAAACTATGAAGAAGGATCAACTGGTCCAGCAACTACTATTCAACTTTGTTCAAAGCACATCAATAGTCCGTTTATATGGTTAAGCTGCGATACTGTATTTGATTTTGATTACAAAGACAAATTAGACCATAATTGGATTGCTGTACATCCTGTTGATAGTTCAATAGCAAAAGATTACTGCTGGGTAAAACGTGATGGTGATAAGATTACAGAGATTGTAAACAAGCAACCTAGCAAACAGGCAGTTGACGCATTTATTGGTCTTATGTATTGCAAGGACATGACCTATGTTGAAAACCTTAAAGCGGTAAATGCAACAGAAGCATATCAAGGACTAGGTGATAACTTAGAACTTAGAGCACATACTGTTCGCGAATGGAAAGACTTCGGAACATATGACAAATGGGTTGAATTAAGTGAAGGTCTAAAGGAAGTTAGCTTTCCTAAACCTAATGAATTATTTTACCACGATAACAATAAGATTGTTAAATTTACAACTGACAGCACATTAACAGATCGCAAGGCAAACCGTGCTTTGTTAAATCCGATATGTATGCCTAGCGGCATTAGACGCAGTGGACAATTCCTTGTCTACAACTATGTACGCGGCGATATCATTTATAATCAATTAACTCCTGAAATATTTGATAAACTTATGGACTGGTCGGAGAAAGACCTTTGGAAAAAGAAATGGTTTCCGAATACTAAATCAATCTGCCAAGAGTTTTATTTTAACAAAACACAAGATAGACTTAATCAATTTAGGGTAAAATACAGCAATTGGAGTGAACCAAGGACCGTTAATGGTCGTATGGTAGAAAGCATCGATACATATCTCAAACGTGTAGATTGGGAATCATTACTTAATACATCTGAGTGGTGTTTCATCCACGGTGATTATCAATTTGAAAACATTATCTTCGATCCTGCAAGTGAGTTGTTTACCTGTATTGATTGGCGTACAGATTTTGGCGGAGACAGTTACGGAGACCTACACTACGATCTAGCCAAGATGTTAGGTGGTATCTATCTGAACTATCAAGCAGTTAAAGCTGACAAGTTAGAATATACCGAAGAAAATGATTCTGCTACATTGAATGATTGCAGTATCTCCGATGCCGATCTATATGTTGGAAAATTGCAACAATGGTGTGAGAACAAAGGGCTAGACTTTAACAAGGTAAGATTGCTGGTTGCTATCATTTATCTCAACATGAGCCCATTGCACGATGCACCGTTTGACAAATATCTAATTGCACTTTCTCAATTGCATTTCTCAGAGGTTTTTAAATGAATGTCCAAGAGGCAATTGATAATAGAACAAAAGAAAATCTCTACGTAAGTTTGGCAGCAAAGCCGGGTACAACTGGTACTAAATTTTATACAGAATTCTTCAACTATTATAATGTCAATGCTGAATATGTAGCGTGTACCTGCATTGACCTAGCTGGAGATATGGAATTAGTGCGTGAACACTGTGCAGGTGCCAGCATTACAATGCCTTACAAACGTGAGGTTGGTAATTATATTGACTGGATTAGATCTCCCACTAATTCTGTCAATACCGTATTAAACAAAGACAAAATATTAACAGGATTTAATTGCGATTACCTTGGACTAATTAAAGTGATACAGGATCACATCAAAGGCAAGAAGATTGTGTTGTTAGGCAATGGTGCAATGGCTGATAATGTATTAGCATTAACAGATAATGTCTTACAGGTCAGTAGGGCTAATTGGGACCAACGCAACACACCTTGTGATGTTTTAATTAACACGACTAGTATAGGTTTGGGCACAGATGAAAGTCCAGTTGATGATATACAGGCTGATCTAGTAGTTGATTGTGTAATAGGCAATACCAAATTAATTAACATAGCTCAACAAAAAGGGTTAAATGTAATTACAGGTGCTGATATCTATGCTGCACAATTTATGTATCAATTTAATCTGTATACAGGAATGTATCCTAGTACAGATATGATCAAACAAGTTAAGGAAAAAGTTTTTGTTTAAATTAGGCGTAGGGCCAATGAGCCCATTAATTAATGATATACAAGCTAGATATGCTAGAGATAAACAGCGACCTTTAATGTTCATTGCTAGCCGCAATCAAATTGATTCTAATAGTGGCTATGTAATGACAACAACAGAGTTAGGTCGGCAAATTAATCCTTTGCGAAGTGAATATCTTATGTTATGTAGAGATCACTGCGGTCCATATTTCTTAGATGCTGAAAAGAGTTTAAGTTTGTCTCAAGCAGTCGAAGCAACTAAAAAGACAATTGCCGGCGACATAGAAAATGGATTTGATCTTATACACATAGATACTAGCCGTTGTGAAGATTCATATCACGTTGCAGATGAATTGTTTAATTTTTGTCTTAAACTTAACCCTGATATTAAGTTTGAGTTTGGAACTGAAGAAAATGTAGGTGTAGCTGCCGGCATTAACAAATATAAAGATGATGTAAAATTTGCCAGCCAGTTCCCTAACATGGAATTCGTTGTAGCACAAACTGGTAGTTTAACTATGGAAGACCGTCAAGTAGGTAGTTTTGATGTTCCTATGGTCAAGCAACTTGTAGGGTATGCAAACAATGCAGTAGTTAAACTCAAAGAACACAATGCCGATTACCTAACTGCTGAACAAATACAATTGAGAAAATCTGCAGGAGTTCATGCTTGTAATATTGCACCTCAGTTGGGCGTAATTCAGACCAAGAAGATTTTGGAATTGGCAGACCTTTACCAAATAGATAGCAATAATTTTAAAAATAAAGTTATAGCTAGTGGTAAATGGAAGAAGTGGATAATCGACGGTGATGACACGGTCAAGGTTGCAGTTGCGGGACATTATAATTTTACCACAGATGATTACAAAAAATTAGTGGGCGCAATTAACCTGCATTGCAATACTGACAAAGAAGTAGAAGTTGCTATTACACAGTGTTTGGACCTCTACTATGATAATTTGTATTGACAATTAAAGCCCTATTAAATACTATACTATGAAAATATTTTTAACTGGAACACAGGGTTTTATTGGTCGCAATCTAGTAGAATATTACAAAGATCATGACATTGTAGAGTACGAGCGTGATGCTGACATGCGTAGCGACTTGCTATTTGCCAACCCAGATTTGATTATTCATTGTGCTGCTGAAATATACAATCCAGAGGACATGTGGAAATCAAACGTACATCTACTTTACACTATTCTCGAATATGTAAAGTCTCATCCTACAACAAAATTGATACACATCGGATCTAGTTCTGAGTATGGACCTGTGCCAAGAGCGGCCGCCGAAACAGATAGAATCAATCCAGTTGATATGTATCAGGCCACTAAGGGTGCCGGTACGTTGTTATGTCAGGGTTATGCTAGACAATATAAACTTGACATCACCGTGGCAAGAGCGTATAGTGTATATGGAAGATACGAAAAATCTCATAGACTCTTTCCAAGACTCTGGAGAGCATTTCAAATTAATCAACCAATGAAGTTATTTCACGGATATCACGATTTTATATACATAGATGATTTCATTAGGGGAATTGATTATATTGTAAATGCCAAGGATAAACCGTTAGGTGATATCGTAAATCTTGGTTCAGGTATACAATATAGCAATCAAGAAGTGTTGGAATTATTTGAAAAAGTTTCCGGAAAGAAGGGCCCAGTTGAAGTTGTTCCTTCAATGGCTAAAGAATTTGAAAGTGAAGTATGGTTGTGTAATACAACCTACGCTAAAGAACAATATGGTTTTGGAACAACTTATACCTTAGAACAAGGTATAGAGGATTTCTTAAAGACCGCAGATTATAAACAGGAATGATATGACATTACAAAGACAATTGCTAACAAGCAAGAACACAGTTATCGACATCGTAAGTGAAGATGCACAAGCCGAAGGCCATTTTAACAATCAGGCAAACTTTGCCGATATTGTATTAAATCAAATTAACACAGATAGATTCTATGATGCTATCTTCGAAGGCGAAGACGAGCTTACCATTTTAGATATAGGTGGCAATATTGGGTTGTTTAGTTTGTATGCTCAAGATAGAGCAAAGGCAATTTATCCAATTGAGCCTACACCTGGGCACTTTCACATCTTAAAAGACCTTACTAAAGATTATCCCAATATTCATCCCGTTAATGTTGCGGCACACAATGAAGATACTACTATTGATTTTTACATCAGTGAAGAAAATTCTACAATGAATAGTAGCGTTAACAAATATGGTATTAAAGTAGAAGTTCAAGCACGTACACTGGCAAGTTTGATCAAAGAACTTGATTTAGAACATATAGATTTTGTCAAGTGTGATATTGAAGGCAGTGAAATGGTGGCACTAACTGATGAAACTATCAGTGCAGTTAAGGACATTGTAGATGCATGGTTTGTTGAAGTTCATGCAACTGATACAGAAGAATTAAAAGGTATTGATAGCCTACGCCATAACAGAGGACAGTTAATTGATATCTTTGAAAGACAAGGATACATTGCTCAAATCTTAAGAGAAGATTCATTGTACATTTACAAAGATGAATAAATTAGTCAAACGTATTCTTGATATTAGCTATCAAGAAAGGCTGAGCCATCTAAGCTCATGCCTTTCTGCACTGCCTATTGTAGAAGAAATATACGCAAAGAAAAAAGAAGATGAGGTGTTTATTCTAAGTAATGGACACGCTGGTCTTGCACTATATGTAGTACTTGAAGAAAAGTACGGCATTGATCCTGTGATGCTATTACATAAACACGGCATTCATCCCGGCAAAGATCTAGAAAACAAACTATACTGTAGCACAGGTAGTTTAGGTAGTGGTCTACCTATTGCTGTCGGACACGCCCTAGCAGATAGAACAAAGAATGTTTACTGTATGATTAGTGATGGTGAATGTGCAGAGGGTAGTATTTGGGAAAGCCTACGCTTTATACATACTGCTAAACTAGACAACTTATATGTCTATGCCAATATCAACGGAATGAGTGCTTACGAGTACTTAGATGTTGAGTATCTATCAACTAGATTACAATCATTCTTACCTAGGGTTAATTTGAGAATTTCTGATCCTACTGAATTTAGCTTTGCTAAAGGATTGTTAACACACTACTATGTCATGAAGGGCAGGGACTATACACCATGAGAAAAGAATGTATGAATCTGCTATTGGCAGAGATGGTAGAGAACCAAGACATTATTGTACTAACTGCTGACTTAGGTTTTGGGTTGTTGGATCAAATACAAAATTCGTTTCCGGAACGTTTTCATAATGTAGGAGCAGCAGAGCAACTTATGATTGGTGCAGGTATTGGACTTGCAGAGTCAGGTAAGATTCCTGTATGCTATAGTATGAGCTCGTTTGTATTATATCGCCCGTTTGAATTTTTGCGAAACTATGTCAATGCAGAATGTGTACCAGTTAAACTAATTGGCAGTGGCCGAGATAAAGATTATAGCCACGATGGATTAAGTCATTGGGCGCATGATGATGAGCAAGTATTAGCAGCCTTGCCCAATATTAAAATTTACAAACCAAAAAGTATCGAAGAGCTAGAACATATCTGGCCAGACTTTATCAATAGTCCAGAACCTGCTTACTTAAACTTAACAAGAAAGATTTAAATGTACGCCGTTATATCAATGCATACTCCAGACTATCAGCCGCTAGCTGATTATACCTGGACACAAAACAAATTAGAATATGCCCAACGTCATGGGTATGATGCATATTGCAAAACTGATGACTTCAGATTGCCCAAGCATCAAGTAGGCGGAGAAAAACTGCGCCTATTCCGCGAATACATCGATGCACATCCTAATGTAGAATGGTTATGGTGGTTAGAGTCAGATACTCTAATCACTAACTACAATACAAAGATTGAAGACCTTATCGACAACAATTACCATTTTATTATCGGAACTGATGGCAATGGAATGAACGCTGGTAGTTTCTTTTTGCGAAATAGTCCCGAAGGTAACGCATACTTAAACTGGTTAACAGCAATGTGGCCAAAGTATGAAAATCATCACTTCTATGAGCAGCAGGCAATGATTGATAGTTATGAAATGCCCGAATGGAAGCCTATCATCAAAGTTGAACCGCAATACAAGTTCAATGCACACGACTGCTGGCCTAATCAATGGCAACCAGGATTTGGTCTAGATAAACTAGGTGAACGTGCGTGGTGGGAGCCAGGCGATACTGTTGTACACTGGCCTGGTTCAAGTTTAGAAACACGACTAGGAAGACAGATTCCTTACTATATGCCTAAGGTGGTTAAATGAGAAAAGTATATGATTGTTTTACGTTCTTCAACGAATTAGATTTGTTAGAACTAAGATTAACCGAATGTTATGATTATGTAGATTACTTTGTTATTGCAGAAGCTAACGTAACATTTGCTGGAAATCCTAAGAGATTTAACTTAGAAGATAATTGGGATAGATATAAAGCATTCCACGATAAGATTATATATATTAAAGTAGAGGACATGCCGGATGGTCCAAGTGCCTGGGAAAGAGAATACTGGCAAAGGAATGCACTTGCTAGAGGCCTGACCAATGCCGATGACAACGATGTTGTTGCTTTAACTGACTGTGATGAGATACTTCGTCCTAGGACATTAAGCATTTTACGAAACGATACAATACATCGTAAATGGATTTGCAGACATCCTATGTTTTATTTTAAGGCCAACTACCTTATGACACAGCCTAGATCGTATCATGTTAATCCAATGGCTATCTTGAAGAAAGATTTAAACACATTCCAACTTCTTCGGCATAATATGTTTACCTGGGCATATCATCAATCAGATGACTATAACACAGAAGATGTTATGACAATACAACATTCAGGCTGGCATTTTACCTACTTCGGTGATACTGCACATGCTGCTACTAAACTTCTTAACTTTGCACATACCGAATCCCAACATTGGGCAAGTAAGATCGATGTTAATGAAATTATGAACCGCAAAGGCGGCATTGATCCTAATAGCCCAGAGCGATTCGAATATATTCAAATTGATGAATACTTTCCAGAAACACTTAGGAAGAATCCAGAACGTTGGAAGGATTACATAATTTCTGATGCAACTGTTAGCATTAAAAACTATGTACCCGCTTTAAATTTAGATGAAATTTACAAATGAAGATACTGGTTACAGGAGCTAGAGGATTTGTTGGTAGTTTTATCAGCAAACACCTAACAAAAAAACACACAGTCTTAACTCCAACAAGGGAGGAGTTAGATTTGTTAAATTTGGAACAAGTCGAAACTTGGTTTAAAAATAACAAAGTTGATGTAGTTGTTCATTGTGCGCTCAGTGGTCGAGAAGTGTTGTCTAGTACAGATCCTATATATTTGTCAGACGGATTGTTGATGTTCCGAAATCTTTGGTTGCAAAAACATCATTACTCTAGATTTGTTAATTTAGGAACAGCTTACGAATTTGATCTAACACAGGACAATAATAATGTTTTGGAATATGATTTTGTTCAGCATCTTCCTAAAACAAGTTATGGGTACGCTAAAAACTTAGTAGCTAGGATCATACGAGATACACCTAACTTTTTTAGTTTAAAATTGTTTGGTGTGTTCCACGAAACTGAAAAGTCTAATAGATTTTTTCAAAGAGTTAAACTACAGGATGAAGTAGTTATTAATAACGACATCTATCTAGATTACATATACCTGCCGGACATCTTCCCAATGCTTGATCGCATGGTGGAAGGCCGTAGCCAACATTCTGATGTCAACATGGTATACCCCCATAAATATCGACTAAGCGACATGGCAAAAGTTTTATGTAATCATTTAGGATTGTCTGTGTCAAAAATTAAAATTACAAATCCAACAGGTAATAATTTAACTGGCAATAGTGTTGCACTCGACAGTTATAATTTTAATCTGATAGGATTAGAACAAGGTTTAAGGAATTATAAATGAAAGTTGTTTACGTAACAGGATGTTTAGGATTTATTGGATCCGAAGTTACAAGACAGTGTCTAGCAAAAGGCTGGCGTGTTATTGGTGTTGACAAAGAAACTTATGCTGCCAATTTGCAGTTCTTACCAGAGTTTCAAGCTAACCCTAGATTTAAATATATTAAGAGCGATATCAGAGACATTACATATCTATTAGATTGCGACTATGTTATCAATACAGCAGCCGAAAGTCATGTTGATAACAGCATCGTAGGAAGCGAAGTATTCTTAGATAGCAATATCAACGGTGTTCACACCCTGTTGCAGAACTTACAAAAGAACAAGTTTAAGGTTCCAACATTCCTACACTTCTCAACTGACGAAGTCTATGGAGATATTGTAGAAGGTAGTCATACTGAAACAGATATATTAAAACCTAGCAATCCATACAGTGCTACCAAAGCTGCGGCAGACATGCTGATTAGTGCGTGGGCACGTACACACAATATCCCCTGGGTCATTGTTCGACCTACTAACAACTACGGTATCGGACAATATGTTGAAAAACTAATTCCTAAAGCAGTTAAGTATCTAAGCATCGATCGAAAGATACCCTTACACGAAAACGGAACTCCTAGACGTACATGGTTGCATGTCAGTGATACTGCTCGAGCAATCATTCACATTGTTGAAAGCGGTGTTACTGGAGAAATCTTTAACATCAGCGGAAATAGCGAAGATAGCAATATCAATATCGCTAAGAAAATTATCAAGTTAGTTTCTGGTTCTGATGACTATGAAAATTATGTAGATTTTAGTTGGGGTCGCAAAGGACAGGACGTTCGATATTCTATTGATGATAGTAAACTAAGAGCATTGGGTTGGAAGGCAGAAGCAGACTTCGATACAGAGCTTGCTAGAATTGTTGAGTATTACAAAAATAACTTTGTTTGGTGATTGTATGAATGGAATTTCTTTTTGTATTATTACTAGCGGAGACGACGATACTAACATTAAAAAATCAATTGCAAGTATTGTAGCATTGAACATCCCTAATTATGAAGTAGTTTTTGTAGGTGGGGACAAAACAACTATAGAAACATCGGATAGAATTCGATGGGTTCCATTTGATGAATCAGAAAAGGCACATATCATTGTTGCAGGCCTTCCGGGAAAGTGGATTACTCGTAAAAAGAATGTAGCTGTACAAAATGCCAAATATGATATCTGTGTTGTTATACATGACTATCTAGCATTTGATCCAGACTGGTGGGAAGAGTTTCAAAAGTTTGGAACACATTGGGATATTTGCGTACATCAAAATATCTACTTCAATGGACAAAGAGGAGATGGATGGATTGTAGATCGTCATCCACTATTACCTAGAGGCATTAAGGTGCCGTGGGATATGATTGACCTAATACAGTATATGGGCATTTCTGGAAACTATTTCTGCATTAAGCGAGAAAGATTTTTAGAAGAGCCAATGAATGAAAATCTGCTATGGGGTCAAGGTGAAGAAATGGAATGGAGTCGTAGAGTAGTTCCTAAGTTTCACATCCGGTCTAATCCTAAATGTGTCTATCGATATGTAAAAGATAGACCAACTGACATAGGTGCATATGCATCTGCCGGGCAAACTGCGGCATATGAAAAAGTATTTGCTGCCTTGCGGGAGTGCCGGATGGAGAACTTTGTTATGTTCTACGAACCTGGCTTTAACAACAACGAACGAAAAATTTTATTATGAGAAAAATTTACGATTGCTTTATGTTCTACAACGAACTTGATGTGTTAGAAGTTCGATTGAAAGAATTATATGATCATGTAGATCACATTGTCATGACCGAAGCAAACACAACATTCTCTGGACAATCTAAAGAATATATATTCTTAGATAATCAAGAAAGGTTTAAACCGTTCTTAGATAAAATTATTCATATAAAAGTAGAAGACATGCCGGGGGTACCAGAAAATGATATGAGCCCAATGGCATGTATGTATAATGAAGGGCATCAGCGAAACGTTCTAACTAGAGGATTGGGCAATGCCAACGACAACGATATCATATTGATATGTGATATGGATGAAATTGTTAGAGGCACAGTTGTTGATAAACTACGTGTAGATACACAACATACATTGTGGGGTTTTAATATGCCTTACTTTTATTACAAATTTAATTATATGCAGGTTGATCCGTTGGTATATCAAGTCAATCCTTCTGCTGCTACATGGGGTAGGGCCAAGACTTATCCATCATTTAGTAATATTAGAACGCATGGTATGATTTGGGGCAACCATCCTATATACTTCGATGATGGAGTTAACATGAAAGTACAACATTCTGGGTGGCATTTTACCTATCAAGGTGGTACTGACTTTGCAACCAACAAGTTATTAACAACAGGGCATAACGATTATCGAGGACTGGCAAATAAAGTTAATGTTGACGAATTGATTGCTCAAGGCAGAAGTGCTCCGCAATTGGATTTTCACAAAGGAGAAGCAGTAAAATTAGACGACTACTTTCCAAAATGTATTGTTGAAGATAGAGAAAGATGGAAAGATTATATTCTGCCTGATGGTGTGCAGTCAGTGTCAGAAAAAATGCAGGTATTTGTACCAACATAAATATTTTAATATAAAGGGTTATTATGTACTTAGAAACTGAAGGCGACCACTACCACGTGTTAGCAGACGCGGCTACGGCCATCAAAGGTGTTCCAGGAGCAGTATGCGAAATTGGAACAAGAAAAGGAGGAAGCCTGGGTGTTATTGTTAATGCACTCGAAGCATCCGGAGATCACGGAAGAAATGTTATCTGTGTTGACCCATGGGGAAACATTGATTATATACACTTGAATGATCAAGTAGAAACTGGTAAAGGCTACAGCAATGAAATGCGTAATGAAGCTATACCAAATATTTTTAACTTTATTAAAACCAAACCAGTTAACCTGCAGGTATTCTGTTTAGAAGATACAGAATTTTTCAAACGATTTGCAGATGGTGTTCCTTTTTATAATAGAGCAAAAGTAATAGAAACACAATATGCACTTGTATATTTTGACGGACCACACGGCGATGCACAAGTAATGGCCGAAATGGATTTCTTCTTACCACGTTCAGTTCCTGGCACACACTTTGTATTCGACGATACCAGTTGGTACAATCACAAGATTGTTCACGAACGTATGCTAGCAGAAGATTGGGATTTTATTATCGATTCTGGATTTAAGGCCAGCTATCGCAAACCATGAAACCAAATCTTTTAATTATTCCAGCAGGTGCTAACGCACTATTCCAATCTTGGGGAGATTATTCTAACTGCAATTTTGATCTAGCAATCGTCAATTGGAGTGGTGCAAATCTAGCCAACACAGAAAACGCTGCTTATGTTGAAAACATTCCCGGACAGAAATGGAAAATTGTTTCTGCATTTAGGGACAAGCATGACATCACTCAATACGAGTATGTGTGGGTGTTAGATGACGATTGTTTAACAACTCTGGAAGCAATCGAAGCAACATTTAATCTTTGTAAAGAATACAACCTAGACCTAGCACAGCCTGCATTAACAGCAGATAGTTCTCGTACACATCCTCCTACATTCTTAATTCCCGGAGCAAAACTACATTATACAAACACTGTAGAAATTATGGGTCCTATTTTTAGTCGAGCAGCTTGGCCAGAATGTTCTGCACACTTTGGGCTTATGCCTGCAGGTGTCGGATACGGTCTAGAGGGCTATTGGTCTGATATTTTACAAAGTACATCTAGTACAACCAAGTTCGGTGGACGAGTAGCAGTTATTGATATCTATCCAGTAAAGCATACTAAAACTGTAACTAGCCCACATGAATATGCCAGGATGGGAATAGATCCAGGTGATGACGGACGATACTTTCAAAGTCTAGGATTTGGTTGGTCATTTAATACTATCGAAGTAGTAATGTGATTGCAATAACTGGTTATACTAGGGGATTAGGACAAGCGTTCTATAATTATTTTCAACCTCATACTGTTATTAGTTTTTCAAAAAGCAACGGTATAACATTTGGAAAAATTGCATGAATTGTAATATAATAGACACCATTAGCATTGACCCAATACTTATTGAATTTAATAAAATTGATAAGGATATTGTATGGACTAATTATTTACAAGGGAAACAGACTGGCTTACAATATAAACTAAATGAGGATCCTTGGAAAAGTGTAGTTGGAAAAAGTCAAGGCAATGAATTTCAATATTCTATTATAAATCCATTCTTTAAAGATACTATTTTTGAAACATTGATCAAAAAATATAATTTAAATAGAACACGCTTAATGTGGGTTAATCCAAAATCGTGTTATAGTCTGCATGTTGACAAAACACCTAGAATACATATTCCGTTAATTACAAATCCAGAATGCTATTTTCTTTTCAATCCGGGCGGTATTGTTCATTTACCAATTAACTCAGTATGGTGGGTAGATACCACAACACAACACACATTTTTAAATTGTTCTGATCAACCTAGATTACATTTAGTAGGGGTAGTTAAAAAATAATATGACTAATATAATCAAAATTGGTAAATTAATTAATATTTTAGAATTTGACAAATATATTAAAGAGATAGACCAATTACCCGAAATAATACACGAGTATGGAAAGAAATTTGATATACCAGATAGTCCATGTTTAATGACTTATGGAAATAATACTGGTGGAACTATTAGTTTTACTAGACATACTCACAAACATCCTATCTTAATAGAATTAACAAAAGAGATAGTAAAAATTTTAAGATCTCTTTTACACGACGATATTCCTGTATATAAGGAAAGAGTACATATTATAAAAACAAAAGGCAATGTTGTTGCTCATAGAGACGAAGCAGGAAGAAACACATGTATTAATATAGGGTTAATGAATACTTCATTAGCAATGACAAATACCAATTATACTCAAGATCAAAATTACGACTCGTACATTTTAAATGACGGTGAGGGATACATTCTTAATACACACGAATACCATTCAGTTACAAGTATAGAGAACAAACCTAGATATTTAATCACTTATGGGTTTGCCGAACAGTTTGATTACATAAAATCAAAAGTTAATCAACTTCTATAAAATCTAACCCACCCAATTATAAAAATAAATATCATCATGTTATTACATGAGATACATGATCTATCAAATAGTCACGTTAATGAATTATTGATATCAGGGTTATCAAAAATTAAAGAATCTAAATTTATGAAAAATTATCACCCCGAATACAAAGACATTCCGGGTAATATTTTTCATATCTTAGAAAATGGCAGATATAAACAGGGCAAAGGCAAATATTACGTACTTGAAAATAATGGAGAATATATTTGCAGTGCCGGATGGAACGAATACGAACCAGACATTGCTTTGATATTAACTAGGATGTATATTGCGCCCAAACATAGAGTCAATTATTACGTTGCTACAAATATTTTACCAAAAATACTCGAAGAGGTAACTGATTATAAACATGTATGGGCCACAGTTAATGCTTATAATAAAGCATTGTATGAATGGTTTGTAAGAGACAAGTTAGGTAAAAGAACAGCATTATTCAATAATTGGCCAGAAATCTATAAGAGGTTTACACCTGTGGGAATGAAAACTGTATATTATACAGATCAATATGTTGTAGAATACACACCAGTTAATATATTATGACATTTATTGCAGGAGAGCTGAATATGCAAGTTCCAGAAATATCATTTGAGGATTTTGAGGAATTTATTAAATCTTCAAAAACTTTACATGAAAGTATTCCAGGTCATAATAATGAAGAGTTTGTTTATAAACAAAGAAATTTAAGAGTATATCCCTGGGAGAGGAGAATTCTCGAGTTTCAAGGAAAGGAATTTCATAGTTACTCATCTAATACTTTGTTTAAACCGTTAATGTCATTAATAAATTCATTACCTATCATACCTGAATCTAGAGGCATATTATTAATATCTCAATGTAAACAAGAAAATTATGATTTTAATTTTCATTTTGATAAAGATCCAAATTATGGATTTAGAATAACATTTGGACTGGACACAAAAAAACCATTTGTAGAATTTGGTAAAATGAAGAATGATTTTAAAAATGCTAGGCAACATTTAAAAATGATTGAACCCAATATGGTGGAAGATAAAATATATTCGCTAATTCCCACTAGGTCCAACACTGTTTTTTGTTTCAGTAGCACATACTATCCGCACAGGGTTCCTTTAATTAATGCAGACAATAGAGTCGTATTAATTATTGCTGGAACATTGACTATGTCAATTGACAAACTTGATTTTATTCAAACATTAGAAGACTTATGAATTTTACTTATAAAAATCACTTAACATATCATATAGGAGATTGTCTATATGGCTATAGGAATAATTCCTACGAACAATTTACAGTTAATGTAGGAGTAGTCGATCAAGATAATTATAATTCTAGCAGTTATCAACAAGAGTTAAAAAGAACAGCAAATTTAATCTATAAAGATTATGGTAAAGACTTTGCATTATTTCTCAGTGGTGGGACTGATAGCGAAATAGTTGCCCGTAATTTTTTAGATATAGGAATCAAACCTCCCTGCTACACAATTAAATTTAAAGATGACTATAATGCAGATGATGTTAATGAAGCAATTGATTTAGCTAAAGAATTAGATTTACCTTTGCACATTATCGACTTTGATGTTAAAGAATTTATGTACAGTGGAGAAGCTAGTGAATTTGGTAAACAATTACAGTGTACACAAATTACATATCTAATGGTATATCATTGTATTAAAAAAATAGAGTTGCCTGCCATAATGGGAGGAGAGGCTATGTTAAAAAAAAATATAGGAACTGATCCTAGCACATGGTATTATTGTTTTAGAGAAAATGAAGATGCTAGTGCTATGAGGTTTAGCAATTTATACAACATTCCATTAGTTAATGAATATTTTAGCTACACCCCCGAACTGTTATTATATTTTTTAGAAGATCCGGATATAATATCCTTAGTTTCAAATAGATATAATTATAAACTTTCATCAGTTAGTAGCAAGAATAATATTCTAAAAAAGTTATTGCCGGAAATACGATTACGAAAAAAGACGCACGGGTTTGAAAAATTATTAGGATTTAATTTTGAATCATATAGGCAATTAACTAGCGAACAAATTATTAGATTAGAATCTAATCTAGACGGAATAGAGTATCACAGCATCATTGAAATGCTTAAAGGTAAAAAATGAAAATAGTTAAATTAACTAAAGAGCATACTGAAAATATTAAACATCTATTTAAACTACCTAAATTTATGGGAGTTGATCATTCTAAAAATTATTTTGTCGACTCTGGGGAAGATTTTTCAGATTTTTATCACAACTCTTTTGTATCCACATATATGTCGGGATTAAAAAATTATCATGCATATGGTGCGGAAGAAGATACTGGGCAAATAAATTCTCTCATTGGTTTCTACGAATCGCAAGACGATGCAAGCTGGTATTGGAATCATGTAAGAACTACTGGGGATACACCTGCTGAAATTAAACTTATTTTAGATCAGGTAATGTTTCATAATGAAGAACAAGGTCGATATAAATTTTATAGTATGTTCTCATTAAAATATCAACACGTTTATAGGAGACTTGCGTTTAGTAAAACTAATAGTGAACGGTATGATTACTTTGATGAATTTTATGTAGGTGAGAAGCACCAGTGTTTATTTTCGTTGCCTTGGCAAATTTTGTATAACAGAACACTTGTTCCTATTGACACTGTTGTAAGATGTACTTTTTTAAAGCAAAAATATAGAACTTCGTTATATAACGCAGGCCGCTTATAAACCGATAAATAAAATTATGTTTAAAAATATATCAAAATACTCTTGGTTTAGTTTTTTGCCATTTACGTTGTTTGGTATCTTAACCATTGTACTTTATATTGTTGGCACAATTCCTGCATACTATCTTATTTTTACAACAATTGGTTGGATACTTATTGCAGGGTTAGGGGTTGCAGTAGGGTATCATAGAATATTTTCTCACAATACTCATCCCGATTTATCAACATGGAAAGAAAATATTATTCTTTTTTTTGGTACCCTTAGTGGACAAGGATCGAGTATAACATGGAGTGCAATACATAGGGGATACCATCATAAATTTTCCGATACAGAAAAGGATCTACATAGTCCTAAATTCGGTATATATCATGCTATGTTTGGATGGGCTACTAAAATTACTGAAAACAATCCTAGCGTTAATTTAAAATACGCTGGACCTATTTTGCGTAAAAAGAATCATTTATGGTTTCACGAACACCAAATGAAAATTTTATGGTCCGTTCCGTTGTTAATAGCATTAGTTGATTGGAAATTAAGTTTGGCAATATGTTGCCTCCCTACAAGTATAAGTCTACTACAGGATAATCTAGTAAATGTATTTGGTCATTTAAAAGGCGGCATTGGATATCGAAATTTTGAGACAACTGACAACTCTCAAAACAATATTGTATTAGGATTACTAGGATGGGGGCAGGGATGGCATAACAATCATCACCATGATCCTAAGTCGTTTGACTTTGGTACTGGTATTAGTGGTAAATGGTGGGAATTTGATCCTTGCAGGGTATTTTTGCCTCTATTACGTAACAAAAACGGGAATTAAAAATGAATAAGTTAGGTTATATTGAAGTATCTACACATCCCTTATCAGGTAAGTTAAGGAAACACAATGATGATATATTAGCCGAATTTGTTAATAATTTTGGATTTCACCTGTCAACTAAACCCAATAATATCATGGGACGTCAAATTGACCAAAGAGAATCAAACAATAAACAACTGTATAAAGGCAAGATACAATCTAAATTTACACGTATAGTTGCAGAATCATGTTCTTTAATAGAATGTGAAGCAGTATGGGGTCTTACTGAAGAATCTAAACAAAGAGGAGATGCTGTATTAGCCGCTGCTCAACAATCAACTCCTGTACTTGAAAATATCTTAAAACCATACCATCCATATGTTGGATGCGTTGGTTTTAATTTAATGCACCCAGGTTCCAAATTATCAATGCATTACGGAATGATATCAAAATATATAAGATTCCATTTAGGGCTTGTTTGTGACCCCGAAGCAAAATTTATGATTGAAAATTATGCCGACAGAGCATGGGAAAAAGGTAAGGTGTGGGCCTTTGACGATGGAGATGCATATCATGGTACAATACATAACGGATCGACACCTCGGTTGATATTAATAGTAGATATAGATAGGGCAGCGTTTACTAACATAACAGAAGAAGTAACATGGTATTAAAATGGAGAATTAATTTGTTTAAAAATATTTCAAAATATTCTTGGTTTAGTTTTATACCTTTTATCTTATCCATTCCTGTAATAGTGTACCTCTATATTGCCGGAGTCATTCCGGCATATTATTTAATGTTTACAATTGTTGGTTGGATATTGATCTGTGGATTAGGTATTGCAACAGGATATCATAGAATATTTTGTCACAAAACACATATTCTTCCAACCTGGAAAGAAAACATTATATTATTTTGTGCAGCATTAGGAGGCCAGGGATCTTCAATAACATGGACTGCATTACACAGGACACATCATAGATATAGCGACACAGCTAGCGATCTTCATAGTCCGGTTGCACACAGCCCCTGGCATGCATTTTTTGGTTGGACATTAGAAGTCACTGAACAATCAAACAAAGTAAATTTTAAATTAGCAGTGGATTTATTACGTAAACCTAATCATGTTTGGTTTCATAAGCATCAATTAAAAATTCAATGGTTGGTTCCTATAGTAGTTGCATTAATCGATTGGAAATTGGCATTTGCGTTACTGGTATTACCCACCGGCATTTCAATATTACAAGATAATCTAGTCAATGTAGTTGCTCATAGAAAATGTTTAATAGGTTATAGAATTTTTGAAACAAATGAAAATAGCCATAACAATATTGTACTAGGTCTATTAGGATGGGGACAGGGTTGGCATCATGGTCATCATTATAAACCACAAGCATGGAATCCAGGTTCTCCCATTAGCGGTAACTGGTGGGAGTTTGATATGTGTACAATATTTTTGCCATTCTTAGGAAAGCCACGTTCGGAGGACAAATGATTCGACAGCTTATATCATCCGATATATCAATTTATATAGAGCATTCAATTAGAGTATATGAGACCAAAGGCTTAATGTCAATCGATGACGACGATTGGGTAAAAAATGCTAAAGATAAAGTTTTGAATATTAAATATATTGAAGAACTATTCAACAATAACTATATAATATTTTGGGGATTTTTTGATCAATCTGGTCAACTAGTAAAATCTATTCGATCTGATCTTAATTTATTTTTACCAAAAGTAACATTTGTGAATTATAAAAGCGAATTAATTAAACCGTTTAATCCAATTAAAGATCTACTGCCCATACTCAATGAAAGCATGTCTTATTATGAAAAGTTGGGAATATATACATTTCATTTAGTTAGAAGGACTGGATTTTTTGAATTTAGAAAAAATAAATTTTTTGAAGACTATGCACCATTAAACAGATATAATTGTTATTTTGATGAAGTAATACCACCTAATACCCCATCTAACTACTCCGGTTATAATAGAATGATGGGAGGTAATATATATCCAGTTGAGACTGGAATTGTATGTATGTCATTAAAACAAGAATTAAGATATTACGGAGACAAACGTATTATACCCGATACACGAGAAATGTATGAAAGTGTGAATAAGCCAGGGGTATGTATTATAGGGCATAATCCAAATGCAAAAAAAATTAGCAATAGCCTTATTAACAATTTACAAAACAGAACAATTTTAACTATAGAACGCAATAAAATAGATTTTGAAAATAACATCGAATTATTATTTCAGCAAATAGATGTTATCATTGGAGAAAAAGTTATAATATTAAATTTGTATGATCATACTCCCGGTAAAGGTTATTTACAAGGTAAAATATTTGATCAGATATTTGAACATTATCGTAATAATAAGTTAGTTCATATAGTAGCATTGGGATCACTCGCATATTATTACGAAACTTTAGACTACATACCTAACGAATATATGGAATCTAAAAAATTATTAAAAATGAAAACATGGCGAATAGGATTGCGAGAACAGTTTATATGCAAATTATCATTAATTGAGTTAGGGACAATTGAATGTTTTTTAACAAATAATCCACCTTGGAAAACTGCGTATTTTACCGACGATGAAATTGCTAAAAAAATTATAAAGTTAATAGAGATTAACGACCATTTTATGTCAGTCAGTCTTAATGGTAAGCACATCTATACCCCAAAGGCAATAAATGAGTGATAGTGTAATATTTTGTGGATATAGTCGTGTTCGATTTGGAACAAAACCCGCTGGGTCGTATATACTGGCAAATATATTTAGAGAAACGGGTCTATCAAGCATTGTAATAGATCATGTATTTTCTATGCGTCAAATTGACTTATTTGAATTGATAGACAAATATGTAACTCTAGAAACAAGATTTATTTGTTTAAGTACTACATTGCTTGGATCGCCCGGCTCTATGATTAATGTTATGTCAGAGTGCGATAGATTGTTCGACCCTATCATGAATAAAATTAAATCTATCAATCCTAATTGTGTATTCATTGTAGGGGGTTCTAAAGTTACTCGTAATGAAAAGTCTATACTACCATATGATTACAAAGTAAAAGGACAAGGAGAAATTACCCTAAAAGCAATTATTGCACACGAACTGTACGGTGATGATCTTATATTAGACGAAGATGGGTTTGTTAGTGATAAAATTTATGATTACCAAGATTTTAATAAAAACAAACTTTTAATATTTACAAATGAGGATGGGGTACAAAACAACGAAACTCTTCCTATAGAGCTGGGTAGGGGATGTGTATTCAAATGCTCATTTTGCGATTACAACATGACAGGAAAAAACTTTGGAGATTACAACAAAACCGAAGATGTGCTATACGAAACACTTATGCATAATTATGATAATTTTGGAACAACGCGGTATCAATTCAGTGATGACACGTTAAATGATAGTGAGGAAAAAATTGATCAATTATATAAAGTAAGCAAGAGATTACCATTTGAATTAGAATTTGGTGGATACATACGAGTAGAATTACTAGATAAGATTAAAGGTTCGGCTGAAAAACTTATGGATTCAGGTCTTCGTGGCGCCAATTTAGGTATCGAAACATTAAACAAAAAGGCAGGATCTACAGTGGGAAAAGGATATGGCATAAATGCAGTAGACTCACTAGTTGCTGCTAGAAATGTGTGGAGAGATCAAGTTGCAGTTAACATCAACATTATTATCGGATTGCCCTACGATACTATAGAAGATATACAAAAACAACAGGATATTTTAGTTAATGGAGATTTTTTTGACAATGTATTCTACACTCCATTAGGTATTCCTAAAATAGGAGAGTCATTGTTTAGTAAAGGATTGTATCAAAAATATTATAGGGTAGCAACAGACATTCCAGAATCTTATAGAGAAAATGCTATCAAGTATGAACAGACTAGAACATTTTTTGAAGAAAATATTAACTGGGAAACAGATTTAATGAATGTTGGAGATGCTATTACATTAAGTAGAGAGTTAACTGAAGATTTTAATAAAAAACGTCCGTACATTATTAATAATGTAACTGCATTTTGTGTTATGGCATTATTAAAAGATTACACTATGAAACAATTACGTACTTTGAAATATGTTGAAGAAGAAAAAAATCTTAATCTATATAGCTATAAAAAAGTAACAGAATATGTAAATTATATGAAATTTCAGGCAGGTCCTGTTCCTTTTAATTATATGAAAAACAGAATTATACCTACAATTCCTGCTACCCGAATGCCTTTTAAATCAAAAATTGAATTTTCAAATAACAAATATTACCCTACGTTATTGATTACGGAATAAATACATTAATAAGTTAAAGGGAAATTATATGAAATTTCAATTACTCCATCGATATGATTTTTCAGATTTAAACATTTTTAATTTTGAAATGCTAAAAGATAAATCTAAAATAAAAACCGAAACCAATATAGAAATATTTAAATGCATTGACCAAGGCATCGCTTTGTTAAACGATTACATCGATTTTGATTCTAAAATTGTGTCTTCTTTAAACAAAGTTTCTACAATGACATTTTTTGAATCTCTAGACAAACATACAGTAGGGGCACAAGTATTGTTTGAAAATTTTGATGATTTTAATAAATGGAGAATTGATAATCACGACACAATTTTGCCCTATCGTATTATTCAACGAGAAGTGGAATATCATATATTAGGTACTTCTGTAACTGTACTTGAGGACCAATCGGATAACTTTTCTTTTTTAGGATATGACGATTATATATCATACTTTGAAACTTTTCAACAAATAAGACTTAGTAATGGATAAGTTGCATTATCCATTTCCATTAAAGTGTTTTAAAGAATTGCAACATTTTGCGTCAGTTTATATGGATCAGTTCAACAAAGATGATCTATATCTTAGACAACTGGATACTAATGGAAAAATTTCTAGTATTCTTAATTTAGAATTAGCTGAATATGGATTGCCTAAGGTCCGCAATTTGTTATGTATTAAAAGAAAAAACTTTGATATATCAAAAGATCATTTACATGTTGACGGTAATCGTATACCAGAAACTGGCCAAGTTGGAATGATACACGCTTCTATTATTATTCCGCTGGACGGATGTAGAAATACATGTATGTTTTGGATGGGTGGGGATTATACACTTACGGCTCAAATTAGGATAGATGAAATTACTAATAAGGCCGTGCCATTTTGGGCCATTAATTGGTATAGTATACCAAGTCTTTTAGATAACGTTGAAATATATGATGTACCAACAATTACCCGGGTTGATGTTCCGCATAGTGCAAATAGCAATATTGACGGAACATATCGTTCAGTTCTTACCGTCCGGCTTGAAGGAAACCCTACATTCGATGAGATAGTTAAAATAAGATTTGGGGTCCTCTAATTTTGTTGTAAAAATACAACAAAATAAATTGTCTAAAGTACTTGACAGCAGTGAAAAACTGTTGTACAATAGAGACTAGTTAGCAAGCATTGTAGGCAAAAAAGCAAAATACTTTAAAATATTTTGCCAAACTTGCAAATAGTGGTTGACAACGAGACTAAATAAATGTATAATTAACACATAGGCAGCAATGGTGCTGTCGATGTAAACAAAGGTTTAAAGAGAAAACAAAATGCAATCGCAACAAAGACAACATTTTAATACGATAGCCAAACAGGTTGGATGCATGTCCGCCAGCTGGTTAGCGATTAATAGTCTGTCAAGTTATGATCGCACACCGGAGATTAACTCGGGGTCCCAGGAGACCAAAGTGTAACTAGATTACATTTTAACTTCCAAGGACCCCAGGATTAAGAACCCTGGGGTTTTTTGTTTTCCAAAAAGAAAATGGACAGTAAAAAGATCAAACAAGCTGAATGGCTTAGACAGCATACGCTAACTCCTGAACAACTTAAACAGTTGTTTGAGAACAAGTTGGCAAGAGCTGTTCAAAGTTATGAAGCTATGAGAAAGCGAGAGACGCTCTGCGGAGGTCGTTAACATCGCAACGTGTGATATGAGGAAACGAGGTCCTCGCCCTGCACGTAAAACATTGGGGCAAACGGGCGGCGACTAGGATGGAATCCCTCTTGTGGGACTAAAAATTAGTTCGTATTAAAGTGCTTTCACTTGACCCCTCCAACGGGCACGACAGCGTAGCGGAAAGTACTTTAATACACACATTCGTTCCGAGTACATAGTATAGAGAGGCAGAAAGATAAACTGCTAGAGTGTGTTTAATGGAGCCCTTTCCCGCTTGCGGTCTGTAAAATCGTAGCCAAAATAAGGTGGGTGGTGGCAAGAGGTTCGATTCCTTGGGGTTCCACCAAAATATTCTATTCCATCTTAGTATTCTCGGTGAGTACCCCCGGCTGTTAACCGGAAGAGGTTGGTTCGAATCCAACAGATGGAGCCATATGTAATTTGTAGTAGATGAGTTCAATTGTATAAATACAATTGGGAGAACTATTATGATATGTTTTAAATGCGATGCCAAACACAATGGATCCTTTGGATCTGGAAAATTTTGCTCAAGAGCATGTGCTAACAGCAGAATTAGAACAGCAGATACTAAAGAAAAAATTGCTAAAGGTGTTAAGGAAGCAATTATTTCTGGTAAGGCAAAAATGCCAAACAGAAAGGGTGTAAAACTTCCTCCAAGGACAGCAGAGCACTCTACAAAAATTTCAGCAGGTAGAAATGCTTACTGGGATAAAAAAGGCAGGGTGTCTGAAGAACATAAAAAAGCAGGCAATAAAGCAAATGTCTATGCTTACAGAGCACGGAAAAGAAATGCGATACCTGACGATGCTGATTTAATTTTAATTAGACAAATTTATCAATTTGTTCCTGAAGGATTCCAAGTCGACCACAAGGTACCATTATCAAAAGGTGGACTTCATCATCAGGATAATTTACAATACTTGCCGGCTCGAGATAATCAAAGCAAAAATAATAGGCTTGATTATGATAGTAAGAATGCTATCAGATGGCAAGATATAATTTGGGGGCAGCAGTGGGCTGCGGCGTTCCCTTGCAAGGATCGTGACTAGAAGGGTTCGATTCCCTCGGCCTCCACCAAATTGGCTCTGTAAGCATTGATGGCGATGCAGGTGTCTTGTAAGCATCAGAATGCGGTTCGATTCCGTAACAGAGCACCAAATTATATCCTGCTAGATTACTGGCTAGATCAACACCCTTTCAAGGTGTAGGAACGGGATCGATACCCGTGCAGGATGCCAATATGCCACAGTAGTCCTCTGGGTAGGGCACCGGATTGTCTATCCGATCGAGGCGGGTTCGATTCCCGTCTGTGGCGCCAGTTTTAGGTCCCATAGTATAGCCTGGTCAGTACAGCGGCTTGTCACGCCGTCGGCAGGGGTTCGAATCCCCTTGGGACCGCCAAATAATGGAAAGTGATGCAGGGGAGTTGGTTCCCCGACCAGTCTTGAAAACTGGGTCCTTGTGAAGAACAGGGTGGGGTTCGACTCCTCCGCTTTCCACCAAATAACTTGACATTCTACTTAACTCGTGTATAATTATATATGCGACTGTGAGTGGAATATAGCAGACCTCCCGCTGTGCTTATAGCACGGAATGGGGCCGGGGCGATGAGTATAACTCGCAGCCCTTGTAGGGGCAGGACCTACCAGTCGTACCAATTTTAGGAGCGTTGGCCGACCGGTCAAGGCAGCGGGTTGCTAACCCGTCATCCAGAAATGGGTGAGTAGGTTCGATTCCTACACGCTCCGCCATTTTATATCTCCTTAGTGTCAGCAGCAGCACAGTGATCTCCAAAATCACCAGGGTTCGTGCAAATCGAACAGGGGATGCCAATTTTAGGCTCTAACTATCCTATACATACCCGGAATTTGATTAGCCCATTGCTTGTCAGGAACTAGGAAATGTATATTTTCGTTATTGACTTCCATGACCATATGCCTGTAGATATCGTGCATGTAATGAACACCGATGTTTCCAGGCTGTGTTTCTTCAAGATGAGCATGTGAATTTTTAATGCTATTGATAAAAGATTGTAGATATTTTTTAGGAAATCCAAAGAATGTGTCTGTGACAAACTGTAAAGTTTCCCAGCCCATCATTTCCTTAGAAACAAAATTCATTTTATCATAATCCCAATTGAAGTTAACAACTTCTTGATCAAACGCTAGATCAAATCGGGCTGCTATGATAAAATCTAGATCTTGATCTAAAAGATTTTCCATGCTCTTAATGTAGGTAAGTCTTTGATGACTACCTTCAGGAGATAGCACTAAAGATTTAGTAGGTGAATAAAATTTAACTACTTCTTCTACTTTTTCATTTTCATATGTTGTAGTGTAAACATTAACAACATTATTTTCTTCAAAAGAACCAATTAAATTGGTTTTGATATTGTCCCTGGTTAATGTCCAATTACGTTGATGAACAAAGCCGGGTCGGGGTATACTGTATATTTCCCCGGTAATTGCAATTCCTATTTTTTTCATATCACATATTTATATAGTGGTATTGATCATGTTAATTTTATCTCTCTTTCGGTTAGCGGCTATGCCACCTCGTTTGGGGCGAGGATTTCGTGGGTTCGAGTCCCACAGGAGAGACCAGTTTTAGGATCAGTTCAGCAAAACTAACAAACTTTCTTTTATCCAGAAACTAAAAAGTTGATCCTGTTTTATTATGTAGGTATGACCCGAAAGGCTAGGGGGCAGATTGCAAATCTGTTTTATGCAGGTTCGACTCCTGTTACCTACTCCAAATTTAATGCGTCCCTAGCTCAGCTGGATTAGAGCACTGGTTTACGAAGCCGGGGGTCGGGAGTTCGAACCTCTCGGGACGCACCAAATATGCCCTACTAGCTCAATTGGGAGAGCACCGTCTTGATAAGGCGGGGGTACCTGGATCGAAACCAGGGTAGGGTACCAGTTTTAGGATGCGTTCAGCAAACTTATCCAATTCAACTGTTAATTGAAAAATAAGCATCCTGTTATATTTAGGGGTTAAATCGATAAGAGCAGATACTAGTCTTTGAAACTAGGTGAGAAGGAGCGTTACCTTCAGCCCCTGCCAGTTTATGTGATAATAGGGGTGACCATAGTGTAAAATTGGCACCCAACTCTGTGAAAGTTGTAGTCTGAGTGAGACTTCTCAGTGGTCACCCCTATTATCATATTCATCAATGCCAAGATAGCTCAGTTGGTAGAGCACCGGTCTGAAGAATCGGGTGTGGTCGGTTCGATCCCGACTCTTGGTACCAATTTTAATTATGTTCAAAGGAGAACGATATGAAACGTGCTAAACGTTAGTGTCGCTCTAGATCCCGTATTGGTCTAGGGTTGGCACATTAAATCAATTTAATACAACTAACCCTCACAAACATTAAGGTGATGTAACCGGCTCTTAACCGGTAAAACACGGATCATTACCGTGGTGTGGGACCAATATGGGGCAGACACCGAAGTGGCTGCGGTACCAGACTTTTAATCTGGCGAGAGAAATCTCCTTGTGGGTTCGAACCCCACCTGCCTCACCAATAATTTTAGTAATTCGTTTATTTTAGAACCAGCTTGATATTCATCATAAGAAATTCTAAAAACATTTAAGTTTAGATTAGTAGTGATGTATTCATCACGAAGTTTGTCTGCTTCTTTGTGTTTAGGTTTTTCGTGCTGTTTCCCGTCAAGTTCAACTATAAGATTTATTTCGGGAAAGTAGAAATCCACGAAATACCATTTCTGTGTAATATGATTTTTAATAGTGTATTCAGTTTCATATTTTAGAGAAATGTTGTTATCCAACAACCAAGTTTCAAATGATTCTTCGAGATAAGATCTTTTATCTCTGCGATAATTACTTCTTCTGTTTTGTTTGATTCTATCGGACATGTTGTTTGATAACAGCACTGACTTGCATTTAGAAGAACAAGTTTTAACAATTTTGTTTTGTATGACAGAGTTGCATATACAACAATACGATAGTCTGCTAAACATCTGTTTTGATTTGGTGTAAGGATTTTCTAGATTAAACTTTTTAACACTATCTGAAATCTTTTGTTTCACAGCAGTATCTAGAGCAACACCTTTTCGATCCTTGTTGTAAAAACTTGCCGAACAGGATGTTGAACAGAATTTATTATGACGCTGCTCGTATGTAAGAGAGACATCGCACTGTTTGCATTTGTTAGGATTTTCTAAATATTGATTTTGAATTTGCTGTGCATTTTGTTTAGCAATTTCAGAACCTAATAATCCACCAGCAAGACGATTTTTACGATTTCTTGCTCGTCCTTCTTCTGTATGAGAAATGAGATAATGAGAATGAATACCTTTTGAGGTTTTTGGTTGTTTGCAGACTATGCAAGAACATGTAAATGTTGTATAATTAGGCATACACTTATTTATGCATCAACTCATAAAACCCCTACCATATAAAAACACATTGAATACTAACTGCGACATCTATCGAAAGGTTAGTAGGAGTCTTGCAAGCCAGTGTGTTTCTATATGGTAATGTAGGACAATGGTAGTCTTCCTCCTTCATACGGAGAGTGTTACTGGTTCAAATCCAGTCATTACCACCAAGTTATTGCCGCTGTCGCCTAATGGTAGGACACCTTATAAAAGGGTGACTCTGTATAGAGTACGTTCAGCAATTTTCTTAATCCATGTCAAGGGGGTTATCTGGGTTCGAATCCCAGCAGCGGCACCAGTTTCGAGATAGACGTAGAGATTCGAGTCCCTTGTATTCTAGTGCATTAGGCTGATGCATGACACACCAGTAGAATTATACAGGGTAGTTTAAACTCGCTCATACGAGACAAGCCAGTGAGTCCTTCAGAAAGATAGCTGGTCTCTCGAAAACCTATTCAGGTCCTTAGTTTAATGGTAGAACACTACCTCGACACGGTGAAACTTGATGGTAAATACAATATGAACTATCAAAAAATATACGATAACCTTGTTATTCGAGCATCAGTAAGAACGTTAAATGAATACGGTGAGTGGCATCACATTGTACCACGATGTCTAGGTGGAAAGGATGATAAAATTAACTTAGTATATCTTACACCAGAAGAACATTATCTGGCACATCAGTTACTAGTGAAAATAAATCCAGACAATTCTGCGTTATTACATGCCGCTGTAATGATGGTTGCTAATCGCCCATCAAATAAATTATACGGATGGCTTAGAAGAAAACTTTCTAAAGCTCAGAGCAAAAAACAAACAGGGTCGGGAAATACTCAGTTTGGAACAAAATGGATTTATAACTCGGAATTAAAAGTATCTAAAAAAATATCAATTAGCAAAGAATTGCCAGATGGTTGGATTTTGGGAAGAAAAATAAATTTTGAAATCAAAAAATGTATCTGCTGTGAGTTGCCAGTAAAGACAAGATTTGCTAGTTATTGCGAAGTTCATAGTGCTGAAATAAAATCAATAAATGGAAGAAAAAATAGCAAACATTTTTTGAATGCAGGTTCGGCATCATATAAAAATAGAAAGTTTATAACAGACGGAGTGGATGACAAACTTCATTTAGAAACAGATCCGTTACCACATGGTTGGAATTTTGGAAGAAGCAACAATAAACATAGGTCATTAACTCAAAGGTAGAGTGCTTGGTCGACATCCAAGATACGGCGGTTCAATACCGTCATGACCTACCACATCTGGCGTTCGTATAGTGGAAAATACAGGGAGCTTCTACCTCCTAAACAGCAGTTCGATTCTGTTACGCCGGACCATTCTCGCTGTAGTTCAATGGATAGAATAGAAGTTTCCTAAACTTTTGATCCAAGTTCGATCCTTGGTGGCGAGACCAATGCATAAATTAATATATGCCGTTAGTTAAAACAATTACCGAAGTGCCTGATTGTATATTTTTTTCTGCGTTAGAGGAAATAAACACTATTCAATGGGAAACTATTTTAGATCCTAGTAGACGGAATTCCGTGTTCAATACCAGCAAAGCCATTCATATTCGAGGAAATAAAATACCAAAAGGCAAATTGCCAACATCACTTGAAGAATGGTGCATGATTACAGAATGCGAAAATAATTTTCCTGCTACCGATATATACAAAAATGCATGTTTAGCATCTGAATGGATTTATAAACAAGTTGATGGTATTGCATTAGGAAGAATAATGATTGTACGATTAGAATCAAAAAGTCAGGTTGGTCTGCATACTGATCCTTGTGATTATTTTGAAATGTATTCAAGATTTCATATACCGTTTAAAACAAACAATATGGTATTATTCAGTGGAGAAGATTCTTCTATTACTGAGCATATGCCTTTTAAAATGTTAAGTCAGCTTAATAATAGATTGCCTCATCAATTAATAAACAACGGTGATGATTTTAGAATACATCTTATTGTCGATATTGCAGTCGAAGGTGGAAATCAGATATTTTGATTGTTCCAAACATCATTAGCAACATGATCAATATTCATCCTATAAAATGCACGTTCTTGAGTATCGGGAGTGTTGCCTAACTGTAATGCTGTACGTCCGTGTAAAAAAGACCAATTATCATATATAACTATATCCTGGTTGTCCCATTGGTGATAATGTACTAGCTCGGGAATTTTTTCTAAATGTTCAATAAACATTTTTATCACACTGCAATCAGATTGCAATTCATTATCAATATAGACACTTTTAATCCAAGCACCTTTCATTTTATCTGTATTATAAAAGTTTAATCGCAAACTTGGTTTTTTTGTAATAGGGTGTATTTTAATAAAATCATAAATTCCTAAATCGGTGCCGGGTGCATACCAACTTTGTTGTTCTATCTTAACTCTAGGCAATAATTCTTTCATCTTAGGAGTTAAGTGTTTAAAACAATCCTCAATATTGAGCCATTTTGTTTTTCCCGATATATCAGGATTGGGATTCTTAACAATCCATAAAGCTCTATGGGGATAAGGATTATAACTTCGGTTTGGAATATCAGCGTGCCATGGCATTTCACTATCTGCTATTCCGAGAATTTTATTACTGAAATGAGATACACTATAATTTTTATCAACATCTTCACATGTTAATCCTATTTCACGGCTGTATGTGTAATCGCATTTGTCCCAAGGTGACCCAAAGTATGTTCCAAATTTTGCAAAATCTAATAATTCAAAATTCATACGTTTAAAAATTATTATTTTTTTCCTATATAACATATCACGCCAGTAGTTATTGTCATATTGAAAAAAATCCATAGGATTATCAAATTCAATAGTGCAGCCCCAAGAATCTTTTATAGGTGTTATTTTCATATAGATATTTATAATATGCTCCATTACTCAAATCTTATACTTATAAGATGACTAACCTCTTCAATTGAATTATTTTCAATTGAATGCCAATCATCTATCTTAACTATAATGGGAGTATTGCAATTGACAGTATCTATACAGGTCGCATTACTATGCAATAACAAAGGAATTGGTTTCCCAGTCGGTCCTAACAATGAATTGTTGGTAACATTATTGTTTTGGAAAAACCATTTCATATGTGTGGCTTTACAACCCATTAACGGTAAAATCAGTGCATGAGTTATATAATATTCTCCTGTATAATCTTTATGGATATCACCTATAAATTCTTTATTCATTTGAAAGTATAATATATTTGTTATAGGGTCTTTTAAATTCAATATTTTAGATATTCTAAATCTTTCTACTACAGAGCACGGTCTAACAATATTTTTATTATCTGATTGTAAAATATTCATTATAGTATTTCTATCATATTTGATATCAACAGGTTTATAATTTTCTTGCATAATTTTATTTATAATGCTCTTGTAGTACAATGGTAGTACACCAACTTGGTACGTTGGAAATTAAAGTTCGATTCTTTACTTGAGCACCACTTGACACCGTTAGAAAACTATGCTATAATAAACACATGTTAAGAAATTAACATACGCTCTTTAACAATTAACAGTAAAATTTGTCCCTATCGTCTAGAGGCCTAGGACACCGGCCTTTCACGTCGGGTACACGAGTTCGAATCTCGTTAGGGACGCCATATATAAACACACTTCGTAACCGTTGATGGTTGCTTAACAGAAATGTTATTCCCAAAGCATAAAGTGTGTTTATATATGCCAGCGAGACTTGGAAGTCAGAGAGATTTTATAAATCTTTTCAGCGCCAGATTAGCGTTCTTGAGAGAGTTCGATCCTCTCCGCTGGTACCATATATGGAGTGGACGCACCAATGGTGGTGCAGCGGACTGTAACTCCGCCGTCTTCGGGCATGACTGGTTCGATCCCAGTACACTCCACCATAAATAAAAATATGACATTATTATTTGTTCCACTAGACATAACAATACCAAATAACCCAACGTTTAAATTGGGTGATTACCATGTTAGTGCTCGACAGAAATTTTGGAGAACACGAACTATTTTAGGTAAAGAAAATAACTATGTTGAATATAACTGGTTGTTTGATCAATTACCATTTTCCAAAGTAGAAATATTTACATATAAGGTGCAATTAAAAGCAGTCGGTCCACATATAGATCACGATATAAAAAACTCTACCCCAGAAAAATTAGATTTAATTAAATCTACAGAGCCGGCAGGGTATCATATTTTATTACAGGGAAAAAATAATTCACTTGAAGTATATAACGGTACTGATTGGATTACTCCAATTTTACCAAATGCTCCATTTGCCTATGCATTAGATCTAACATCGTGTGTACATCGTGTTCGAGAAGATCCAGACCGTACTACATTGTATATTGAAGGTTCTCTTGATAGAGAAAAGCACAAGTTGCTGATAGAACGTAGTATCAGAAAGTACAAAAGTTTTGCAGTGTACAAAAACAAATTCTAAAATCTGATAAAACTAAATATTGATATGAACAGCATATCATTACCCATCAGCAACAAACGAATTTATTGGCAAAATTACAACAAACTATCCCTGGTGGCAAAATTGCAAACAGGCCCGCAACATTGGAAAGAATTCAATACTCGAGAGTTATTCTTCAAAAGATTGGAAGATACTGCATTGGGGAATTGGAATAGAACATCAAATCACATTGATGTACCCAATTTAAAAAAAGTAATTGATGTTGGTAGCGGAATAGCTACATTTGATTTAACTTTGCATCATCTAAACAAAAATATTGAATTTTTTCTAGTTGACAAAACAACAGTTGAATTCCCTAGTCAGCCAACATATTATTCTAAAGAATACTATTCGTACAATCTGTGGGAAGTTTTTAACGAATCGTTGACTAGTCCCGAAGTGGACAAAAATAAATTCAACATCTTGTCACCCGACGATGATTGGCCGGCTGACGTAGATCTTATAATTTCTATGTTTTCTTGGTGCTGGCATTATCCCAAGGAGTACTACTGGGACAAGGCACTCAAAAGCCTCAAAGTAGGCGGCACACTAGTACTGGATGTGTTGAATGTCAAGGACCGAGATGTCATAGAAGAAATCAGCAGTGAGTTGGGGGCAAAACCAAAATTTGATTTGAAGTATCCCCCTGCAGATCACCCGTATCTAAATCATTTTAGCCTGATCAATGGAAGTCACGGAGGGTATTATTCGTGGGTTCGGGCCAGGTAATTTGATCACACACCAAGTTTGAGAATTCGTCTAGAAACCGGTAAATTGTAGTTTGGTCTACAAGCTCTTGATTATTTTTATGCGCTGGATTGACATTGCGAGTTGGATTTGAAGCCAAACGTAGATAGGTTTGATTCCTGTTAGGTGCACCAAGTTTTGTTAGAGTGTTAGCAAGAGAATGTCACGCTGTCTAGGTTTCTTCGAAGGACCAAAACAGTAGAAGGATGCGGGGTCGTTACCCGGCTGATCGCTTGATTGCATCGGCATACAATGGGTATCATCTGGACTAGTATCCCAAGTGACGTACCGAGTCCCGGCCGGCTTAATTACACGGGTGAATGGTGTCTATAACGATGGTGACACTACTTTAACAAATTAATTTAGATAGGGGTTGACAGGTTGTTAAATACCCTGTATAATAAACACATAGGCTAACAAGTTTAGCAACGTTCGTTAAAAAATATATGCCCTGGTGACGGAATGGTATACGTACTGGTCTTAGAAACCAGGTTCTGAGAGTTCGAGTCTCTCCTAGGGCACCATATTAAAACATACTGCATACGGGTAAGTGACTTGGCTAACGCTGATATCGACCGCCTGTTAGTAGTATGTTTTAATTTGGTAATGCTCCGATGGTGAAATAGGTAGACACAAGAGACTTGAGAGTAAAATTTGAGTGCCCTAGTGGAAATGCTAGGAGTAGAACCCGTCAAATTCGGTGAAGGCTGTAAAATGCTAATACCGAGCGAAGCCCGAAAGGGAACGTGTAGAGACTAGACGGCGGGCATCTAAAGTAGTAATACTATGATGAAGGTATAGTCCAGACCATCAAACCGCAAGGGTAGTGAAAACTATAGTGGTAAGAAAATCTCTCGCCGCAAGGTGTGCCGGTTCGAGTCCGGCTCGGAGCACCAAACAATATATTCCTCAGTAGCTCAGCGGTAGAGCAATCGGCTGTTAACCGATCGGTCATTGGTTCGATCCCAGTCTGAGGAGCCAAAAGTTTTTTCAACAAAAGGTAGCAAATGGTACAAATAATTAAGACAAAGTTTTCGCCGCAAAACATTGACACGGATAAATGTGTCGAAGCGGTAGGCAATAGATTTGATCTAGTATTGATCGCGGCTGCTCGAGTTCGAGAATTACGCCGTGGTCATGCTAAACAGGTCATGGGACTCAACAGTCCAACTATTACTGCACTTCAAGAAATTGAAGCAGGACTTGTAGGACGTGAGTATTTAAAGAGAGTCCGCTGATGAGCAAAGGCAGTAGACCTCGTCCGTATAGTGTTAGCCAAAAAGAGTTTGGCAATAACTATGATGTAATTTTTGGAAAGAAAGATATGCAAGTAAGAGTTAAAGAAAATCCAAAAGAATTTGGTTCATGCGGTTGTGGTCGTAGTCCAACTGGCAAATGTATTGGTTGGCATGGATTGAGCGAAGACATGTATCGGCATCAAAAGATGTTATGGTTGGAAGAAGAACTTCGCAAAGATAGCGAAGTACGAGATACCACACAAGGTGGTTAAATAGATTTAAGCCGAATTAGCACAGCGGTAGTGCAATCGCCTTGTAAGCGATAGGTCGTCTGTTCGAACCAGACATTCGGCACCAGAAACCCGGGTTACACTTTGACGTTATGAAAGTGGGTGGGGCAGTCACCATAGAGAGTGCTAAGTGTGCAGTGCATTGACTATCAGTCCCTGTTGGGGGATACTGGAAACGCATTGGGTGGGGAACGCTAACCTTTTCCAAAAGAAGAAATACGTAGACAGAGTAGACCGCTCAGTCTAGGGCCTATGTGGTGTAGGTAGCTAGACACTTTATTGAAACGTATTAAACGAATGGATACAAACTGTAGGCATACAGTAGGAACAGAGCGGTTAGTGTGTTTCAATAAAGTATGCGGGGTTCGTATAGTGGCAATACCTTAGATTTCCAATCTAAAGCGAGGAGTTCGATTCTCCTACCTCGCTCCATATTTTTGCCTGGTTGCGTAGAGAGGTTATACGTCTCCTTTACACGGAGAGCGATGACAGTTCGAGTCTGTCACCAGGTACCAGTTTTAGGGGATCAGCACTTCTAGTCCTTAGTCGACGCTGTGCTAATTTTAAATAACAATGGTCGTCAGTAATACGGTAATAAGTGTTATTGGTCCTGTAAGGATAGATAGTTGTGCCCTAATTTATTTTCGGACATTAGCGCAGCCTGATTAGCGCATCGCGTTTGGGACGCGAGGGTCGTAGGTTTGAATCCTACATGTCCGACCATATTAGGGGGATTAGCTCATTTGGGAGAGCGGCTGCTTTGCAAGCAGTAGGTGATCAGTTCGATCCTGATATCCTCCACCAAGAACAGCGGATAAGTTACATTATCCAGTATGAGCGGCCAAGGTAGGTACCTAATCTTTGGGGCAAGTAATAGTACTAAAATGCGATGTAACAGGTTAGCAGTGATCTGCTTCATAGGGGATACCTCAAAAATGTTCTCCACCAATTATCGCAGAGAGGGTCTGGTCACCAGCGAGGTCTCATAAGCCTTTGCCATCCTTGGTTCGAATCCAAGCTCTGCAACCAGTTTTAGGCTACGTTCAGCAAAGTCATTTATGACACGTTGGTTCGATTCCAACATTTGGGGTTTCCCAAATTCGCTCAATGGTAGAGCAATGGCTTCATCGCCATCAAAAAAAGTAGCCTGTTTTATTTGACCATTTAGGTTCTTTTCAGCAATCTTATTAAACTTTCTGCAAAAAAGACGGACCAGGTTCGAATCCTGGACACAGTTTGGTCAACTGTGTTGGTGTATTGGTAGCACAAAAATGAGAACCTGTTATTTTAGTAGGTAAATAAAAACATCGCGGGTATGATGTAATGGTAACCTATAACTTTGCCAAAGTTAATTTGCGAGTTCGATTCTCGCTACCCGCTCCATTCTAAATCACATTATGTCAAAAACAAAAGAACCAATCGAACATAAAGACAAATTAGGACGTATTCTTAAAATAGGAGATGCAGTATGCTATCCTAATCGAAATACTCTTGAATTCGGCACCGTCAAAAAACTTAATGCTAAGATGGTTACAGTTTGGGAACTTGATTACGGCAATTATTCTTGGTATCAAGGTAATAGAAAGTATCCCAACGATCTAGTCAAAGTTGAAGGTCCGGAAGTTACTATGTACCTTTTGAAGGCTTCTGCCCGTTCGTAGCCAAGTACAATCGCTCTTTAAGTTCGTTTGCCACGATATAATCCGTTGCCGCGATTCTAGCCAACCACCCTTGCAATAGCCCTCTTTGGGCGGCAAGGGTTTCGCCTTTTGTGGCGTGAGAATAATGCTCTAACAACTCGTCGAGTTCGGCTAGCTTTTCTTGCAAATGAGTCTTAGATTGTGACATATAATACTATTTACTTACTTGACAGATTGGTAAAATACTGCTATAATATATACATAATAAGGAGAATAAAATGCCCTGGATTGAAAACGTAGCTGCTGATGATATACCTACTAGGTTTCATCATGAAGCCGGAGAGAATAGTATGCTGATCAGCATTACTGATCCTGCAGGTTGGAAGCCAGAAGCAAAACACGTATTCAAAGAGCGTCATAATTTTGAGTTCCTTGATATCGAAAAGAATGATTTTGCTTTAGACGAAGCAATGAGATGTAGTCAAGAACAAGCCGACGAGCTTGTTCGATTACTGCAACATGCATTATCTAACAGAATGAATGTAGTCGTGCATTGTACAATGGGTATCTGCCGTAGTGGTGCAGTGTGCGAAGTCGGAGTCATGATGGGTTTTGAAGATACTGGCAGATTCCGCAGCCCTAACCTACTAGTCAAGCATCGCATGATGAAGGCTTTAGGTTGGACATATGATGAAAACGAAAAGCCAAACATTGATGATTGGCGAACTTTTAAAAATGATATATAATATAATAAGCAAAAGTGGCTTGCCACTATTCGGAAGCGACACACTAGATGGTGCCATGGCATTTGCCAAGACCGTTGGAATGTTTGTGACTATCAAAGGTCCGGACTTTGAAGTGTGTGGCATATTTGGCGTTGACGCTGTTAAGGACGGAAAGTGTCCTGATGGAGTCGACTATGATTGGAACAAGGCTAGCCGAATAGGGCGAGTAAAGAAAGAAAGGATAGAATATGACAGCGACATTTTTAGTGAGTGATACGCACTTCGGACACATGGGTGTCTGTAAGTTCACTCGTAACGACGGTGTCACAAAGTTACGTCCTTGGGACAGTCCTGAAGAAATGGACGAAGCCATGGTCAAGGCTTGGAACGAACGTGTTAAGCCCACAGATAAAATATATCATTTGGGCGATGTGGTTATTAACCGTAAGGCATTAAAGACATTAGCTCGCTTGAACGGCGACAAGGTCTTAATCCGCGGTAACCACGACATCTTCCGAGATGACGAATACAGAGCTTACTTCCGTGAATTGCGAGCCTATCACGTTGTAGAGGGTATGATCTTTAGTCATATTCCTTTACATAGTGACAGCTTAGGTCGATTCGGTGTTAACGTTCACGGTCATTTACATGCAAATCGTGTCAAGAAGGCCAGGGGTGTCGATGCCCGTACAGGAGAAGTCTTGTACAGCGACGAGAACGATGTTCGTTATCATTGTGTTTGCGTTGAGCAGACTCCGGACTTTGCGCCCATCTTGTTCGAGGATGTAAAAAAGCGCATTGTTGAAGAAGGTGGATCAATTACATTTAGGAACGGCAATGGACCAACGATGTAAATTATATGTACTAGTCGGAGTGCCTGGTTCAGGTAAGTCTACATGGGTAGATGATCAGGAATGGGCAATAACCTGTGCTCGCATCAGTACAGACAAGTGGGTTGAAATCTATGCCAAGGAAGTGGGTCGTACCTATTCCGAAGTGTTTACAGATTTCATGCCCACTGCTGTTGATCTCATGGCCAAGGAAGTAATTGCGGCCCGTGAAATGAAGCGTGATATCATTTGGGATCAGACCAGTACAACTATTGCAAGTCGTGCTCGTAAGTTCAACATGTTGCCAGACTACTACAAGATTGCAGTAGTGTTTAAGACTCCTGAAAAAGAAGAATTAGCCAAGCGTTTAGCAAGTCGACCTGGTAAAGAGATTCCAATAAGTGTAGTAGAACAAATGGCTTTTGATCTAACAGCAGACCCACCTTCTTTGGAAGAAGGGTTTGATGAAGTTTGGTTTGCTACTTAATTTGCGGCCCTTAGTTCAATGGATAGAATACGTGGCTTCGAACCATGCGATGTGGGTTCAATTCCTGCAGGGCCGGCCATTGATTAGCGATAATTAATAATATGTCAACATTGCACATTTTAAGTAGTCCATACAGTCCTGTTCATATTGATAGAAGGATAGATGCGTTCTCAATAGCTGTGATAAAATTTGTCGAGAACATGCAGAAGCTAGGATGGGATTGTGTTCATTACGGTATTGTAGGGTGCCAGGTGCCGTGTAAAACCATAGTGTGTTTGCCTAACATATATAATGATAATCAAACTAACATAAAAGAATACAATAAACGTGCAGGCAAAGAAATTGCCCTGCGTAAACGTACCGGCGATTTAATCATGTGTTTCCATGGTTGGGAGAATCGAGAAGCAGCCGAAGCAAATAAGGACCTATTGATTGTCGAACCAAGCATCGGTTACGAAACTAAAGCAGTATTTGCGCCTTATCGAGTATTTGTCAGCTATGCACAGCAACATATGATGTATGGTGAACGAGGTATGTTGATGACTCCCAGCTGGTATGATGCAGTTATTCCAAATGGATTTAGTGCCGACGAGTTTGAATATTCTGCAAAAAAGAAAGACTATATACTGTACTTCGGCCGTGTAATTGAAAGTAAAGGCATACACATTGCGATACAGGCTACAGAGAAATCTGGACATAAGCTAATCATTGCTGGTCCGGGTAGTCTCACGGATATGGGATATAAAGAAATACCCGAGCACGTAACCTGTGTAGGACTAGTTGGCTCCGATCAAAGAAAAGAATTGATGCGTGATGCACAGGCCATTATTGGGCCCACTTACTATGTCGAGCCGTTTGGCAATATGGTGGTTGAGGGGTATTTCTGCGGTACACCTGCAATTACAACAGACTGGGGTGGTTTTACTGAAACAGTAGTACACGGTGTTACGGGATATCGTTGCAGAGAGTTTAAAGAATTTGTTACAGCATTAAAAAACATACATCTCATAGATCCCAAAGCCTGTAGAGATTGGGCATGGGTCAACTGCGAGGAATCTGTAGTACACAAAAAATTTGATGAATATTTTAAGAAACTACAGGCTAAGGATTTTTACAGAGAATGAAAAAAGCATTTTTAATTACCAGTGTTATTGATGTCGATAATACTAACCCACTTACATACAGTAAGGTACGAACAACCTTTTCAAGTGCTGATAGATTTAAACACACCATCTTTACTATAGCATCACTTGATATGATGGCTGGAGCTGATACTACTATTTTTCTAATTGATGCATCAGAAGATTACGAGCAATATAAGTCTACACTAGGTTATCAGAAAAATCTTGTGTTTGTGTCAGTTAAGGAAGAATTTCCTGATATATTTGAATTAGTCAGAACACACCCTAACAAGAGTTTCGGCGAGTCGTTAATGTTGGTCAAGTTCATCGAAAAGTACAGAAGTGTTTTAGACGGATACGACTACTACTTTAAAATGAGTGGACGGTATTTTGTTGATAGTAATTTTGATACCAGTTTGCTCAATGAAGAAAATCTCGATAAAATCTTCTTTAAACATCCTTTCAAGTATGAATGGAATGACAGCTGGAATTATCAAATAGTAGATCGTCGTGCTATTCAAAATGATAATAAACTCTATCAGTACTCGTCTGTCCTATACGGATGGGGCAGAATGAATATGGACAGAATATTAGATATTTACAGAGTCATTGCAACATTTACCAATCACCCTAACGGTTCGATATATGATGTAGAAACCTTGTTATACTTTTTTACAAGAGTATATGAGCCAAATATTATTGAAACAGATTGGGTAGTATACGGGTGGGACGGAGCTGGTGGTCAATTTTTAAGGTATTAATATGAATTTAGAATTATTAATTGTTGATAATTTTTATAGCGATCCAGATGCTGTAAGAAAATATGCACTAGAACAATCGTTTGATGTTACAGGTAACTATCCCGGAGTACGAACAAAACCCTACCTGCCAGATGATGTTAAAGATGCAATACAGTATTGGATGAATTCTGTCGGTAATGTAACTAACTGGTTTGAGAATCAAGGATGTACTGGGGCTTTTCAATTGGCTACTGCACAGGACAGAACATGGATACATGCCGATCACTATAATCAATGGGCAGGAGTATGCTATCTAACACCAGATGCACCATACACAGGAGGCACAGGTTTATATCGACATAAGGCAACAGGCGAATATAGACGTACCGAATCTTATCATGAAGGATACGATTATACCAAGTGGGATTTATTCGATAGAATAGGCAACAAGTACAACAGACTTATACTCTACAGAGGTGACCTGTTTCATGCAAGTTTAGATTACTTCGGTGACAGTAAAGAAAATGGTCGATTGTTCCAAACATTCTTTTTTGACGTAGAGGCATACTAATGACCTATAAAATCTGTCAGGTTGTGTTTTCTACAAATAGATTAGAATATCTAATCCCAACCCTACAGTGTCAAGCTAATTTAAATTTCTACGGTTGTGAAGTACATAAAATTTTTATAGACGATTATCCTAAGACTAGAAATAACTTAATGATAACTGAATTGGTTAAGTTGTTTGGATATGATGAGATTATACTGCATGAAGAAAATTTAGGTCTAAGTGTTACATGGAGTCAATTCTGGGATCTAATTAAAGATAGAGATTACGATTATGTTTTCCATATGGAAGATGATGTACTGATACAACAGCCTGTATTGATCACCGATTTAATAGAGTTGCTGAATAGCGATCTTGAAATAAGCCAAATTCAATTGGCAAGGCAAGCATGGTATGCAACCGAGACAGACCCAAAAGCAGAATCTACTGATCTAATATACAAAAATTTTAGATACACTAAAGGTAGTGTCATATTTTCACCAATGGCTAGTCTATATCCTTTGAGTGCAACAAAAATCCCCTATAAACAATTCTACGATCATAATCTCAATGAAGGTCTTATAGGCAGAGTATTAGCAGAACAAAAAGTACAAACTTCTGCCAATGTAAAAAATTATTACGGTAAAAACATAATTAAACACATCGGTAATTGGTTTGTAGGTAAACGGGTGTTACCCGACGAACCAGGATACGATCAGTTCGAACACTTTGATCCAGATGTAAAATATAATTCAAAAGACGGAAGTGAATACAAATGAAACAAAAATTTATAGACTTGTATATGGACTGGGCAGATCGGACTGCCCAATTAAGTCATGCTGTACGATTGCAAGTTGGTGCTGTCATTGTCAAAGACGACAGTGTTATCAGCTATGGCTACAATGGTATGCCTGCAGGGTGGGATAACAACTGTGAAGATCGAGTGTGGGATGCAGGAGCAGGTGGTTGGCTTGACCCTGACGAATTTGAAGCCAAATATCCTTACGAAGGATGGCATGAAGGTGCCCAACGTGATGTACGTTATGGATTAAAAACTAAACCAGAGGTGCTTCATGCTGAACGAAATGCGTTAGATAAATTAGCCAAACGGGGCGGAGTCGGCGGAACCGGTGCGTCTATGTTTGTCACTCACTCTCCGTGTTTGGAGTGTGCTAAAAGCATATATGGCGCCGGCATATCTAGCGTATATTACCGCAATAGTTATAGGGACAAGTCAGGAGTAGAGTTTTTAGAAAAATCTGGCGTAAATATAATAAAATTAACATAGCATATAATATCTATATGCAAAACTGATAACTACTATTATATCAAAGGATAGAACGTGCGAATCAAGTTTAATTGGGCTGGATTAACTCGAGAAACTATAGCTGGTTTCATATACTCTCTCTATCCTAATATTGTTGGACGTACACTAACTATCCAGCAAATCCATACAAAACTATCCACGCAATTAAAAAAAATTGCACCCCTTAAAATAAAACGAGAATTTGATCCAAAGATTGAACAGAACCAAATATGGGTCGGTGGTGCTTATTACAGCGATTTAGATCAAGAAAAAACCAAATGTATTGAAATAGTGTTTGCATATCCTGTAGTGGATGATACAATTTGTATGACTCCTAAACGTTTTAAAAGCATGTGCCTTAACATAGCAGATACACTACTACATGAAATGATACATATGAGGCAGTACAGACGTAGAAAGTTTAAAATACTTCCGGATTATGAAAGTACAGCTAACAGGACTAAGGTAAGATTAGAACAAGAATACTTAGGATCCTCTGATGAGATAGATGCGTATGCGTTTAACATTGCCTGTGAAATGATTGACAAGTTTAAGGGTGATTACGATTCAATTATTGATTACTTAAACGAAAATCAAAAGGGCAAACAAAGACGTCACAATAGTTGGAGAATGTATCTAAAGGCATTTGAGCACGATCACAATCATCCTATTGTACAGCGTGTTAAGAAAAAGGTAGTTCGGTATCTTCCATTGGCCTATGTTGGCAAACCATATCGCAATAAAGATTGGATAGATCGTTGATCTAATTTAAATTGTATGCTATAATAGTAGCATGACATACACTGTTCACCAAAGCCAAATTCGCACTATCAAACCGGGCGATCCTAATTTTGTAATTACTGCCGGCCTAGAGCAGGCTAATCGAGCCGGAATTGAAATTAGTCAACGATGCCCTGAAAATTACAAAGATCTTATACTAGAATGTATCCAGCACGGTTGGCTTAAACCTGTGGCCAATGTCACAGAGCGTGAACTTATTTTTATGGGCCTTACCAAGTAATGTTTGATCAAGAAAGAGTTGGCATTATTGGTTATGGATTTGTAGGTAGCAATTAAAAAGAATACTTTCCTCAGATTATCCTAAACCATTGACACACGAATCTAAATACTATACAATTAACAAATGGCAATCCGCTGCCTTAACATAGGAAAATAATAAATGACAGAACCGGTATCATACCAGAACATGGACGAGGGCGATTATAGTGAAGGTACTTTGGCAGGACAAATCCGCATGAAGATGAAACGTGAAGGCAAGCGTTTTTGGGCAGGGGACAATGTTAGCGAATACGTTCACTTTACAGACGTTGATCAGTTAATCGACGAGGCAACAGAGGCATTTGAAAGTGTGTTAGACACATTGTTAATTGACCGAGAGAATGATCCCAATAGCAAAGGTACAGCACGTAGACTGGCCAAAATGTATTTTAATGAGATAATGGCAGGTAGATATGAACCAGCACCAGATGCAACCGCTTTTCCAAATGATTCGGAGGACCGCTACGAAGGTATGCTGGTTGTCCGCAGTGAGCTTCGTAGTATGTGCTCTCATCATCACCAACCTGTTAGCGGTGTTGCTTATATTGGCATTATTGCCGCCCAGAAGCTCATCGGATTGTCCAAATATACACGAATCGCCCAATGGTGCGCCCGTAGAGGTACTCTCCAGGAGGAACTTTGTAATGACATTGCTAGGGAGATCTCTAAAGCCACAGACAGTGAAAACGTCGGAGTCTATTTGAGAATGACACATGGATGCTGTGAAAATCGAGGTATTATGGCACATGATAGTTCAACAACTACATCTGTACTCAAAGGTGCATTTAACAAGGACCCGGGTACAAAGAAAGAATTTTTTGATACATTAAGTCTTCAAGAATCTAATAAACGATAAAATGGTAATAAAAGTCATTGCATTTTATCAAGAAACATGTTATTATAAACAATAAAGGAAATACATGAAAAAAGGTAAACTAAACATTCCAACAGGAAACAGGCCTACTCCGACTGCGGCTACTGCGGCTATGCAAGCAGCATTTAGTCGGCCACCGACTGGACAACCAATGCCTACAAACTTTAGGCCAAACCCAGCGGCGCAACAACGTCCTGCAGGGAAACCTCCAAGTATTATGATTGCTGTGCCCGCAATGGAAATGGTTAATGCTGAGTTTGCACAGCACCTGGCCATGGCGGCTGCTAATATGGTTGCCAACGGTATTAAGATCAACTGTGCATTCAACATTGGATCAGTTATTACCATTGCTCGTCGTAACCTAGTTGATATTTTTCTAAAGTCAGATTTTGATTACATTTGGTGGGTCGATAGTGATATGAAATTTCCCATCGACGCACCTATGCGTTTATTGGCACGGAACAAAGATATTGTTGGCGCAAACTATCGTCGTCGCCGTTTTCCAAATCCCAACTTTACAGGTATGACTGGTAAAGCTGGATCATTTACAGAATTTCACACTACAGATCAAAGTCCTGCAATGGAATTGATTGATGTACTGCCACACGGTATGGTACTGTGCAAGCGTGAAGTTTATGAAAAAATTCCACAACCGCATTACTTGCAAGAATTTGTTCCAGAACTTAATCTTGAAATTGGTGAGGACATTTATTTCTGTCAGCAGGCTCAAAAGACAGGATATGAAGTTTGGTGTGATCAAGAATTGAGCAGAGAAGTTGCTCATATCGGTATATTCCACTTTAACTATAATTTGAGCGTACCACAATAAAGGTAAAACTATGTTTGAGTCAATCGAAATCCGTAAGGTAAAAAATGGCGTTGTTGTAACTTTGCGATCCGATGACGAGGACGCAGAATACGTTTACGATACCGATAGAAAAGCTATTAAGTTTATCAAAGACATGCTAGAGTCTAAAGGTAACGTAAGCGTTAAGGAAACACATGTCAATTAAAAAGAAATATAATATAGGGGATGTCGTTTGGATTTACGGTGTTAGCAAAAATAATATCAAATCTACTGAGGGTAAAATTGTTCAAACTTTTATTATCAGGCAAGAAGGTTGGAGTCAAAACATTCACTATGTTATAGCTATTCCAACTGAAATTGAACCTTTGCTCGAAGTTCGGACTTGGGAAACTATTAGTCAAACTAAAGATGGGCATGTGGGTAGTTTGCGTGAAGCTTTTACCGATCCAGATGCCGCACATCGAATGTTGGCTAGAACTGGAATGGCAATAATCTCAACAAATGATGAATTTACAGGTGACGGACATAATGGCATAGGATCTGTAAGTTTAAATGAAGAATTTGATAGACATGAAGAACATATGGCTGATGAAGATAATATCAGTGCCGATGCTATCCATGCCGCATTAGAAAAGTCTAAACAAGATGTTAGCCACGGTCCTTTGGTTATGAAAGAAACTAAGACCAAACGCCGGACTTATCCTAGAAAGAAAAAAGTTTGAACTTAGACTTTAGCGAATTGGACAAGGTCCTTAAAAAGTGGGCTTTGGAGCAGCCTATGATTAAACCCACACTACATCGAAGAAGCAATCATTGGTGGCGATTACAGGTGGTAGAAGAAGCAGAGCCGGGTATGGTTTGGTATAATCAAAAATTAAACGATTGTGTTGAATGGTCGGCGGAAAAGTTAAAAGATTGGCCCAATGTTAAACGTATGAGTTTTGATATGTGGGATTTTAAATCTAAAAAAGATGCCGAAAAGTTTATTACATTTTTTCATCTATCATGGCAGCAGTAAGATACAAAGTCGAAGACAAAGATGGACAGAGAATTGTTAAGGAAATTCACAAGGTAGTTGTACACCAGTTTAATCTAGGTGATGTAGATGATCCGGAAATTTATGCAGCTAGCCCGCTTTGGGAGTGGCAACAAAGTGAACCAGGTAAGTTTGTTATGGAACACGCCATTGATAAACCCGAGTGGCGTAGACAGGTAGATCATTCTACATACGGTCATCAATATGCTGTAATAGCAGAACTTGAAGCAAAGAAACTAAGTGAATTTTATCTAAGATGGGGCAAAGATGGAAGTGGTAAGATACGGTGAGACCTGTACCGTTAAACAGGCAAACTCAAGTAAAACGGTAGAAGCGGCTGTACACGAGTTTAAGGAACAGAAGAATCTAACTGTGGTCCTTAATAAGAGTGTAAAGTTGCCCATGACATGGAATGGTAAGATGTATGAAGGTCGAATGGCTGGAATTGATTTTACCAGCACAGGCCCTTCAATTAGTAAAACAACCACAGGCCGAGGATGAAACTCCTTATCACAGGTAATTCCGGATACATAGGAAGTCACCTCTGTGATTTATTAAAAGAATACGATATCTATGGATTAGATATTACAGATCCCAAAATTCCTGTTAGAGAATTTTTTAATCTCGACATAACCCAATCTTGGGAGTTGGAACAAGAATTTGATTGTGTTATTCATCTAGCCGCGCTGGTCAAAGTAGGAGAAAGTGAAGTTGATCCTATTAGCTACTATCAAACAAATATTATGGGAACAATTAATGTTCTTAGACAAATTAAAACAAAAAATTTTATATTTGCCAGCACAGGCGTTGCCGAGAAATGTACTAATCCCTATGGTATTAGTAAACGTGCCGCTGAGGATTGTGTAGCACAGTATTGTCGAAATAACAACGTTAACTATACTATATTTAGATTCTATAATGTAATAGGCAGTAGAGTAGTAGGACCAACTAATCCCGACGGCTTGTTTTATAAACTAATAGAAGCAACTAAGACAGGCAAGTTTTCTATCTACGGTGGAGATTACAATACACCAGACGGTTCTGCTATTCGTGACTACGTACATGTTGACGAAATATGCCAAGCTATTAAACTTGCCGTAAATACTCCTACAAACAGTATAGAAAATCTAGGACACGGTCTAGGAAAGACTGTTAAAGAGATAGTACAATTATTTAAAGCTGCTAACAATGTCGAGTTTGATGTTAAAGTAGTAAAACGCAGAGTAGGCGATCTAGAAAAATCAGTTTTAGCTAATCCGTCTGTGTATATGAAGAAAATTTTTTCATTTGAAGAATTATTAAAGGTAGTAAACAATGACCAATCCGTTTCGTGATCAAGAGAAATTTATGCGGGCTTGCGACCAAAGTGTTGACAGTTTCAATGAAAAACAATACGCAATGTATGTTAAACTCATTGACGAAGAACATCAAGAATTGTTAGAAGCAACATTGGCAGAAGATAAGGTAGAGCAATTGGATGCACTGATTGACATCTTAGTAGTCACCATTGGTGCTATCCATAGTATGGGTGCAGATGGTGAAGGGGCTTGGAAAGAAGTCATGCGAACTAATTTTGAAAAGATTGATAAAGATACTGGCAAAGTTCGTAAGCGTGAAGATGGGAAAGTTTTGAAGCCGCTAGGTTGGGCTCCTCCAGAATTAAAACAGTTCTTAAAGAAATAACTTGACAACTGATCCTGTTTAGTGTATAATTAAATACATAAACAGGATTTTTACATTAAGGAATTATTATGGCGCAGCACTCACGATATTGGTCTTGTTCACCACTGGCCGATTGGCTTCGTGGAACTAAAAAACTCAGCGCGGGCACAGCCGAAGAATGGGACGACTGGACTACTGCGGCCCAAATGAAACATAACTTCCGCTACTGGTTGGCAGAAGAAGGTCTTAGCCACCTCCAAGACTTTGTCACTTGGCCTGTAAGGAAACTTTATGATATCAAATACTACATTAACAACCGTTGGGTTAGTCGCACTCATAGTCTTACCGCTCATCCCAGGGATATTAAACCGGGTCAATGGTGCGACGTGGGGAACCGCTTTTTGCCTTGCCTATTCAATGAGCTGGTTGATTTTGTTGAAGTAGAATCAGCATGGATACACATTGCCTGGGGCAGTGCAGAAGACAAGGCAAAATATGCGGCTCCGTTCTGGGCCACTGGTTGGTTCCGCTGGAGAACCTGGCGTTGCCCGCAAGCAGGCTTAGATCATCTTGACTGGGCCATGACTTTGACTAACAGCGATTGGCTCGAACCAACTGACCCCAACTATAACAAGCCCACCGGACAGGCCCTTCGTGCTCGAGAGATCAAAGAGCTTTACACATGGTGGACTGTTACATATCGTAATCGTCCTGATCCATATGATGCTAGCGGCTGGACTGAATACTGTGAAGCTAGTCGATTAGCAAATGGTGGAAAGTTAAGTTTCAGTGGCGATAAGACTCCTGCACTTAAAAAGGCCAGCGACAAGGCTCACAAGCTACTTCAGAAGATAGAAGCAGCTTATGAGAAGGAAGATGAACAAATGATGATCCGCCTTATCAAAGTTCGTGATTCACTATGGACCTAACCTGTCAATGCAATGGTGAGGAGAAGTATTCGGAAGAGTACGACTCCTACTATTGCAAAACCTGCAACAAATGGTTAGAGTCCAAGTGCGATGATCCAACCTGTGAATACTGTGTCAATAGACCAGAAAGACCCTATGACCAAATTGAGTCGAAGCCCTGAACGTAATACATTTCAACGAGATAACTACCTAAGGCGTACCGTGGAAGAAGGCAAAATACCTGATCCAGAAATAGTTAAAATGTACGAAGAAATCAATTTTGATAAAATGTCTAGAGAAGAAGATCCGGAATGGAAGAAGAATAATATGGAGTATGATCTCCGTAGTACCGATTGGATGTTAGCCAAGGTCCGAGAAAGTCGCATCTATTCTCAAAATCTATATGCCGCTATCTGTAATAACGAATTCCAAAAGTTAGATGTTATACCTATTTTAAAAGATGAGCGTTGGAGTGCCAGTTGGAGGTATGCTGGCGGTATTATTGCTGACATGCGAGAAGAAGGTGATTACATTGATTGGTATTGTAGTGGCATCCGAAACAACGATCCATTAGAACCAGGCGAGTGGGACAGCTGGACACTAGAGCAACAAACCCACTACAAAGAAGGACAGTCATTTGTAGGCGAAAGTGTGGTCACTGATGAAATTCGAGAAGACCTCAAACAGTTAGGTTGGATTGTGATCGATAGCAATGACTAAACCTATAGTGCTATCCGAAGGAGTATGGCTTAAAATCTATAACCAGATTGCCCGAACCCATCCTCCCAGTGTGTTATTAATTCGCGACAAGATGCGGGAGGTGTTGGGCTTTACTAGCAGAACACACGAAGACTGGATTAAACAAGAAGTGGACATTAATGATATCACTTACAATACCAAATTTTGCGTAAAAACTATCCATTTGGACTTCTACAATGAGCCAAAACGCACTATGTTTCTGCTAAAATATAGCGAATATTTGGACAAATCTGGTAATACCACTCTTGACATAGAGTGAAATTCAGTGTATAATTGATACATACACTAGCAAATAGGAGTGCAAAATGGCAACAGTAGCAGGCATTAAGATCAAGCCCAAAGTTAAAAAAGAAAAAGTCACCAGCGTCAGTATCCGTGAGAATGCCAAACGCGATCACAGTCCCAAGTGGGATGGTGCAGAAACTTGGACAGGCGAGCAGTTCCTGCGTCACTTCCAATATGCCATGCGTTATTACCGTATGGAATCCAGCGGCAAAGAACTCAAGCCCAAAGTTATCGACTGGATGGGTCGTAATGGTTATGGCCGCGACGCTATCAAAGAATTTAAAGATACCCGTGATGGTCGATGCGAATTGACCACAGGTGCAATTGCCGCATGTTTGATCAAAGGTATGCCAGATGTGCATCCAGGATTCAACGATGGTCGTAGCACCGTGGCTTGGCTCAATGCAGAGATTGCCAAGGTTGTTGCATCCGGTGAATACGATGAGGCACCTGAAGAAGAAGTTAAAGTGGTCAAGGCCGCAGTGTCCTATGTTCCAACTATTCAAGATCGTCTGCGTGAAGCCGCAGGTGGTATGAGTGAGGAATTGGACGCCGCAATTGATGCATGGATTATGGATCCAGAATCGTTTAATCCCAAAGACATCAAGGTTGTCAACCTGCTGAAAGGCAAGGGTGCTAAGCCTGCTCACTCACGCATGATCAAAGGTTATTTCCAACGCAACTACGATGAGCTGATTGAGTTGTCAAGTGGTAAAGCTGATGAGCAATTGAAAGAAGCCTACAAGCATAATAGCCGTAAGAATGTCAATAAACTGATCGAGTTCTATACAGCAATTATGGCAGCATGTGAGCAGATTGCCGCAGAAGCCAAAGTGCTGAAAAAGCCTCGTGCCGCCAAGGTTAAACCAGCAGAAGAAGTTGTTAAGAAGCTGAAGTTCATGTTGACTGATACTAAATTGGGTGTGACTTCAGTGCCTCCTGCTACCATTATTGGTGCTCACGGTGTTGTTGTACTCAATGTCAAGACACGCAAGATTGGCTACTACATTGCCAAGACCAGTGAAGGTCTAGGTGTTAAGAACAGTAGCCTTATCAACTTCACTGAAAAGAGTATGCAAAAGACTCTGCGTAAGCCGCCAGAACAGGTCAAAGAGTTCAAAGAGCAGAATACGCAGAAGCGTTTTGAAACTTGGTTTGCCAAGAGTGTCAAGACTACAGAGACAGTGTTGAACGGAAGATTTAGCGAAGATATAATTATCTTGAAGGTGTACAAATGAACGAACGAATTCGACAACTTGCTGAACAGGCTTCACATCAAAGTCCTGATGGTTATCCGGTGACTATTCCATATAGTAAAGACTTTGCTGAAAAGTTCGCCGAGTTGATTGTTCGGGAATGTGCTGTTGTTGCTCATAATACTGCCGAAGGCGAAACAACATACGGCTGGATGGTTGGCAATAAGATTAAAGAACATTTCGGAGTTGAAGCATGAGTACAGAACAAGACAAATTTAAAAAGAGCAAGCGATTGCTCAAGGATGAGAATGCTGTAAAGAAGCAGACCAAGATTGCCAAAACTTTTGGAGTTCCCATCAAGGAGCCTCACAAGTTTGCCAAACAACATGCGTTGGACTGTGGTAATCCCAAATGTTTACTTTGCTCTAGTGAAAAAGTTTTTGGAAAAAAAACAATCAAAGAACGACGCTTTGAACAGGATGTTGATACACCTTCAGATAAACGCAATAACGGATTGAACAATGACAAAGAAAATCTACTATGAGAAAAAAGGTCGTAGATATGTTCCGGTGGCTGAATACGACAATGACTTCCTCGACAGTTTTACAAAAGGTTGTCACCTCGTTATGTCTTATCCTGGGGGGACTAGTCGTCGGTTTAACATTGATCCAGCATATGCTCCAATGATTGCCGCAGGGCGAGTGGCAGAAGATGCTATCAGTAAAGCAATAGTTAAAGCCAGTGAGATGCGACCACATAACACACCCATTACAGAAAAACAACGTAAGGCCTGGGAAAATCTAGCCAAAGCGTTTGGCAACGATCGATATTATATTGAACTTCCCAGTGCCAGAGAAATTGCCGAAGCAGGCATAAAGGCTTTACAAGATGAAGCAATGATGCTATACTCTAATGAAGCAGTAAAGAAAGCGTATGATCATTTCATACTAATTTGTCAATTAACCAAGGAACAAAATGCTAACACTTAAAGAATGGATGGAACTTGTTGATTACCGCATCACCGAAGGCGGAGATTATAACCTGTTCAGCGACAATGCCTATGCACTATCATCATGGAATGGTGATCAAGATGGCTATAGCATGGAAATTATCTTTGATACAAAAACTCAAGTAGTCTACTGTGTCGAAGCGTGTGATTACAAACACCAACGAGCCTATCGTTTGTTTCACCCCGACTACAAGAATGTAGATCAGATTAAAGAAGCGTGGGACACGGTTGAGTGGTGTGACCTAGAAGTGGATGACGACTTCATACAAAAGGCATTGGCCATTGTAGCAGGTGAAGATTATGATACTCGTGTCACTATTCCAATTGATCTTCCTGACCACGAACTAATGGCTATCTTTAAAATGGCTCACGAAGCTGATATGACATTTAACGATTTTGTTGAAAAGATCCTGCGTGAGAAACTTGCAGATGAAGGTTTTGTTGCAGGATTGAAAGCCTCACATGAAGCAGGAAAATGAAGACTACCTAAAAAAGGTATATCCACAGATGTTCCCTGAAGATTTTTGGGGCGTCGAGTGCAATAACGGATGGTTCAATATCATCAATATGCTGTGCCGTAATATCCAAAGTCATCTTAACTGGAAGAAGGAAATTCCGCAGGTAGTAGTGACACAGGTCAAGGAAAAGTTTGGATCACTGCGGTTCTATTATGACGGCGGTGATGAATATGTTTCTGGACTAGTCGATATGGCAGAAGCCATAAGTGAAGTCACATGTGAAGTCTGTGGTGAACCTGGCGAGGCTCGTCAAGTTGGCTGGCATAAAGTATTATGTGAAGCCCATCATCAAGAAAGAGAAAAGGCTCGTAATGACACTCCCTGACGAACGGTATTGTGCAATTAATCGAACTAGACAATTGTTGTTAAATTTGATTAACCCAGCACATACTCCGCGTGTTCCTAAACTGATTAGAGAAGAAGCAATGTATTGCCTTCGACATTTTCCTACCACATATGATATGCAATTGGCCGAAGAAAAAGCACCTGAATTGTTCCAGGCAAAAATGGAACCAGTGTACCGAATGATTAAACAATATGAACAGGATAAGGCATAGATATGCGTATAGGTTTGAGTTATAGTCGTTGTGTTCGAGACATCGTAGATGGTGTTGTGGATATCAACGATGTTCTAGTTGTTATTAGTCGCACTGACTTTGATCCACGCGATGACGAACAATGGGCAGGCATTTGGGAAGGATACCACTGGCAGAATCCAGAATGGGCGAATTACCCAGACGAGGACGAAAGTCGTTTCCGAGAAGTTAGTATTGATCTATGGGAACAGGGCAAACTACATCAACCTCGTAAGTTTGGAACTCGTCCTCGCCGGATGGACTACTACTGGATGGAGGTTAGCCTATCATCACACGATATTGATAGTAATCCTGCAGTAAAGCGAGCGTGGGAACAATTTCAAATTATTGCGGGACTCGCAAATACAACAACAATAAAGGATGATTTTTAATATGTATTCACAACTGGTACCAATGGTGGTCGAAAAGACCGGTCAAGGCGAACGTGCCTTTGATATTTTTAGCCGCTTGCTCAACGAGCGCATTGTATTTCTTAATGGTGGAGTTGATGATCACACTGCTAATCTGATTGTTGCACAGTTGCTACATTTGGAGAGTGCTGATTCAGAGAAGGACATCCACCTTTACATCAATAGCCCGGGCGGCCTTGTCACTGCCGGCTTGAGTATCTATGATGTTATGCAGTTTATTAAACCAGATGTTTGCACCTACGTCATGGGACAGGCTTGCAGTATGGGTTCATTCCTTGCCATGGCAGGTGCCCCAGGTAAGCGTTATGTGTTGCCAGAATCACGCACGATGATTCATCGTGTTAGTTCAGGCACACGTGGCACAAGCGGATCAGTTCATGTTCAGGATTTGCAGTTTGAGGATGCTAAACGTAGCTTCGAAGAATCTAAACGTATCAATGAACGTCTAACAGAGTTGTATGTTAAGCATAATACCAAAGGTAAAACCTATGATGAGATGTTTGACACGATGAAGTTTGATACATTCCTAAGTGCCGCAGAGGCGGTGGAATACGGTCTTGCTGATAAAGTTGTTGAGCATCGCACACAGCAATAAATAACATGCCAGTGGACTTTACGACTTTCATCCCACTTAAAATACTCTGCATGTCGTCAAACTTGCTACCTTAATAAAGGAGACTAGAGATGGCAAATCTACAACCCGTACAATATAAGTACACATCAACTAAAGAATACATTGACGCATTTCCATGTGCGTATAGACAATGGAGAGCCGACAGTCACTGTAATCTAAATCATGGCTATTCATTTAGCATGAAATTTTACTTTGGTACTAACGACCTAGATGTCCGCAATTGGGCGGCTGACTACGGCGGCCTAAAAGAACTCAAAAAAATTCTAGAGGATCAATTTGATCATACCACATTGGTATCTCAAGATGATCCGGAACTTGAGTTTTATAAAGAAATGGAACGACGTAAGTTGGCTAAACTTACAATCTTGCCTAGACTAGGATGTGAGAGTTTGGCAGACATGCTATACAAATATGTAAATGGTGTTTATATCCCCGACATGTGGGGGCTAGGTGAGCACAATCGTTTATGGTGTTATCGCGTAGAGGTTCGCGAAACACAGGCCAATATGGCTTTCCGTGAAGGTCACCGTGAATGGAATGAGGATTTATTTGCATGAAATTTAAATTAGGTGATTTAGTTAAAAAGGTTTCCGGGTCGCAATGGCACGGGACTGTTGTTGGTACATACTCAACTGAATTAACTCCAGAAGGTTATGCAGTTGAAAGTTCTACTGAAAAGGGATCTGTGCAGATTTATCCTGCCAAGGCTCTTGAATTATGGAACACCTATGAAACAACTATGGCGCATTTGGGCTAAAGCACTAGGTGAGAAAGCAGGCACTACAGATCGAGAATCTGATCGTATTGCTTGTTTTCGCACCGCCATTGTGCTATCATATATTATTACAAACTGCTTTATTATAGCAGGGGTTGTTCGACACTGGAATTAAAATGAAAGATAAAGATTGGTTAGAGCGAGTAAGTATCGCATATAAAGTGTATTCGGATCAAGTGGGTCCAAACTTGCCCATTGAAAATTTTATTGCCTGGTTATACAGACAATACGGTATTGTACAATCTGATAAAAAGTCAGATTGACTATTTCCGTAAAATCGTGTACAATAGTGTTTTACAAGGAGAGTATTATGGGTCAATTTCGTAATTGGTACGTTCGCAATCAAGATGCGATCACATGGTTTTTGGTTGGTTGGTTGTCTCTTAGCTGTATCGATAATCTATACAGGGAAAATTATGTTTGGGCGGCCGTGGATGCCATCATTGTTTACATTAATATTAAATTCAACGACTTTAGAATGCAATGACACACTGGACTGTGAATATCGAAGAAGCCGATGACGGCAGTGGTGATCTTGTATTACCTCTGCCTCAAGAACTACTCGACTTACAGGGTTGGGTAGAAGGCGATACTTTAGAATGGATTGACAACAAGGATGGCTCTTGGAGCATCCAGAAAGTCCAAGATGGGAAGTGATCATATGTTCTATGGAACAATACTGGCCATATTTGCCTTTATAACAGGTAATCCAGGCATTGCTTTAATTATATTCTGTTTAAGTGTTATTTTATGACTAAAAAAATCGGATTTGCCTGCAAGTGGATCGACACTCCTGCACAAGTTAATGGTATCAAACCCAACGATGATGCCAAACAGTATAATACCAGCAGTACTACTGTCGCATGGTTAAATAGACAGAGCAAAGAAATTGCAGAACAAAAGCTATGGGACCTAATGGTAGGTAATATCGAAGCTGTTCGCAAGCTCGTTGAACGTGTAGGTGGTCTTGATGAAAATCTTAGGATGGTTCGGCTTGGCAGTGATATTTTGCCTGTTTATACCCAACGCGACTGGAGTTATTTTTGGCGTCGTAGCGATGTTGTTAACTATTGCAATAAAAATTTTATCACTATTGGCAACAGTGCTAGGGACAATAATGTTCGGCTTAGCTTCCATCCTGGACAATTTACTGTCCTTGCCAGCGATAATTCCGACATTGTCAATCGAAGTATAGAGGAGTTTGAATATCATGCAGATATGGCCAGGTACATGGGCTACGGTAAATCATTTCAGGACTTTAAAATCAATGTCCACATCTCGGGTAGAGCCGGTCCCGAAGGTATTCGCGCTGCCTACCAAAGACTTAGCCCCGAAGCAAGAAACTGTATCACAATCGAAAACGAAGAAAACGCCTGGGGACTAGATGATTGCCTTGAGCTTTCCGACATTATACCTATAGTGTTAGACGTTCACCATTTTTGGTGCCGTGAAGGTCTATATCTAGATCCTAAATCAATCTTTGCCCAACGTGTTGTAGGTTCTTGGCGGGATGTTCGACCCACTATGCACTATTCTGTTAGCAGAGAAGATTGGCTTCCTGGCCACGATACCAATGTAATGCCAGATTTTAAAGCATTAATAGCGCTGGGACACAAAAAACAAAAGCTCAGAGCACACTCAGATTTCTACTGGAATACAGCAGTAAATGAATGGGCCCTGAGCTTTCTAGATCAGTTCGACATTATGGCAGAGAGTAAAGGCAAAAATCTTTCGAGTTTTGCCCTTGCTGATCAAGCTCGAAAGTTAAGCCTTCTTTGACTTAGCTTTTGGAGCAGCTTTAATAGCAGCAGCCTTTTTAGGGGCTGCTTTTTTTGCGGCTGGTTTTTCTGCAGGAGCAGCTTTAGGAGCACGTGGTTTACGTGGCTTCTTGGCAGGTGTCTCAATAGCTACAGGAGCTTCTACCGCAGGAGCAACTTCAACAACAGCTTCTACAACTGTAGCAGGTGTTTCAACCTTAACTTCTTCAACTACCAACGGAATTGGTGTTGTAGCAGCTGGTTCTGGTACTTTGTATGGTGCAGACTCAACTAGTGCAGGAGCAGGAGCTGGCTTGCCTACAAAAAACTCTTTAATTTTCTTAAACATAGTAATATCCTTTTGAATTAAGTGATACTTTATTTAACCTTCTAGAATTATTGATCTTAGATTTTAGGTAAATACCTTATACTGGGCCAAATACTGGAATGATTAATAACACATTTAATCCGTTGATCAATTACGGAGTTGCAATATGAGCGGAATTACTACCATAACCTGGGCTTCTACTGGAAGTTTAGGAACATTGCTACCTGGCCAAATTAGTGAATTATATGTCAATGCATTGGCTAATACATCTACATTTTATCCTAAATATACTGTATCAAACGGTGTATTACCGTCAGGTCTATTGATGGAAAGAGATGGTACGATTAGCGGCCAGGTAAATGTAGATATATATAGAAATAGTTTTACAGAAACTAGCACATTTATTGTTTCAGTCACAGATCCTAACAATAAAGCATTATTAACTGGTCAATTTTCTATTACCGTAAATCAAAAAGAAAATATTGATCGTACAGACATTTATTGTAGACCATTTTTATCACAGGATAAACGTGACGGTTTTAGAAATTTTATTAGAAATGAATCTATTTTTCCCACAAATATGTTGTATAGGCCATTTGATCCTAATTTTGGGAGGCACGAAGATCTAATAATTTATTTAGATTTTGGAGTGGAGAAACTCACCTACGAACAATATGCCAAGATCACTTCGACAAATTTCTATAAAAGAGCAGTGTCTGTTGGAGGAATTAAAACTGCCGTGGCTAAGAATGCAGATGGTACCGTAAAATACGAATTCATATATCTCGATGTAATTGACAAACATGTTAATACGACCAAAATAAGTATACCTTTGGCATTTACATATAACGGTGCTACATATTATCCTCCTAGTATCCCTAATATGAGAAGTAGGATTGCAGAAAACTCTACTATTTCAACAGCGAGATACCCTAGTTTTACAAACTATGTACAACAGGGAGATGCTGTTAAATTAGGATACATTCCGTTTATACCACTATGTTATGTGTTGCCCGGCAAGAGTGGTACCATAATAAGAAAAATATCCGAGAGCGGATTTAAATTTAATACTATTAATTTTGAGTTAGACAGGTTAATTGTCAAAGATGTACAAAACGAAACCGGTGCTAAATATCTATTATTGAGCAGGAATACAAAACTTGCATAAATTATTTTTCCAATAAATAATGTGAGCGAATTAAAACCATGACCACAACACCACGTCCAAATCTAGTATCATTGCCGATTTTAACTGAGCCGAGCGAATTAACCACCTACATTTTAGCACAAGATTCAGCTGTTAATCAAATGATGGATGTTCCTACTGCAAGGGCGCTATTACAAACACCTAACGGGCCAACAGGGCCAACCGGTCCTAGGGGACCTCAAGGACCACAGGGTGTTCAAGGACCACAAGGTGTAACTGGACCACAAGGTGTAACTGGACCACAAGGACCACAAGGTGTAACTGGACCACAAGGACCACAAGGTGTAACTGGACCACAAGGACCACAAGGTGTAACTGGACCACAAGGACCACAAGGTGTAACTGGACCACAAGGACCACAAGGTGTTCAAGGACCACAGGGTGTTCAAGGACCACAAGGTGTAACTGGACCACAAGGTGTAACTGGGCCATTAAACAATACAGCAACTAACTTAGCTGGCGGAAATACTGGATCGATTGCAATTCAAGCTGCAACTAGTGTAACAACATTTATTCCTATCGGAGCCAATGGTACGCTATTGCAAAGTAACGGAGTGACTGCCAATTGGGCATCTACTAGTACATTAAAAGTAGGATACGCCGTCTCGGTTGATCAGTTGTTTATCAACCAATTAACCACTTCGACAAATCCAGCTATACGTTATCCTGCTATGGCAATTGGAGCAGGCGGTTATGCTACATTAGGTGCTGCACAAGAATTAACATACGACACAAATAGCCAGTCATTAACTGCTGGCGGAATGACCTTGACTAATGTTACTTCGGCAACTAGTTTATATTCCGGTGCGTTGGTAGTTGGGGGCGGAGTTGGTATTGCAGGTGATTTGTGGGTCGGCGGTATTTTACATATTGATACTGTTAGTACAGCTACTAATATTGCAGGTGGGACTGCTGGACAAGTTCCATTTCAAACAGCTACAAGTGTTACAAGTTTCTTTGGTCCGGGTACAGCGGGAAATGTTCTTGTAAGCAACGGAACAAATGCTCCTACATACAATAATACACTAACATTAACCAGCTTAACCGGTGCCACATCAACGTCAAGTGGTGCATTGCAAGTTGTAGGCGGAGTTGGTATTGGCGGCAATTTGTATGTTGGTGGGAAAATTGTTGCGCAAGAATTAGATATTCAATTAACAACCATAACAACAACGTTGGTAGTCACTGACGATATCATAAAAACATATAACACCACTACATCCAATTCTACTACCAGTGGTGCATTAGTTGTTGCGGGTGGCGCAGGTATCGGTGGAGATTTATATGTTGGGGGGAATATATATCCCCTTGGTATTATAGGAACAATATCCACTGCATCTAATATTGCAGGTGGGACTGCTGGACAAGTTCCATTTCAAACAGCTACAAGTGTTACAAGTTTCTTTGGTCCAGGTACAGCGGGAAATGTTCTTGTAAGCAACGGAACAAATGCTCCTACATACAATAATACACTAACATTAACCAGCTTAACCGGTGCCACATCAACGTCAAGTGGTGCATTGCAAGTACGTGGCGGCGCAGGTATCGGTGGAAAACTATATGTAGGCGGTTTGGCTAATAACACTTCTTCATATATTGTTTATTATAACACATCCAATGGTGAACTCGGGTACGGTGTTAATTATGGTGGTAGCAGTGGAGGCATTACTAGCCCATACGCCGGAATATTTACAATTACTAATACCACTTCTGCTATATCAACTACCACTGGTGCTTTACAAGTTCGTGGCGGCGTTGGCATCGGCGGCGACATATACGGCGGCAAAAATTTATATATAACAACTCCAGGAAATGCAACTAACTCTTTGTTTATAGGACCAACAGGTAATACTGTAGGCGGCGGCCAGGCTAATTTATATTTAGGCAACAGCGCCGGAAATACGGTAGCCACAGCATCAGTCTTTTTTAATAACTGGAGCGCTGGCGCGCCAGGATCTGCATACCTACAATACACTAATTCTAGTGGTAATTTTGAACTTAAGAATAATCAGAGTGGCGGAAAGATTATAATATCCAGTTCTGCAGGTACTGCTATTACTGTACCTGCTAATACGAAAGATGTACAATTTGCAGGTACTGTTACTATTGCTAGTGCAGCAGTATCAACTAATACTTTTACTGGAGCATTACAAGTTGTAGGCGGTGTTGGTATTGGCGGAGATTTGTATGTTGGTGGGCAAATATATGGTCTAAGTGAAATTACCGCATACTACGGTAGTCCTTCGGATAGCAGATTAAAAACTAACATTGTAAATATTGATAACGGGTTGGCTAAAGTTTTGATGTTAGACGGAGTTACATACAATTGGAATGAACTGGCCATTAACAAAGATCTTACCACTAAAGAAGTAGGCGTTATTGCTCAGCAAATTCGAGATGTACTTCCAGAGGCAGTTGTCGAAAAAGAAGATGGTTACTTAACAGTCAAATATGAAAGAATTATTCCGTTATTGATCGAAGCTATTAAAGAGTTGTCAGCCGAAGTTGAAGACCTTAAAAAGAAAATTCAGTAAATAGTAAAAACATCGGAGTTAATAGTGTCTAGTACAGTTACCAATTATAGCAATCAAATTAATACGCATTTCCCTATTGCAGGACAAGATAACGATTCTGAAGGATTTCGTAATAATTTTTCCAAAATACAGAATGCGTTTTCTTCAGCGGCCAAAGAGCTTACAGAACTACAAACGAATTCTGTAAGTCTAAATGCACAAAATGATTTTGGTAACAATGTTATCAAGCGAGCAGCATTACAGGGCGCATCCCAGGTAGTTAATAATGCAGGAGCATTTGACGGAACTACTGGAACAATCACTGTTAACTACGCAGAAGGCAGTTATCAACAATATTCGGTAGATCCTGCTACATATATTTTTACTGTGCAAAATTGGCCGCCGACTGGAAAGCTAGGTACAATTAGATTAGAAATTACGCCCACATCAGCGTCTACTACTATTGTCAGTTTTGGCGGTCCGGTGACTTTCTTAGATATAGGCATTGCTGGGTCAACAGTTAGCTACACTCAAACAAGACCAATCGTATGGGAATTGTTCACTCCGGATGCTGGCAACGGCAAAATCTTAGCTTGGCAAGTAATGTAAAATGTTCAATCCGCTACTTCCGGATTTGTCTAATTTAAAAAATGAAGATATAGACAAAAAGATTACTGAGCTTATGCAAAAATACTTTTTTGCAGCAAGGAGTGGTATGGGAGGAGTGATGCAACAATTGGGCGTTCTTCTAGAAGCATATAAGGCTGAACAAGCGCACCGGCATTCTCAAGCTACTCGAAAATTTAATAGCCAAAATAAAAATTTAGACGATTTTATCAACGTAGATTCTTGACTTCTCGGGCGAAGGCCTGTAAAATGTAAGTATGAATATCAACGAATACGGCGCAGTATTTCTAACACCTGAAGAACTATTTGAGAATCTTTATAACGGTAAAGTTAAAGATTTTAAAAATATCCATTTGGATAAAGCTACCACAGACCAATTTAATTCTGCAAAGAATCTAAACAAAGATAGTTTTGATAATTTAGAAGAATATCAACAGCCCGCAGAATCGTTAGATTTATTTGATCGAGCAAATCAAGAAAATTGGTTTATGCCCGAAGAATACAAAAGCATGGACATAGAGGGTTTTTTAGTCGATCAATGTCCTGAACAAAATTACGAACGTTTAGTGGATGAGCTAGTACTGTTCCGCCAACATAATATGATACCCCTACTGAGATACCTTAAATACTTAGTAGATACAATGCGTGAAAATAACATTGTATGGGGTGTAGGACGTGGTAGCAGTGTTGCAAGTTATGTGCTATATCTAATTGGAGTTCATAAAATAGACAGTATCAAATATGATCTAGATATTAGAGAATTCTTAAAATAAGGAGAATAAAATGGTAAGATCAATGCAGGGTAAAGAAATTGACATGGACAAACTGATGAGGCAAAATGAATTGATGCCCGCAGTAGGTAATGTCAAAGTTAATGCACGTGGGGATGAACTAGGCCCAGGTGGGAAAATTGTTAGAAAGCGTGAGGACGTTTTAGCCGAGTATTATGAAGATAATCCAAAAGCGAAACCAGACATGGTAGAACCAGTTAAAACAAAAACAGAAGTTGAAGAACAACCAACTTCGAGAAGGACAAAATGACAGTAGTACTAGGAACAATCAAACCTCTACATGATAGAGTGTTTGTTAGCGACATGGAATTTGGCGATCAAAAAACTGCATCAGGGATTGTTATTCCAACTGCCAATGGTAAGCCACAAGGTATTAGTCCGCGTTGGGGTCGAGTATGGGCGATTGGTCCAGACCAAAAAGATGTCCAAATTGGCGAGTGGGTGTTAGTTGAACACGGGCGATGGACACGCACAGTCGAAGTAAAGCAAGAGGATGATTCTATCCTAGAAGTTCGAATGGTAGAAGCAGCCGCAATTATGATGAGTTCGGACGAAGAGCCAGAAGAACATATCTATCGAGCTAATTAAATCTTGACCTAGAATAAATCCCATGTTATAATTTAGCATGGGATTTAAATTTTCGTATAACATCACAAACGCGGCACGTGAGATCAATGCTGCCGCATACGATGCTTCGGACATGAGGATAGATAGTTATCTTCAGTGGGGAGCAAAACAAGACCTTTACAGATTAAAGTGGATCCTTGAGGATGCACTAAAGCGTTGCCCCACCTTTGCTCCGGAAGAAGAATGGCTACGGGAACAAGAAAAGAAAAAAGTTATAAAGATTCTCAGCGATGATTTTTAATAAAATAAAACAACTAAAACAAGATGGGCTAACAATTGGTATTGTATTCAGTAGCTTTGATCTGTTTCACGCAGGGCATGTGGCCATGTTAGCTGAAGCCAAAAATCATTGTGACTACCTTATTGCCGCACTGCAAACTGATCCAACTATTGATCGCCCCGAAACAAAGAATCCCCCAATCCAAAGTATTGTAGAGCGACAAATACAAGTTAGTACTAATCGCAATGTGGATGAAGTTGTTGTTTATCAAACAGAAAAAGACCTCGAAGACCTATTGCTAATTCTGCCTGTTGATGTTAGAATATTAGGTGTAGAGTACGCAGACAAAGATTTTACAGGTAAAGATATTTGTAAAGCACGGGGCATCGAAATCGTGTATAACGGTAGAGATCATAGTTTTAGTTCATCAAGTCTACGCAAACGTGTAGCAGAAGCAGAAAGGATTAAGAAATGAATTATGCAACAGCATATGCAACAAAATCAATGGTAGAAGAAAAGTATGATTCAGACGTCCAAAAGCCTAAGAAGCGACAAGGTTGGATCAAACGTCTACTATCGCGTAGTAGAGATGATGAGGGAGCTAATATGAATAATATAGGGTTAACAGTAACTCCGGGCAGGTTGGATCGAGGCGATCCACAGATTGATCAACCAGAACGTGCTATTCAATTTACTGTCTACAATGCTAACGGTGGTCGTGTTGTTGAGACACGCCGCTATGATCGTCAGAAAGATCGTAGCCAAACTGGGCTGTATATTATTACCGGCGAACAAGACTTTGGTAAAGAGATTGATAAAATTATCACAATGGAAGCACTACGATGAAAAGACTAATTAGCGATGTAGGTGGAATGAAAACATTCTTAGAGATCCGCGATCTCGAAACTCCTGCTAAAATGAAATATCTTAGAGTATCTACATTCTATGATGGTGCTAAAGATCCTAATGGGGAACGCACACGGTTTGACATGTGTTTGGAAGAAGAACATTTCCAGACCCTAAAGGACATTATCAATGACCTGTATTAACGAAGGCTATAATATAATAGTAGTGTTAAATCAACAAAGGAAAAATTATGAAGAAATTATGGGTCGAAGCGTATAGACCAAAAACAATTAAAGACTATGTGTTTAGAGATGCCGATCAACGAGCACAGGTAGAGTCGTGGGTTAAAGACGGCAGCATTCCACACTTGCTGTTCAGTGGTAGTGCAGGTATCGGCAAAACTACATTGGCTAGAGTACTGCTAAATGAATTAGGCATTGAGGAATTTGATATATTAGAAATTAACGCATCACGTGAAAACAATGTAGACACAGTTCGCGATAAGATTGTTAATTTTGTACAGATGATTCCGTTTGGCCCATTTAAGGTTGTACTATTAGATGAGGCTGATTATTTGACTCCTAATGCACAGGCTATCTTGCGTGGTGTTATGGAAACATACAGTAATCACAGCCGTTTCATTCTAACCTGTAATTACAAGAATAGAATCATTCCTGCACTGCATAGTCGCTGTCAAGGTTTCCACATTGAGAAAACTGATCAAACAGAATTCACTGCTCGTGTTGCTACAATTCTTGTAGATGAAAATATCGATTTTGATCTCGACACATTAGACACTTATGTCAAAGCAACTTATCCTGATCTGCGTAAATGTATCAATACAGTTCAACAAAACGTTAATCAAGATAATGCTCTTGTTGCACCTAGGTCAATCGAAGGCACGGCCGACTATAAGATCGAAATGGTCGAACTGTTTAAAAAGGGCAAGATCAGAGAAGCACGTACACTAGTATGTGCAAAGGCTCGCCCGGAAGAGATGGAAGAAATTTATCGTTGGATGTACGATAATATTGAACTGTTTGGAAAAACAGATGATACAATGGATCAAGCCATTATCATCATTAAGCAAGGTCTAGTGGATCATACTATCTGTGCAGATAGTGAGATAAATTTAGCATCTACATTAATTAAACTAGCAAGACTGCAATAAAAAAATAGAGCGAGCAACGAGGGGCAGGTTGATCGTTTTGCTCGCTCTACGAGTCTTTACTCTTCGTTATAAATCTTCAAAATTTCTTTAACTACAGGGTGTCTTTCGACATCTTTAGTCTCAAATTCTGCTAGTCCGATCATACGATAATCACCTCCTCGGCCGTATAATTCGCAAAATTCTAGCAAACCGTTTTCCCGTGGTCGGTCAGCCTGATTTAAGTCTCCTGTAACTACCATTCTAGAATTATCTCCTATCCTGGTCAATAACATCTTCATCTGTGACGGTGTGGCATTCTGCATTTCGTCAGCGATAACGAATGCATTTTTAAAAGTACGTCCACGCATATAAGCTAGCGGCGATATTTCAATCGCACCATCTTCCAGCATTTCTGCAACTTCTTTTGGATGATAGTATTCTTCGAATACATCAAATATCGGTCTGGTCCAGGGAGCCATCTTGGCATTCAAGTCCCCTGGTAAGAAACCATGTTCTTCATCAACACTAACAGCTGGCCTTGTTACAATTATTTTACTAATCGTTCCCTCCTTAAACAATTTAATGGCCATTTGTACCGCAAGCATAGTCTTGCCTGTACCGGCAGGACCGATGGCAAATACAATATACTTTTTGGGATTTTTGAGTAGCTCTAAATAAGTTTCCTGGCTCAAGTTCCGTGGAACTATGTTGACTTCGCGCTTCTTTTTTAAGTAAGGCTTAATAGGAATTAAGTTACTGCTAACTCGCTCTTGGAATCGGGGATCCGGTTGGAAGTCCCGCTCTTTTCTTCTGGTTCTAGGCAAATTTACCTCCTGATCAAAGTGAATCAACCTGCAAAGTATTTACGACCAAAGTCAAAATCAGTCCTGAAACAGGCCAAAAACGGCTCCCTGGTATCTTTTAGCTAAATATTTCATAAAGAGAAAAATTATGCCTGATATAATTGATGTTATTAAAAATTTACAAACACTTAGCGAGAATAACTCTGCATTTAAAGTACTAAAAGACTTCGAACGAGTACTCGACGAGTTGGACATCTACGTCTTTAAAAACTGGGAAGACGGTGAAATTGTCACAGGTCCCGATGTTGATCGTTATGCAGTGACCTGCAAGTTGATGTGGGATCGCAAGCATATGCCCGATCCAGAAGGTGGTAAGAGATTGAACGACTACGGTTGTAAAGTTGTATATGCCAAAGAAGAAATCATGGTCCCACGTAAGATCAAAGAACCAGGTGATTTCCGACCTGGCACTAAAAAAGGAAAAATTGACGCACATCCTATTTGGACTGTGACAATTACCATGCCTAAGAAATTAATGCAAGATGTTAATATAGGCAAAGATAACAAAGAAAATAATAGAATGGCCGAATTAATGAAATACAGCACAACTGAAATAAATGCTGACACCGCAGCACAGGAGGCGCCGACAGATGTATCAGCACAACAACCAACAACTTAATGAAGGCCTTAGATCCGGAGATCTAAAAGACTACGTATCCGAAATCTTTACTGTAGATAGATACAGTAGCAAAATGGGTGAGGATCAAGACATTGTCGTCCTAGGTTTCCGTGTAAAGGAAAAGAATCCAGCAGTTGATATGATGGAATTTATTGAGAAAGGTTATCCTTTTATTTTAGATGCAGATGTCAGTGCCGGAGAAGAACATGACGGACAGTATCAAGTATTTGTCGAAATTCAAAGGACTCCTCAATTAGCTGAACAAATGAGAGAATTGCTAAGAGGTATTGGACAATTAGCTGATAATCGTAATTGGCGGTTTCGTTATCAAACAGCTCCGGAAAGTGTAGAATTTAATGAAGATTCTGTTGTTAAAAATATTCCATTAACCAAAGAAGACTATCAAGCAAAAGTACTCGCTATTAAAGAAAGTGATGTTAAAGAATTCTTTAATCAAGGTGCTACAGATTTAACCCTAGATGAAAATAATACAATAACTTTTACCAAACCATATGCGGGTGATATTAGTGCAAAGTTTATTGCAATTGGTGAGTATGAGGATGTTAAAGACAGTGTTCCTGGTAAATTAAGTTTAGATGAGTCTAGTCAATGCCAGATGCTCTTTTTGAACAAATTTTTAGGCAACTACGATATCAACAAAATGGGTAATAAATTTTTAATTAGAAACGGAAGCAAGGCTGTTGTAATCGAAAAGGATCGTTGGTAATGTGGCTACTATCTTTTTTGCCTGACTTTGTTTGGCACCTATTAACTGTGGCAGGTATTGTTGCAGTAGGAGCAGCACTATTATTAAAAAATATTCCTCTTGTCAGTAGCTACAGAATTCCCTTACAATACGGTGGCATAGCCGCTGTGCTACTTGGCATTTGGATGGAAGGTGGGATGGCCAATGAAGCAAAATGGCAAGCTCGTGTTAAAGAACTAGAAGCTAAGATTGCAGTTGCTGAAGAAAAGAGCAAAGAAGAAAATGTAAAAATTGTTAACAAGGTTGTAACAAAAACAGAATACTACAAACAGCGTGGCAACGACATTGTTCAATATGTAGATCGAGAAATTACAAAATACGACAACACTTGTCCAGTGCCTAAAGAAGTAGTCAAGGCACATAACGATGCTGCGACACCAGGAGACAAGAAATGAAATATTATATCATTGCACTGTTACTGTGTTTAACAGGATGTACATCTGTTCCTGTTGCACGTAAGTTTCCAGAAGTACCTAATGTATTAATGGAAAAATGTCCACAGTTAAAAACTATCGATACAGAAACAACAGTCTTTAGCGTACTGACAAAAACTGTGGTACAAAACTATACTACCTATTACGAATGTGCAGTCAAGAATGATGCATGGATAGAATGGTATCAAATACAAAAACATATTTTTGAAGAGGTAAAATAATGGCAGATTTTATTTTGAGCAAGTCTCAATTAGCACAACTATTACCAGGAAATCCCTATTTGGATTTTTGGTATCACGCCTTAGAACAAGCGTTGCCAGATTATGATATCAATACTCCACCTCGAGTAGCAGCATTCATGGCACAATGTGCTCACGAGAGTGGTGGTTTTCGTGCATTAAAAGAAAACTTAAACTACAAGGCAGCAAGCCTACGCCGTGTATTTCCTAAGTATTTCCCCAACGATGATATTGCTAATCAATATGCAGGCAAACAGGAAATGATTGCCAACCGTGTATATGGGGGACGCATGGGCAACGGTCCAGAAGAATCTGGTGACGGATATCGCTACTGCGGTCGTGGTCTAATCCAATTAACTGGTCGTAGCAATTACCAAGCATTTGCTGACAGTATCGAAACACACATCGATGATTTGCCAGAATATCTAGCAACTTTTGAAGGGGCAGCACAGTCAGCCTGCTGGTTTTGGGAAAGCAACAATCTAAACCAATTTGCTGACAAGGGCGATATTCTAACAATGACCAAACGTATCAATGGCGGCACTATTGGACTTTCTGATAGAGAGGCTCATTATACACATGCGCTACACGTAATGGGAGCATAATTTTATGACAGATCACAAACTAGTTAAATATATACTACTATTATTAGTATTACCCTTAGGATTGGCAATGTGTAGTGGCGATAGATTCCGCTACCCATGTCAGGACCCGGCAAACTGGGATAAAGATTTTTGTAAGCCGCCAATTTGCGATGTCACAAGAACTTGCCCAGAACATATTTTTAAAGGTCAACGTGACCCAAGATTAGGACCACCAAAAGATGGACAACCTCAAACACCTACTCAAAACTTTGCGGCACCGAGTGCTGCACCGAGTGCATGTGTGGCACAACCAACACAAGGAGCAAACTGTGGAAAATAATAAAACCCCTATGATTTATACTGAAGAGCAGCTAATGGCTCGACTAAAATTCTTTATCGGCATTTGTCTATCATTGACATTGTTTGGCATTGTATTTGTTGTATTGTATTCACTGATTTTTGTAACACAACCACTTAACGCAATTAGTCCAATTGACTCTAAATTCTTTGAACTTATTATCCCAATTGCCACATTTTTAACAGGTACACTATCTGGTATTATGTTAGCGAGCCCAGGCGATAAAGAAGCACAGTCTATGGCATTAAAGGCAGCAAACTCGGGATGGGAGCGTCCACCAAACCCAACACCGACTAACGGAGGATCATCAAATGGCGGATTCGGTTCAACAACACCAACAACAGGATTTGCGAGCGGGGCAACAACACTTGGCGCACCGTCAGCAGGATTTGGTGCAGCACCAGGGGGCTTCGGTTCTCCAGCACCAGCAGCAGGCTTTGGTAGCAGTGCAGGATTTGGAGCGCCAGCGGCTACACCAGCAGTCGTGGCAGGATTTGGAGGAAAGCCAGCACCAGCGCCAGCACCTCAACCAGCAATTTAAAGGAAATTAAAATGAAAAAATTATTAGTAGCATTATTAGCAACAGCATTTGTTGGAATGGCATTTGCCGAAGCAGAAAAGAAAGAAGTATGCCATGACAAAATGGACAAAGCAGGTAAGCCAGTTATGAAAGATGGTAAAGCTGTACAAGAATGCAAAGTAGTCAAAGTGCATAAAAAATTAGAGGGAACAGAAGTTCCAGTTAAGAAATAAAAGTCTTGACATCACCCAAAGGGTATAGTATAATTTACTATACCTTTTTTCTATTATGACTAACCATTATCAAACACTGGGCGTTGACCAAGGCGCAAGCCCCGATGACATCAAACGTGCGTATCGCAAATTGGCGGCGCAACATCACCCAGATCGCGGAGGTGATACTGCCAAGTTCCAAGAGGTGCAGGCAGCATACGAAACTCTAAGCGATCCTGGCAAACGACAACAATACGACAACCCGCAGCCGCAAGGGTTTCCGGGCGGATTTGGGGGACCTCCTCCCGGATTTGAGGATATGTTTGCTCAAATGTTCGGAAGCAATCCTTTCTTTGGCCAGGGATTTAGACAACAACCACAACGTAATAGGAACCTTAATCTACAAACTGTTATTACTCTTGAAGAAGCATATACTGGAAAAGATGTGGTTGCGAGTATAAGGCTACCTTCCGGAGCTGATCAAGTATTTGAAGTAAAAATTCCGGCAGGCGTTCGCGACGGCACAACTCTTCGACTTGCAGGTATGGGAGAAGATACTTATCCAAATGTACCCAGAGGGGATATTCACTTAACTGTTAATATTCAGCCGCACCATTTATATCAACGACAAGGGGATGATTTATTTAGATCAATATCTATAAGTTGTTTTGATGCAATTTTAGGCAAAACAATGACTTTTGAGACTTTAGATAATCGAAGTTTAGAAATTAACATAGCTCCAGGAACACAGAATGGACAAATATTAGCTGTGCAAAACTATGGCATGCCTCATATGGGCGACAATCGAATGAAGGGTAGATTACTTTTAGAAATTAAAATAACTGTGCCAACTGACCTCACAGAAGGTCAAAAAGATCTCATCAGACAAATAGTTTCTTAAATATCGTAGAAGGACAATAGATGCTACAACCAAACAAAGACTTAGAACAAATTTTCGATTCCGCAGTTGCAAAGGCAGGAGAACACAATCATGAGTATGTCACTCTTGAACATTTTTTATATAGCCTAGTCACACACGAATCTTTTGCAAAATTACTAACTGGATTCGGTGCAGATGTTAAAACATTAACCAAAGAAGTAAATGATTTTATTACAGATGACTTAAAAGAAATTGTCAATAAACAAATTGATAGACCTAAAAAGACCAGCACTGTTGATAAAGTATTAAATCGCGCATTTACACATGTATTGTTTAGTGGACGTCAGGTTATCGAACCTGTTGATTGTTTTATCAGTATGTTTGCAGAAAAGAAAAGTTATGCATTATATTTTATTCGTAAAGCAAATATCGACAAAGATAAGTTCTTAAGTTTCCTACAAAAAGAAATTATTAAAGAAGAAGAAGCTGAAGAAAAAGAAAATCACAAGAATCCTCAAATTGAGAAAATGATTAGTCAGTTCTGCACAAACTTAACTGCCCGTGCCAAGGCCAAGAAGATTGACCCGGTTATTGGACGTGAAAAAGAAATTGAAGAACTACAATTGGTATTGGCTCGTAGAAATAAGGCCAACGTAATGCTCATTGGCGATCCGGGTGTGGGTAAAACTGCTATTGCAGAAGGACTGGCACGTAAGATTGTAGAGGGCAGTGTTCCTAAATTTATTCAGGATCACACTGTTTATAATCTTGACATCAGTGCCATCCTAGCAGGCAGCAAATATCGTGGAGACTTTGAAGAACGCCTAAAGGCCATCATTGGGGCTATTGAAAAGAAAGGCAAGTGTATCCTGTTTATCGACGAAGCACACATGATGAGTGGAGCAGGTGCAGCCAACGGCAGTAGCAACGACATGGCCAATATGTTAAAGCCTGCATTGAGCAAAGGCACATTAAAAGTTATTGCTAGTACAACATGGGAAGAGTTCCGTAAACACTTTGAAAAGGATCGTGCCCTGATGCGTCGATTCCAACGTGTCACCGTTGATGAGCCAAGTGAAGCAACCTGTATTAAAATCCTTAAAGGTCTTAAAAAGTATTACGAAAAACATCACAACGTTAAGATCACTAATCAGGCAATTATTGATGCTGTCACATACTCTGTAAAGTACATGAGTGATAAGAAATTGCCCGACAAGGCTATTGACCTAATCGACTGTGCCTGTGCCAGATTTAAAGTTAAAGACGAAGAAAACGGTGTTGTAGATCACGACGAGATCCTATTTGAAGTGGCTAAAATTGCCAACTTGCCAGTAGAACAAATCGGCGCCAAAGAAGGTTCCAATATTGCCGGCCTTGAAAAGAATCTACGCAGTAAAGTATTTGGTCAGGAAAGTGCTATTGAAAGTTTGCTGGATAAGATTTTTATTGCACAGGCCGGACTAAAGGCAGTTAATAAACCTATTGGTAGCTTCTTATTTGTTGGTCCTACTGGTGTTGGTAAGACAGAAGTAGCCAAACAACTTGCCAGCAATATGAGTGTTAAACTTGTACGATTTGATATGAGCGAATTCCAAGAGAAACACAGTGTTGCCAAATTCATTGGTGCTCCTCCCGGATATGTTGGATTTGATGATAATGCAGGACAGTTGATTACTAACCTGCAAGAACATCCCAACTGTATCCTGTTGCTAGATGAAGTTGAAAAGGCTCACCCGGATGTACTAACTGTTATGCTGCAATTGATGGACAATGGTTTCATTACCGGCAGCAATGGTAAGAAAGCAGATGGACGTAATGCCATTATCATTATGACAAGCAATTTAGGTGCTGTTGATGCTGAAAAGAATGGTGTAGGTTTTGGTAGTTTGGAACGTGACAGCGATCCTAAGGATGCTGTTAATAAATTCTTTGCCCCAGAATTCCGCAATCGTTTAGATGGTATTGTTAAGTTTGGCAAATTGGATCAAGTCAATATGATCAAAGTTGTTAAAAAGTTTATCGACGAACTTAATGCACTAGTCAAAGATAAAAACATTCACGTTAAACCCAATGCAGAAGCTGTTGAGTATTTGATTGCCAAAGGCTTTAATGCCAAAATGGGTGCTCGGCCTTTGCAACGCACTATTGATGAATACATCAAGAAGCCGTTGAGTAAGGAAATCTTGTTTGGCAAGCTAACCAATGGCGGTGTTGTCGATGTAGTTGTAGAAAAGGACAAGCTAAAACTTGTTATTGTTGATGTTTTACCCGTTGAGAAAACAAAGGTAATTGATGAAAACCCAGATAACAAAGCTGAAGTCGAGTAAATTATTCTATAACAAATGGCCCTATAAAGTTGAATGTCTTCAGAATGGGGCCAGTAGAATTGTACACAGTGGACTGTTACATTGCAAACAATGGTGTGCCACTGGTAAAGGTATGACATTTGGCAGTTATTATGCCAAACCAGAACCTAAACAGTTTTTAGCATTTATTAATGCAGTGCAACCGTTTCTGGAAAGAAAAGAAGAAATTCAGATCAGAGTAGAAGGATCTCACTTTAATCTATTCTGTAAAGATCCTGCTATTCTTGAGGAAATTGATAATGCTGTTAGTCAATGGGTTAGGAAGATTGTAGGACCTACTAGCCTAGAAGAATTAGAATTTATGTTAGATAACGGACATAAAAAGATTCTACGAGATAATCTGCCCAAAGAAAAGTACAGATATCGTGTATTTTTTAAGAATAAGTTTCCGGCGGATAAACGAGCTGCGTTCCTAGTATGGGCAAACAAGTATTACGATAAGATAGAGATCAGCGATTCTAGTTATGATTGGTTAAAAGGTACTAAATGGTATGTGCAAGACCCGTTTATGTATGTAGAAGACGATAAAATGCTCAGCATGGCGGGTTTATTCCTAAGCGGCAATATTAAAAAGGTAGAGGAATTCATACTACGGGAGAACGCATTGGTGGCATAAATAACATATTATGCCAGCACTAAGTCAAAATCTTGTTTTTAAAATCAATAATGGTAACACAGTACAAGTAAGTTACCCTAACTCCGGTACCACCGCACTAAGCTACATTAGCGAAAAAACAAAGGGCGACGGGTACTTCGGAAATAGCGACGGTTTTCATACCGTTTTTTGGAGCGTTTCAAATTTTGTGGGGAAAGTTGCAGTACAGGGAGCACTGGCTGCAGATCCGCAAGATGGAGACTGGGTCAATGTCAAACTCATTCCTCCTAGCAACAACCTTTCAGTAGATACTACAGGCCTTATTAGGGCTAGTGGAACAACATCTACCAATTACACTTCTAGAACAACTACTATACAATCGTATAATTTCACCGGTAATTTTGTGTGGCTTCGCGGTTGTATCAGCGATTTCACAGAAGGCGTAGTACACACTATCAGCATAAACAGATAACAGGAGCACTATGTCAAAACAGATTATCAATGTAGGGTCAGCAGAATTAACAGGAGACGGCGAAAGTCTCCGAAGTGCTTTTATAAAAGTCAATGCAAATTTTGACGAAGTCTATTCAGCAACAAACACTATTCTCACGGTACCAACTAATATAAGTGCATTTAATAATGATATAGGATATCTAACATCTAGTACTTTATCAGCATATTTGCCCAACGATAACGATACTGAATATGCTACCAAAACATTTGTCACCGGCCAAGGTTATACAACAACTGCTACCGTTAACACATCAATAGCCAATAGTCTAACTAATTATGCTACCAAAACATTTGTCACTACTCAAGGGTACCTAACAACTTCTACATTACCGGTAGTACACACCGACCGCATCTCAAGTGGTACTGTATCTATATATGTCGCCGCCGATGGCAAATTAAATCTACCAAGAGGTAGTTTGGTATTCAACAATACTGCCAGTGTAGTTGCTAGTTTGGCAGATATAAATCTTCAACAAGTATTAACTCACAGTACTACCAGCACTGATTATATTGCCGCTGGTACATACGATAATGCCAATCCTTACAATGCTCCATACGTGGTAATTCGGTTAGAAGTAACTCCACCTGTACCATTATTCCAAGGTGATATTCTAGCAGGTGCTGGATTCCCTGTACCTACTACGATCAAATATGCCGGCACTGGAACATTCTCCAATGTATTGATATTAGACTGCGATTTTTCAAGAGTATTGTTGCCTGCTCCTCCTGTGACTATAACAGTGGCAAGACCTTTAGTTAATGATGCGTTAACTATCGAAAGCACTGATGGTATAGATCTAGTACTAAAGCCGGGCGGCGATAGAAATACCATTATACACAATGACCTAATACCATACGGCCAATATGGTAGCAGTTTAGGATCACCTATCAACAGATTCAAACACCTATGGATGGGTGGTGGTACTATCTATCTCCAAGACGAAATTACCAATGCTGACACTGCCATTACTGCCCGTAATGGACAGTTCACTATATTAGGTGCTGCTGGATTAACAGTTGGTGAATTTACCTTTGTTGATAATCAGATTAAAATTGCCAATCCTGCTCGTGAGATTATTATAGGAACAACAACTGCCACAGGTTTTGTTAACTTTAACCGTCCTGTGAAGATGACAGGAAGCAGTGGCAATAAGGTATTTGAAATTGATAGATCTGGATTGGTTAGTATATATCCAAAGCAGAGCATTTCTGTATCAGAATCAGCATTGAGCATTATTGGTAATGCCGCAGGCCTACAACAGGACCGAAACTTTACTGGTACTATGCTACAAATTACTGGGCAGAACGGTGTTAGTACTCGAGTTAGTATTGATTCGTTTGGTACTGGTGCTTATCCTGTTATCGCAGGTCGTGCTGCACGTGGTACTGTTCAAGCACCAACTGCGACCAAGGCAAATGATGTATTGTTTAGGCTGGCCACTCAAGGGTATGGAGATAACCAATATGTGCAAAGTATTGGTCGTATTAGTATCCAGGCCTCACAAGACTTTACCAATGCACACGCTGGCACACAGGTAATAATACAAACTACCCCAAATGACTCTAACATAATCACAACCAGTACTGTATTCAACGATCGGGGTATAGACTTTGATGGCAATGCTACGGGTGGAATAACGTTCTATGATCGTACTCGTCAAACCACAGCCTGGACTGGCACAGTTGATGTTAGTTTGATTAATAATTTAGGCAGCGGTGCAGTAACATCCATTATTATTAATACAGATGGATTAAGTGGCACAAGTGGTCCAGGTGCTGCCTCACTTAATAATACTGGAGTAATATCTGTTGCGGGAACTACCAATCAAGTATATATTAATACTGTTGGAAATACTACAGCCACTAGTGGTCACATTACACTTACATTACCTCAAGATATTGCTCCTACAAGTAATGTAACATTTAATGATGTTAATATCAACGGACAATTAAATTTTGTAGGGACAGCCACAATCTTAGTTCCAAATACGGTAGAAGGTACAACTTTACTATTGGGATCTTCTGCTACTAGTATAAGTCAATTAGATGGAGGCGGTATAATATTAGGTAGTACTGCTACAGGTCGAACTTCAATACTATGGAATAGGACAGATAATTATTGGGATTTTGATGGTAGTGGCATCAACACACAAAAACTACAGGTAACTACAACGGCCACTATTAATAGTCTTGTAGTAGCAGACAGTGCTCACTTTGGTAATAGTAATATTATTGGTGATTATCCAACCGCCGAAATACAGATTGATAGTAAGACTGACAGTTATAGTCAAATAATATTCCAAAATCATAGTTCCAGCACATTTGCAAGTACAGATTTTGTAGCCACAAATGAAATTGGCACAGACACTACTTACTACATTGATATGGGTATCAATAGTAGTCACTACTATGACCCTACAAATTGGAACATAAACGGTGCCAGCGACGGATATCTATATGTTAACAGCGGTAATTTAGCTGTCGGTACTACTAAAGATGAAATTGTATTCTTTACTGGAGATCAAACTGATGCCGGTTCAATACGTGCTACTATTGATAGCACAGGGTTAAATGTTGCAAACACAGTGACCAGTTCTAGATTTTATGGACCACTAACGGGTGCAGTCACTGGCAATGTAACAGGCAATGTTAGTGGTAATGCTGGGTCAGTGACCAACGGTGTTTATAGTAATCAAACTTATAACAACCCTGTTTGGATTGGATCACTGGCAGGTAGTAAGATCACCGGTGCAGTAGCATTGGCTACCACGGTAACTAATGGAATTTATAATACCGACACCGGAACAGTTACAAACAATATGTTGGCCGGTAATATTGCCAATAACAAACTAGCATTTAATCAAATAACATTTACTGCTGGTAACGGGATTGGAGTTAGTGTAGCAAGCCCAAGTTTAGGCGGTAGTACAAGAATTGATAATTTGGGTGTCACAAGTATTGTTGCTGGCACCGGTACACACGTTAGTACATCAACAGACGGTGTTGTTGTATGGATTGACGGAAGCTATGGGCCACAAGGGCCACAAGGACCTACAGGTAATACTGGACCACAAGGACCACAAGGACCTACAGGTAATACTGGTGCAGTTGGGCCACAAGGACCTACAGGTAATACTGGACCACAAGGACCACAAGGACCTACAGGTAATACTGGTGCAGTTGGGCCACAAGGACCTACAGGTAATACTGGACCACAAGGACCTACAGGTAATACTGGACCACAAGGACCTACAGGTAATACTGGACCACAAGGACCACAAGGCGTAATTGGTAATACTGGTGCAGTTGGACCACAAGGACCACAAGGCGTAATTGGTAATACTGGTGCAGTTGGACCACAAGGACCTACAGGTGCTGCAAGCACAGTTTCTGGTCCACAAGGACCAAGCGGGCCGACAGGTGTAAATGGTGTTACTAGCATATTAGCAGGTACAGGCACAGTTATATCAACATCAACTGGTGCTGTGACTGTTAGTATTAATACTGCTACATTGATGACTCAAGCAGTGTCCCTTATCGGTGTCACAAGTATTGTACAAGGTAGTATATCAATTGATTTTGCAAACGTGGGTAAAAACGCTGCATCAAGTCAGACATTTCTAATACCAGGACTGACTACAAATCATCATATTATTATTCAACCGGCGGCGGCTATGACGTTTGGATTAATAGTTACAGCAGCTTGGGCAAGTGCTACCAATTCGGCAACAATACAAGTAATGAACTTAACCGGTGGTGGTATTGATCAGGCAGCAATCAATGTTAATTATTTTGCCTGGGTTTAATAGTGAAAACTATTTGGTTAGAAAAAGAAATTAAAGGACAATGTACCGGAGGGTTATCATGTAATGGAGGATGTTGTAGAATAAGAACATACAGCGATCATGAAACCTATATAGAAACATTTTGCGAACACTATGCTACAGCTACAGGATTATGTAAAATTTACGAAGATAGATACGATGGATGCCGAACATTTCCTATCAGTTTATCGCCAATGATTGTACAGCTCCCTAGAGGCTGTGGATATTACATTGAATAACCTAGAGAACAAACTTAAATAAATATCACTATGAAACTACTAGAATTTTTTAACAAGCCCATGGACCCTAACAAGGGCAAAAAAGACGATAAGTCTATGGAAAAACTTGACGACGAATTGTTCTGGTACATCATCGATCACGATAAACTGCACAAAGACTATTTCTTTACCATTGCTAAAAAATTAAAGAGTCTAAAAGAGTGTGGTCGTGAAATGGTATTAGAATTATACATGCCCATGGTCAATAAAGGATGCAAAGAATTCTACTCTGAAAAAAAATTAAATGGCAAATTAGGTAAGTTGTTTCCTGCAGAATTAAGAGAAGGCATGTGCGAAAGACTACACGATCATTACTTTGATGATATTAGAAACGGAAATTATAAGTTAGGATAATAAAATGCAATTAAATGAAGGCGGTAATGTAATCCCAGGTGCAGTCGAATTACAAAAGGCAAATTTTCCTTTAGTAATGGCCAACTTAAAAAAGATTCTTCCTCCAGGAGTGAATACATATCCTATTGGATCAGCAGGACACAAAGAAGTCAGTAGCGATATTGATGCACTGATCGATGCCGCAGAATTAATGAAGGCATTTCCCGCTAAAGAATTAAAACTATCACGCAAGGCTTTAGAAGATTACTTTAAAAGCAAAGGGCTGTATGCTGCTCGTACAGGTGTTAGTATCCACGTTGGTATTCCAATTGGCTCTACACAAGATGTAGTACAGGTAGATTTAATGGCTGTGGAAAATGCAGCCGCTGCTCAACCACTGCACACACATGACTATACTGATCCTCAAATGAAGGGTGGCACACTACATGGTATGTGGGCTGACCTAGCCAACATGAGCTCAAGCCCAGAACACCCCAGTATGATGATGAGTCCTTATAAAGGTCTTGTTGATCGTACAACCAAAGAACTTATTACTGCTAACAAGGATGAGATTGCCAAGACTATTATTGGACCAACTGCCACAGCAGCCGATATGGGCAATCCACAACGTGTTCTAGCCGCATTGAAACAGTATCCAGAAAAATATACAGCTATCAGAGACAAATACTTTCCTGGTGCTGACCTAAAAGAAGGCTCGCGTGAATGGTTTAGATTCATGTTAGACCATATCGTATGAAAATAACTGAACTATTGTCCGAAGCAGCAGCCCCTACAGTGGGTCGCAAGTACCAACACATCGAAGATTTGGTCTTTACCAACGGCAGCAATGGTGGATTACACGCCGTTGAGCGATTACAAAGTATGGGCACACAGGGCAGTACCATTGAATTAAAATGGGACGGTAGTCCAGTAATGTATTGGGGCAAGGACGAGCAAGGTCGCTTTAGCATGATACCAAAGAATGCTTGGGAATATCTCAAGCGTGGTAAAACTGAAGTAGCACCAGGCGTTCCAGCAGCAATGTACAGCCCGGAAGATATTAAAAACTTTATCATGGGCACAGGTAAAGCAACTCCTGAACAGGCACCACAACGTCAAGCCTATGCTGAAGAAATGATGAGCCTATGGCCTTACTTTGAAAAGGTAAGCCCACAAAAAGGTTATGTTGAAGGTGGATTACTATTCTATCCCAGTAAGCCTGCACAAATGAATCCCAGCACACAGGAATACGATTTTACTCCTAACATCACAGCATTTCATATTCCAGTAGGTAGTGAGTTGGGCAAACGTATTGCCAAAGCCAAAGTTATGGTCGCTGTCACAGGATACTACGATGGTCTGGGTAGCGGTGAAGAAGGACGGTATCCCAACGCAGAAGCATTGAGCACACCAGATGTTATTGTACAGGGTACAACCTATGTTGAGAAAGCACCAGGTGTTGAAGATGCAGGCCTAAAGAAAGCTGAGCAATTTATCACTGCCAATGCTGCCGCAATTGATGCGTTCCTAGCACCAAAGCCCGGATTAAGCAAGCCCGGAGATATCTTATATAAATTCTATAATCAAAATCTACGCATACCGGGTGTTGCTGACAAGTTCCAAGAATGGGTCACAGCCAATGTAAGTGCAGGTCAGGCACAGAAGATCCTTGCTGATCAGAAAGGACTTAACGCTGTTCTACAATCTGTAGATATGTTAAGTAAAGAAAAGTTACAATTGATTACCAAACTAAGTGCAGGCACACACGGTGGTATCCGTCAAACCAAACCAGAAGGTTATGTACAGGCACACCCAGGTACGCAATTCAAGCGTGATCTACCTGGACAGTTTGTCAAAGCAATCGACCAAGCCAATTGGGCACCAAGAAGAGACTAATATGTTTTTAAGAAATATTTTCGAAGCTATACAACGAACAGGACAAGGCAAGACAGCCGTTGTTGGTTGGGGCAGAGGTATGGGCCACAAAGGACATATGATGTTGGCCAGTAGTGTTATTACACAGGCAAGTAAAGTAGGTGGCGATCCTTACTTTGTTGTTAGTAAGACCGTGGGAAAAGATGATCCAATTACTCCAGATGAAAAGATAGCAATCTACAAGAAAGTATTTCCACAAAGCGGACACATTTTCCAACCTGCTACAGATGAGATTCCGGATCTAACTCGCGTATTGGCCAATTTAAATCAACAAGGTTATACAAGTGTCACAGTAGTGCTAGGTGCTGATCAAGTTAAGGCCTTTCAATACCTGAAGAATTATAACAATAAACCAGACAAATCAGGCAATATTCTATACAGTTTTGACAATTTAGACGTCATAAGTCGTCAAGAAACAGGAGATCCTAGTGCAGGGGAAGAAGGACCACGAGCTACACCAATGCGAGCCGTATTAATGGATCCTAGCAAAAGTGAGCAAGAACAATTCCAAGTTTGGCGTGACGCAATGAGTCCAGAGATTGGAGACGACGAAGTTCGAGATCTAATGATGAAGGCCAAACAGCGTATGCAGGCAATGGTCAAGCCAAAGAAAGGTTTAAAAGAAATGGACAAATCACAAACTCCTCCGGGACGTGACGGACATGTAAGTCACGGCACATACGGTTCTAGAGACAAGAAAGATCCGGATGCTGGTAAGAAGCAATATACTGCTAAAGGAATTACTGCCAAACAAGCAACTACAGCAGCTACCGATATCCTTAGCAAGGCATTTAAAGACTCACAAAGAGTAGATCCACGCACTGGTAAAAAGATGGTTCAGAAAGGTGTGGCAGAGGTCACTGGTGATAAACCGTTTGACAAGATGATGACAACTATCAAGCAGGGAACTAACAAACAAAAAACCGCAGACCGCAAGGAACAGCAAAAACAAACTCAACAAAGAGCACGTGATGCTTTTGGTAATATGTTTGGTGGTGGCAATCCTGCTGACCAGTTAAAAATTAGAGAGCAAGGTGTGGCGGAAGGCTCGGGCATGAATGTAGTCAAATCAGTCAAGGTAGGAAACTTCAGACACGATTTGGTCAATACTGGAATGGGTTGGCAGGTTCGGATCTATAACGGTGATGAACTTTATGATACTGGGTTGAGCAAGAACTCTGAAGAAAAAGGTTTAGCCGCATTGGATAACTCAGTGGCATACACTAAAAAGCAACTAAACATTAAAGAGCAAGGTGTGGCGGAAGGCTTGGATCCTGATCAGCGAGCAAGATTAGATGACCTAATTAACACCTATAGAGATGCTACTGATCCATCCAACGACGGATACGGCGTTGACGATCATTACGATCCCGATGAAGTGTTAGATCAGATCCGACAAGAGTTTGGTGATAATGTTGCCAACAAGGTAGAAGCAGGCACAAATAAGATGCATTTTCCACGCCAGAATCACTCTTCGGGGTATGGCGACTCAATGCGTTGGAAAGAACCTATAGGTCGTATTACCAAAGCAGGTAAGATGTTTAAGCAAGACAGCGACTATAGAAAGAACACACTAAAATCTAGATTACGCAATACAGGAAAAGTAACAGAGCAAGGTGTGGCGGAAGGCTTGAACGAATTTGCTCAGGGTGATTTTAATGGCAGTGATGACAGCAATGATTTACAACTTTATCTTAATGTTGCTAAAAAGTTGAATATGAAAAAATATAAGCCATCAACAGCACACGACCTAATCGCAAAGAAAATGGCCGAGTTAGTTGATGCGGTTGATGATGAAAAAGTAGATTGGGCTCGTCATATGGCTCGTAAGGCACAAGGCTTACCGAGTATGTTGGATCAGCAAGGTGTGGCGGAAGACTTGTCAGAAATGGATAATCGTACACCGAGCGGTGACCGCCGCGAACAAAGAGCAAATAGCCCAGAAGCAAAAGCCCAGCGTGAAAAAGAACAACAGAAACGTTTAAAAGATACAAGCCCCGAAATGCGTAAAAAGTTACGCTTACCAGAACCAAAAGAAGGTGTGGCGGAGGCAGGCAGCAATGCCATGGATACTGTAGCTAAACGCTTGACCAATCCTAAAGATGGAATGTCTGCTAAACTACGTGCGGCCGGTGATAAGAAACGTGATAGTCAGTATATGGGCTCACAGATTGCCAAGAACGATCGTACTAGCAAAGACGAATGGGGCAACCTAAAAGAACTATCCAATGATACGTTAGGTCGTTATAAAAAAGCCGCCAGTGCAGATGCAACTGCTGCTGATAAAGCAGGCGACTACAAACGTGCAGACAAACGTTTCAGTGGTATTGTCAATGCAACTAAGAAACAGTTTGCTAACGATGCTAAAAGTGTCCCAGTTAGCGAAGGTGTTGAGAACATTATGGACAATCTTATCAATAAGATTATTATGAATGAAGCAATATCGAATAACCGTAGATGATGTTCCACAGGACAGCGGCGATGACGCTTATCTTGACCCAGCGGATCCAATACACGCCCTAAAAGCAACCAGCATTATGGGTGGATTAGGTGGGCAAGCACGTCTAGCAGAATACAATGCTACTCTTAGACAGCCTGTTGTAGGTAGCAACAAAGGTCAAATACAACGCGAACAAGGAATTAAACCTGGCACAGATGAATGGTTTAAACTCTGGTTCGGTAAGAATAAATAACATATCATGGACAAATTAATTCAACTCACTCGCATTGGATTTGGTACAACTTTTAGCTTTTATGTGAAAGTTCATAGCTTTCATTGGAACGTGGAAGGTAGTGATTTCTACGAATATCATAAACTTTTTGAGGAAATCTACAATGAAGTTTACGGTGCAATAGATCCCTACGCAGAAAATGTGCGTAAGCTAGGTGGCTACATCCCTACCAGTTATCATAATCTCAGCATGTTGACCAAGATCGAAGACGAGGATCATGTGCCAACTAAAGAAGAAATGGTACAAGAATTACTACAAGATAGTGAACGTATACAGATTGTTCTTAAGAAAAACTACGATGCTGCCGAAGCTGCTGGGGAACACGGGCTTTCAAACTTCCTAGCAGAACGCATGGACAATCATAGAAAACATGCATGGTTCCTACGTGCAAGTCTAAAAGGATCAATGTAATGCGTATCAATGAATTAATTAGTGAAGCTGTTGTTGGAAAAATGAAAAAGCGTCACGCTGCTGTTCAACAGGGTGTGACTAAAAGCCGCGACGTTGGTGGATACGATCGTGTAAATTATATGAACCGTAAGTGGATGGCTACTGCTATGGCTGACGGTAAGAATAAGAACAAGGGTGTTGATATGGACGCATATAGTTGGATGGAAAAATACAACACCGAACATCCATACACCGAAGAAGAATACAACATGTTCCGCCAAGCTGACAAAACCGTTCCAGGTGATGTCAAACATGTGACTCCGTGGAGCAAGAGTTCAGAACCAGAAGATACTCATAAGGTAAGCCCCATAGCAAATTGGAATAAAACAAAATGAACAACGAATTTAAAAAAGTAAAAGGTGTTAATGAAACACACTATATTTTAGAAACTGCCAGCGGCGGTGCTACCAGTGCAGGTGCTGTTGCATCTGTAGCAGGAGGCGTAGGCAAAGTTCAGAAGCGCGGAAACTTATTAGCACAAGAACAAAAGAAAGAAGCACCCAAGCCTCGTAACTTTGTAGTCAAGAACGCCAAGATGGGCGGTGCTGGTCAGCACAAGGATAAGAAGAAGGCAGAGAAACAGGGCGATGTAAAACATCGTAAACCATTTGCCGAGCAAGGTGTGTCAGAGGGAGAAAATTGGGATAAATTGACTCCGCAACAAAAAGCACACGAATATAATTTAGATGCAGCACAAAGAGAATTAGATCGCCGACATGAACAAGGCGAAGACATGACTGGTGCCAAGATTGATAAGAAAACTTATAAAATCGTTAAACCTAAACAGCAAGGTGTGGCGGAAGGTGAATACAATCCTGATACTTTCGTAGGCAAAAAAGGAACATACAAAGGATATGGCATAACACAGGAAGGCCCATACCAATGGGGTATCAGTTCTAGTCTTAGAAAATTCTCCA